CCCCACCCCCGGCGGCAATCCCGGCTTCCAGAGCCCCGCCGAACGTTCCGCGAAGCTGGTCACGTAGCCCCTCCTCGCGAATTACCAGGTCTGCATCAAGCTCTTCTTTCGTGGTTGGCTTGAGCGCCGCCTCTAATTGTTCGCGGGCGGTCTTTAGCACCTCGGCGTACTCCATGAGATTCTTCTTACCTTCCGAAATTGCCTCCTTCAGCCGACGACCAAATTCACGTGTCCCCGTAATACTCGTAAGATCGAACTTTCCTTCAGTCGCCTCACGGACAAGCTTGAAGGCACCCTCGAACGTCGAGGCGATCTCGGTCTTGTCAAGCAACTGACCGAACATGACTTCCTGTGCCTTGCCGGAAATTTCACTCTGGATCGCTGCGCCGAACGCGGCCACTCCGGCAGCGGCATTCTCGCCGTTGAATAGGGAGGGCAATGCCTCACCAACCGCAGCGGCGCTAGCCGAGATGTCCTTGAGGCGCTCGTTGATCTCTTCGGCGTTAAACTCAGCTCCCGACGCAGCCAGACCAGTCATCCACTTCTGGAACCCTTCTTCGTTTTGAGAGAATTGAAATAACTGTTCCTTCTGAGCCTGAGTAAGGTTCTTGTAAAGCTTCTCGCCGTCGAGAGTCATGCTTTCGAGTGCTATCTGCGTCAGGTGTACGCCCTTCGGAAGGTCCGCCTGGAAAACGGAAGCGACACCCTTCAGGGTCTCCATGTAGTTCTTGGCATTGTCTACTTCTTCGCCGAAGTGAGTTGGGGCCTCCTCCTTCATGAGCTGAATGCCGAGCTTGCCGACCGTCTCGAATGCATCGCCGGCATCAATGCCGAGTTCCTTGAATGCGGTGCCTAGTTTTTCGCGAATAGTGGCCGCAACTTCGGCACTGTCGCCGTCCAGCCGACCAAAGAAGTTGGTCAGGATATTCGTCCACTGCTCGACCTGTGTCCCCATGGGGACCGCGTCCTTGCCCTTCTTCCCCGTCCTTGGGGCGTCTCCGAAAGTCATCTGAGCAAAGAAACCAGCAAAGCCCGCGATGTCGTCAAGCGCCGACGGGCCAGATGCATTAACACGCGCATCAGCTAGTTTCTTGCGACGCTCGGCCAGATCCGGACTGTTCTCTAGCCGGTTCTGGCTGCGAGTTAAGTCCCCTAACTGGTCCTTACTCTGAAGTCCTTCTTTCTTGGAAAACACCGGAATAGCATCGAACGCACTCTCCCCGGCCCGGCGGTTCAAACTCCCCGTAGTCGGGCCTTGGAACATCAGACCACCTAGTAGCGCCAGCGTCGTTGCTAGTGCAGTACCTAATGGATCAAGTAGGCTCACCCAATTCAAGTCAAGCCCGCCAAGGCTAGCGAACGCCGGAGCGCCAAGTGACTTGCCAAGCGCCCCCATTCCACCAGGAATTGCCATCGACGAAGTGTGAAGCCCGAGTGCGTACTGGGTCGTAGTACCTAGCCCGCCGGGGTTACGAATACCGTTAAGGCCGGATGCATCGTCCGTATTTCCGCGCAGATAGTCCGCCCCTGTCAGTGTCCCGAGAAACTTGCCACCAAACCCACCGACGGCACCACCGACCAGGGCGCCAACGAGAGTCCCAATAGGCCCGAATATACTGCCGACTATCGCACCGGCAATCGCACCACCGATCACCCCCATAATAGCCCCGGCAATGTCGCTAGACACGCCTTCGGCCAGGCTCTGTGGCTTGCCAACAAGTGACTCGCCGGCATACCCACCGGCAAGATTACCCAAGTAAGAACCTACGGCTGTTCCGACGAGGCCGGCCGCTATATTAGTAAGGTCTAGTCCAGCAGCACCCCCACTTACCGCGTTTGACCCATCACTAAACGTCTGACCAAACGAAGTTTCTCCATTCGAAAATAAGAAAGAACCATCAAGATTCTGCCCAATCGCCCCCGGTGGGATTGCGCTCCCTGTCGGCCCCAGCCCGAACCCCCCCAAGCTCGGAGCGGAAGTGGCCGTACCGAATGCGGAAGAATATAGACCCTGGGCGCCGTCCACAACTCCGGGTACGCGGCCTAGCAGTAAGTCAACTAGTGGAATCCCGGTCTTAGTTCCGCCACTTGAAATCAGCGAGGCTCCGGTCGCGACACCGCCGCCTGACCCACCTAGGCCAAGATACGAAAGAATGCCGGGACTACTGCCGTTTGCCGAAGTAACGCCGCCACCGCCGCCACCACCGCCACCGAATATCCCGGCAACGCCACTCCAGAACCCCCCGCCTTCTGCTCCGTCGAAGATACCGGAGAATGCGTCGGCGGCAAACGCGGCAAGTCCAAGGAAATTGCTCTGGACTTTTCCGTCGAAGTTAAGCTTGGAGTCAAGCGTCGCGTTGAATAGGTTACGACCCCACTGCTTGCCGATGTCCTTCAGTGTCTCGCCGAGATCCTGAGACCCGTCTATGAACGCGTCGAAGATTTGGCCAAAGCCGGAAATCAACTCTTCGCGCCAGTCGATGACTCCACGCTGCATGTTCTCTAGCTGGATACGCCCCTTTTCCCCTAGCTCCAGTAGTTCGCGTGTCTCTTCATTCAGCGCACCAAGCCCGGCTTTCTTAATCCTTAGTTCGTCACTGGAAATATCACCGCGATTAAATTCAGCAGTGAGCCCAATCTCTTGATTGATACCCCCAAGCTCGTCCTGTGCCGCTGCTTTCTGCTCGGCGACACGCTGCCGGACCGCCTGCGTTATGGCATCCTCAATCTGCTTCAGCTCGACCGCGCGAGTAACCTCAAGTGCCCCGATAGCAGCCGAAGATTCGCCGACTGCCAGACCCTCACGGGCAGCTTTGATCTGGGCATCAATCGTGCCAAGGTTGGACTCTCCAATCGCACCGATACGAGCCTGGACATCTTCGAGCTTCATCCCACCGGCGACCAACTCGTCGAACATGTCTAGTTTCTTTTCGTTGTCCTCCAGCTTGAAGCCCTTGTCTATCTGTGCCTTCCGGATCTCGGCAGTACCCTTGACGATCGCAACAAACAGCAGCGATTGCTTCACGCCGGCATCCTCTAGTCCCTTCGTAAGACCCTGTGCCGCCGCCTCGGCCTCGATCAGTGCAGCGGCCATGTCCTGTGTCCCGCCGCCCCTGGCTATGGCCTGCGCGACTACGTGTGCGGCCCTGACCTGGTCGGCAATCTTTGTACGCAGATTCAGTTCCCGGTTAGCGTCCGACTCGGCAGCACTTGCCGCCTTCTTGCGCTCAGCCTCGGCCGCGCGTTCTGCTTCGAGTCTCGCCGCCAGGCTCTGGGGGGCATTGGGGTCTTCCGCGAGGGCTGGGTTCTTAAGGACAGCCGCAGCAGCTTTAGACTGCAAGCCCTTCAGTTCTTCAGTAGCTTTACTGATGCCTTCTTTGTCATTATTATCGCTTGCCTTAGCGATGTCGAAAGCTAACTTCTCGGTTTTCTTATTTAACTCCTCGACCTCGCTCATGGTGTTATGCATATCGCCGATCTCTTTGAGCCCGGAACCTGGGTTAACAATTAGGCCAAGTCCGCCTGCGCGAGCCTCGGCCTTTGCCTTCTCTTTGTCTAAGTCACTTACGGCAGCCGTCACCTCCTTGACCGCAGCCGTTGCCTGGTTCGCCTTGGCGATATCTTCGTCAGTAAGCCCAAGTACCCTTAACGCCGCCCTGGCCGCTTCAGACGCGGTTCGACCAGCGCCTGCGGCGCCCCCTAAAAACCCCGATTTCCCGCCGGCGACCACCTTATCAAAAAAGTCAGGGGCCGTTTGAATGGAGGTTTCTCCCGGACTCTCACCAGCGAGCGCATCAGCCATACGGTCACCGATATTTGCAATTGCCAGTAGAAAAGCTGTTAGCCAGGTCTTACCAGCCTCAGACCCCCCCCTGGCGGCAGCGGCCTTCACTTCGGCAGCTTCGCCGAACACGTACGTAATTATGCCAACAGCCATTGCGCCGAGTGGAGTAAGGAAGGCGAGCCTGAATATGTGTCCAAGAGACACCCCGAGTGCCGCTACTGCGGCCCCAACACGGGCAAAGTTACTCGACGCGAAGGCCGCCGTCATTGCTGTGCCTATACTGGCAAAGCTAACCCCCTTTAATCCCGCCGCGATTGCTGTGCCCAGACCGGCAAACAGCAATTTATAGAGGCCAAACCCGGCGAAGGCTAGGCCGAGCGCTGACGTCAGGGACACACCTAGATTCTCCCTCAGCGACTGATTTATCCCGGAAACTATCCCTGTGCCGAGTTCGTATCCGGCCTTTATGGCTTGAGGAATAATACCTTTGGCCAAATCGAACAGTGATAAGACAATCTTCACGGAGGCACTTACGGTGTCACCGAGCAGCTTGCCAATCTTTTGACCGAACGCAACTACTTGATTATTACTTACGGCGTTCAGTAATGCCAACGCAAGCCCCCCCGTTACTGCCCCAGCCAGTGCCGTCCCTAATATCGGGGCCAGCGGACCAAGGAATTTCGCGCCAGTCGCGCCAACGGCCATTTTTTCGAAAATATCGCCAAGGCCTATTCCGCCGACTGCACCGATCAGAATGGCCGACATCGCATCGCCACTCATCCCGCTCTTTAGTCCCTCAATGAAGCCAAGCGCCCCGCGACGGCCTATTTCCAGCATGATCGGAAGAACCTGCCCGGCTACTTCCGGGATTTTCTCACCGAAAAGCTTACCGATATCTTCGGCAAGATTCCCGAATGCCTCACCGGGCTTGAGTGCCCCGAGTTCGATTACGAACTCACGGAGTCGGTCAACGACCTTATTCGTAGCAGCAAGTACGCCAACTCCGAAATTTACACCGAGCGACTCCAACCCACCGCCACCAATGTTCATCTCCCTAACAAGATCACGGACGCGCTCCAACGACAGCGTCAAGAACGGTGCGGCCCCCTTGTCGAACTGTGTAATTGCGCCGAGCGGGATAGCCGCTACCTGAGCCCAAGTCTCCCGGAACTTCTCGGCCCCCTCGGCCGCCTGTAACGACTCCTCCTCAGTTTTACCAAGAAGAAGTCCCAATTCCCCCATCATAGTCATGGCTTTCCCGAATTCGGGACCAGCCATTTTCTCGATTACCGGCAGCATGTTAGCGAATGCTCCCTTACCACCAAGTGCAGTAAAGATTTCTAGTTGCTTAGCTGCCGTGAAGGTCGTATTCTTCCCTTCTTCGTTCGCCTTCTTCATTGCCTCCTGTAGTAAGAGCAGTGCCGTCTGGCCGCGATTGGCACTATTGGCCAGCGAGTCAAGCATGGTGGCACCTTGCTTGACACCGTCCTTCGCTAGTACGTCGGCAACGCGCTCCGGCCCAAGGAATTCTTCTAGTTGCCTGAAGGCAACATTCTGCGCATTCGGGGCCTTCTTCTGGGCCGTACCGACCGAATTAGAAAGGTTCTTTAGTGACACCTGCAGGTTGGCAAGCGAGCTGTCCGTCATCTTCGCGGCGATCGACATCTCCTGCAGGAAGCTAATCGAAAAGCCCAGGCGTCGGTGCATCTCGAAGAGTTCGTTGCTGGCCATAAGTCCGGCGGTAAGTCCCTTGAACGCCCCCTGTACAATGTTAACTCCCTGGGAAACCAGGAAGAACATATTATTCAGTCTCCACCACGCGAAGCTAATGCGGTTCGGAATGTTCAAGAATCCATGGAACAAGCTATTTAGATTCATCGAACCCATCCGGCGCGTGAAGCCCCCGATCACGCCGTCGGCGGACTTCGCGGCAGCCCCTGCCCGCTGTGCGGCGTTAGCCCAAAGGCCCAGCGCCGCAGCGGACCCCTTGACTGGTCCTTCCCCAAAACTCTTGGAATCGAAACCTGGCGGTCGTGGTGGCCCGATAAAACCGAGTGGCTGGCGCGAACCCGAACTTACATACTCAGATGCCATCTGGCGAGCTGCCGTATCTAGGCTTTGTGGCTGAGACGCGATGGACCGCGCCAGCATTGCTTGTGCGCCGCTCGCAACCGTCCGCTGGAACCGCTCAAGGTCAGCAGCCTCCTTCCTCAGCATGGCGGCGATCTTGTTGCCAACCTCCGGAAGGTCCTGGACTACGCTCCCGATAGCCCGCAGCTTCTCTGGATTAAGCTCACCTATCTGTGACTGTAGTTGACGCTTGAAGTCCTGGAAGGCGTCCTGGATATTTCCGTTAGAACGCTTTAGCGCTACTGCGATATCTTGGTAGTAACCACGCAGTACCTTGTCCACAATGAGCTTGTCCTCAAGGTGTGGAATCTTAGCGGCACTGGCAATCTCACCAAAGAAGTTGCGATTACTCGCTCCACCAAGGCGAGCCTTTATTTGCGATACCATTTGATCGCCGATCACCTTGCTGATCTCTGCCCCGGAAGGAAATCCGCCAAGTTGGAATAAGCCACTCTTCATCAAGAGCGGACGTAACCACGCCATCCCGTAATTGATCGTAGGCTTCGCTGGCCTATTGATCGCCGCAATAATGGCGTTCTGGACCGCTTCGTCGATAGTCTTGTCGTACTGGCTTAACTTAGCCTGGGCCTCAGTTTTTAGCTTACCAGTAAGTTGACCCGCCGCTGCTCGAAATGAATCCAGGCCCTTCTTTGACACATCGGCACGGACCCCCTGCAAGATACCCGGCATACCACTGCCGATACTATCATTGAAAGCCCCTATGATACTCTCGGCAGAAACGGTCAACTGTTGAATGACCTGCCGCGCAAGGCGCTGGGCAATTCCACGCTGAGCCACTAACCCCTGCTGGGCCCCACGTAGCTCGCCGAGTTCCCTGTCCAGGACCCCACGTAACTCCCCAGCCTCACGCTGGGTTGCTCTGTACTCTTCTATGTTGCGCGGGTTAGCTGCGCTCCGCCGGTTCTCGCGCTGCAGGTCTTGCGTGGAACGAACCTCACGCGCGACCCGACTGGCGTCGTTACGGAGTCCGACGATGTTCGCGGTGGCCGTCTTCGCCGCCGCAGAGATACCCTTAATGGCATTCTCGACTTGCTCCAGTCCCTCAATCGAACCGTCCTTGCTAAATTTTACGGTTAATTTGATCTCATTTGCCATTTAGCGGGGTCCTGGGAGAATGGAAGGTTCGAATAAACTCAAACAATTAGTCGAGATGCCGACTTGATAATGACTTTATTATCTTACTATACTAACCAATGAAGAAGCGATTAACTACTCAGAATCGCTTCCTTAATTCGGCCTTTCTTTCCTCACGCATCTTGAGGATCTCCAGCTCTGGCGCTTCGTTCGCAGCCTTCACGACGATCCCTACCCACGTCAGGGCCTCTAGCTGGTCTGCCCCCTCAACTTGGTGCAGACGGCAAGCCCAGTCGAATTTCTCAACCGAGATGCCGTACTGTTTCTTTTTCGACCTGTCTGTTACCTTTACCTGTCCCGGTCTTGGCGATGTCTGCTTGACTGGGTCTGCGTCTACCTCCCATGAGTCGATGGCCTTTGTTGCGAACGACATGAACTGCGCCATTTTTGGATCACTGTGCAGCACCATGTAGGGACATTCCGGGACGCCCCAGTGCTTGTGGAAGAAACATTCCTCGGCACCTTCCATCTTGAGTTCGCAGTCCTCGCAACTGGACGGGGCTTTCGAGCGGTACGTGGCGTGTACGTAGTCCTGAATCTTCGTTCTTAGTTCTTCTTCTTCCTCTTCGTGTTCCGAATAGGACTCATTCAAGCACTGAAATAGCACATCGGCAAAACTACCCGGCCAACAGTTCTTGTATAGTTCGAAAACTAACTCCGGACTGTATTCTATTTCGAACACGTCTACGTCCGTTGTTTCCGGATACCGCAACTTGCCACTGCCCCACAGGTGCGTAAAGTTCCGGACGGTCAAGCCACTAAAGCCGTGCACGACGGCCTTGAGGTAGTCCCTTTCGTCCTCTTCAGTGGCGTCGGCGTTTCTAATGGAGGCCATCAACTCCCGGTACTCCCGCGTGGTTGGTTCGTTAAGGATCAACTTAAACTCAGGCGAGTCGCCTTCCCGGCAGACGACGCACTCCAGCCTGACGACCTTCTTCTTCTCGTTACCAAGGAAGCTCATATTGCCGTTCTCAAAGACTTAGACAAATGACGGGAAGTTACCGAAGTCGCCACACTCGGCGTGTAACGACTTCACTAATGTTCTTACTTCTTGGCCGCCTCCTCCTTGTCCTTGTCTTCGGCCTCCTGCTCTTCAGCCCCATTCTTCAGTGTATCCCACAGTTTATCACCAAATTCACTTGGGAACGAGTTGCGATAGCAAAAAAATGCTGCATCTTCAGAATATTCAATCTCCCCTTCCTTCGGTCCCTTAAGTACCATTCCTGACTTCACGAAACCATTGAAATTATCAACAGTCAGTCCACGCCAGCCACTAATTACTTCACGCAGGTAGTCGCGATCAACCTTATCATCGAGGCTCTTGTTCTTACGAAACCCACCACTCGTCGGCTGATTGCTTAACTTCTCGAAAATCTTCTTGTAACGCTTCACGGGCATCTGTTTTACAAAAACTACGAACACGGGGCCAAGTTCGTCAACCTGAATAATAGGACACTCAATGACGGGGTCATCGACCTCCTCTAGCTCGAACCCCTTCGGTAGAAAACTTACACTCATTGCATTAACCTTTCCTAATAGCCAAGATTTGGCTGTACGTAAATATGATTATAGACTCTGTCTATCCATTGAATAAAATTCATTCTGAGTTTGGGCCAGCTTAGCCTTATTGCACGTAGCACAACACGGCACGCAGTTATCTACACGACAAGGACCACTAGAGTCAATTCTATCAATTCCATTATACCTATGGGTCTCAACGTACTTATAGTACCGCTGAATATGCGATGGACCAATGCCGCAATAAGAACATTCCTGCCGGTCGTCTCGCCATTATTCTTCCACATACTATTCCTTAATCTATGTCTCAGTTTAAATCTATTAGGTCGTACTTTACGTCTAACTCCACATCGCGGTACTTCATTTGATACAAGTAGGACCGCTCGACCCATTCCAGGTACTCCGGCAGCCCGCGCGTGCCCTTAGCGTAGTTGCACGCCGAGCAGCAAGCGACGACATTCGTGCCGACGTAACCCACGTCGTTTTCGACCCGGTCGATCCCGTTATAAACGTAACGGCCGGTCCCGGAGCGCTTTATATTCGCGGGTTCGGCCCCGCAGTAGTAACAGTTCGAATTAAAAAGAAAGATGCACTCCCCCAGGGAGAGCTTGAAGGCGTGACCCCGGCGCGTGGCGCCGCCCTGGTAGGAACGCACGAGGGCGTTCAAGGCGGCTACGTCTGGATCTATTTGGTATGGTCTCTTGAATAAATCTAAATTGCTCACACAACACCGGGTCACTGACCCACTCAGGATATTACACTACCAACAGAAAGGAAAGAGAAATTGAAGGCAGGCAGCCACCTTCAATTTCCTTGCTATGATTATATTAGAAAATCTTTAAACGCCAGTCGTTGTCGTCTAGTGTAGAAACGATATTAAAAGACAGGTTGTAAGTACGGACGCCCTGGTCGTCGGCGTACTGGACCTCACGGAGCTGGCAGGAGCTGAAAGTAAATTCACTCTTCTTAGCAGTCACCGCGCCGTGCGTGAACGTTACCGTCTGCAGGGCACTCGAACCACTTGTCAGGATGCTCCATGGATTGAAGTACGGAGAAGTATTGCCAGCACCGGCCAGGTTATTCTCGACCTCGATCACGAGATCCAGCGTCGGCTTACGGTCAGTCGGCAGTAAGCCGAACAAACCGAACGGGCTGTTCATATCTCGACGCTCGATAATATTTACACCCATGTCGAACCGGAACGAACGAACGATCGGACCAGTAACCGGCTCCTGCACGCCGTGCGCAACTGGCGCGACGTAGCCAGTTGAGATCTGCAGCGACTCCTTCTCGACAAGCGCCTTGCCGTCAAGCGGGTAAGTCACGCTGGTCGGAATTGTACCACCAACCGGCGCAGCATAGGTACCCTTCATGTCGAACGAAATGTCGATACCCTCACCGGCGCGACCCTCGAAAACTGCCGTGCCGACGACGCCCTTCGCAAAGTGCCTCAGTCCGTCCGCCCAGACAACGACAGTCGCTGCACTAAAGTTCGAAGAGACCGGAGCATACACGACCGTAGACGAAGAGGTCACCGTCTCACTTACTGCGCAAGCACGCAGAAGCGGGCCGAAGAACGGCGGCTTACCAGCCCCAGCCGCAAGGCCGCAATTGTCGCCAGTTCCGGCAGTCTCACCGAAGTCCGCATGACTGTGCGCACCACCAGGCGTGGTCATGAGCATCGTCTTCGGACGGAACATATACAGTGAACGACCGACGAGATCCGGGTACTTCGAGAACGAAGCACGCACAACCTGCTGATCAAGGATAGTCGTATCGATCTGGATAGGATTAACTTCGTCCCACAGCAACATGGCCGAACTATTCGTGCCGGTACTTCCGAGCGTTGTTGCCGTGTCGCCAGTTGCTTCGCGCCGAGCCAATACGAGTGTCTTACGACTTAGATTAGGAGATACTGCCATTTACGTCAACCTCTTAGAGTTATTCCGGCAACCCGTATTTTCGTTGATCGATTCCTTCGTCCAACTAGGTCGCGATTGTGCTCAGCCATTAGTTTAAATCTGACAGATTCTACAATGAAGAATCAAGAACTTCTTTCAATCTTTTCGCCGAATTGTCCCACGTCAACTTACGAGCATCCTTTGCAGCCTGCCGCGCCACTTCCGAGGCGCGACCGTAATGGCGCATTACCGTCGCCATCTGCGTCATCGCAGAGATAATATTCGGAATACCGGCATCAATAACCTTAGTCTCCGTCTTATGTCCACTCCCCGTAATTACTTCAATCTTTCCTGGGTCAACTTTTACCGGGAATGAATTACTCACGTTACAAAAGTCCATCGAGCCGGTGTGGTCACTTATGATCAAAGGCATCTGTGTGCACTGAGCCTCGATTGCCGACAGTGAGTAACCCTCGCCTAGATGTAATAATAAGAAAGCGTGCGCGGAGTGGTACAGCTTCACTAAGTCCCTGACTGGCAATTTTCGGTTGTCAACAATCCAGTTATTACTTCTTACTATCGAACCTAACTCCTCCGGGATGTCCGCCCCCGTAGTTTTGATATAGAGTTCCACATTCGAACAACCGTCCATCAAGGCCCGCCAGGCGCTCTCCATGATCGAGAACTTCCGCAGGTTGGGCGCTCCGCAGTAAAGGAATCTGAATTTCTTTCTTGGATCAAGCACCCTGCGCTTTGCGTGCCAGATGTTGGGGTTAACGCCGAGTGGAACGACGTACACCGGCTTGTCTGTGTATTTTTCGAACACTGATTTACAGAACTGCGAGACCGTAATGATAAGGTCCACTCGCTTGAACGCCTCTTCGTAATCTTCCGTAAGCCACGAATGTTCGCACATTGTCAAAATGACATTCTTGCGACGTGGCACCGAAAAATAGAACTGCGGGTGCGTAAAATGTAACGCAACGTCTGACCGCCAGTCTAGCTCCATTACCTTAGCTGCGGCGGCACGTAAGTTTATGTTCGCCAAGCCGTAACCCAAACTATTACCTATGATATTATCCTTAGCGGGACTGACCCATTCTACTTTCATCTGTAACTAACTAACACCTCTTGACAGTCGTGAATACTTGCCAGGTACTCTTCTGTTTTATGAGTAACGTTTCCACTCTTAACGCTGAGCATTAGCGTGCTCGGATATCTATACAGTGCCAGGATTCCCTCGACATAGAGCGTCGAAAAAGCATACAACACTAGAATCGACTAGGGTCGTAGATATTCCTTCGGTACGACATGATATATGTCACTTGCCCCATGACAATGCCACTACCGGCGGACGTGATGTTAATTGTATTGCCAACCTCCATCATGACGATCTTTCCTGGCACGTCGCTGCCGCTAGGATATACCTTAGCGATGATTTCGAACTCGATCGGTACGGCCTTCTGGATCATCGCCATAAATGCCGTCGCGTCCGCGTCGGGGTCCTGCGTCCGTTGGCGGTCAACGAAACCTACGGCGACTTCCAGTTCACAACTGAAGCGCTCGCCAATATTGTTTTCGACTTGCTCTTCGCCCTGCATGAGAATTACGGCAGGTGGAATCACTTCACTGGGGGTCGCACGAATACCGTGAACGCGCTTAACACCGATGTCTAGTGCGTAGCCGTTGGCAATCGTTATGTCTGCTAGCCTGGCCTTGACGTAGGATATGGCCGTGTCGCGAATTGTTGCCATTACTGAACCTCTTTAAACTTAGCTCTCGCCATTATTGTTGCCATTATTGTTGCCATTACTGAACCTCTTTGAACTTAGCTCTCGCCATTAAAAATACTCACTATCTCCGCGATGATTCTCTGTTGAATGTCCGGCATCTCCTCAGTAAATGCCGGCTGAATATAAGGATGACCCTTTTGGCTGACCATCTCCGTGATAACGGCGATCGGTGCATACTCGGCCCCGACCTTGACCCACTTACGGCGAGGCCCGCGTCGCTGGCGACGGACACCAAGGAGCAACTTCCCAGCCCTAAAGAAATGCTGATACCCGGCCGCCCTAGCGCGTTGCTCTGCGCCAGCAACTGACATGTCCGACTTGGAATAGAACGGACTGAACTCTGGCACGAACGCCAGTAACGGATTACCGTAAATATCGCCGCCTTGCTCTAGTTGCCACATGTACTTCTTCGCACGCGGGTCGTCCGCAACGATGGCGAGCGTGGCGTCTCCGGACGAGTACGCCACCTTGAACTTCAGCGCAGTCTTCAGTCTATTATTTCGAACACGAACCCTTGACTTCGCATTCTTCAGTAACTTGGGACCAGACTTCGTAAGCCCGCGCTCTATACCCAGGCGTATACTTTTGCGCGCCGTATAAAACGCTCGGCTAAGATTTTTGACGTCAACAGTAATCCCGACTAACTCGGCCATTAGTACAGGCTCCTGTAGAGATCAAAAACTCTCTGGACATCGCTGAGCAGGTCATGCTCTGACAAATCGAACACCTCCTTGCCTCCGCGCGCAACGCTGATGGCCCCGACTCCCAGACTCTTCCTGCGCTGGTATCCGAATACTACTTGCCGCGTGCAGGCGAACCGAAGGTCCATAGGGATACCGCTACAATCACGCGCCAGTCCGCCTGTATACGTAATTCGAACAGACTGGCGACCTGCATAGGCAGTAGAAAACCTTGTTCGAATAATCCCATTGTCGTTGTCTATGCCGTAGTCGGTTGCCGGATACACATACCCGCTGGTCCACGTCCCGCTTGCTTCTTCAATTATTTCCGATACCGATTCAATCGGGTAGTGCTTGACGCGAAGACGCGTGTCGCGTCCGTCCGGGCTAAAATACTCGACCTTGTCGACGACACGCAGGAACTTTCGGTCACATTCCGTCTCGGCACGCGCCGAGATTTGCTCGATCAGCATCTCAATGAACGGCTGTTCTGACTCCTCAATTACGCCGAGATATGTCTCGATATCTTCCAGTGCACACAGCGTCAAGGCCGTAACTATCCGCATTCGATGCTGGAAGCGGATGACCTTACTGGTTGAATACGTACAGACAAACGTCGCGACATGCTCGCGGTACGTCGTCAAGAGACTAGCCGGTGTCAAGTCCCCTACTTGGACTGACCAATTAACCGCACCGGTCGTACTGTTCACGGTGACATTATTGGCGTTCAGGGCGTTCTGCGCGTTCCTCCCATTAACGGTACTGCCGGTCATCCCGTCAACCAGTGTCAAGGTAAACGTATTGATATTGGCAAGGGGGACGGCGACCCCGGCCTCGTCGATCAATGTGCCGCTGAATAGTGCGGAAGTATTCGGTTGATATCTAGCGAATGACATTAGTAATCGATATGGAAGTCGTAACGGTTACACCCCTCATCTTGAGATAGTTTCATTTGCCAGCGGCCGGCCTCTCGGAATGGCCGCACTCCTGGGGCAGGCCCATTGTCCGTCCAGACACGCCCGGAAGGGTCCGTAACGACCATGCGGAGGTCACTGCAGCTAGCGTTACCTAGATTAATTGTGTACAGTTCAAAGAACGGAATAGACCCTTCGCCGGGCAGGTCCACGCAGTAGTATTGGGGGGTTCCGTACTGAACAGTGATATTTTTCAGGACATAATAACCGGCATTCACCTTGACAAAGCGGCCATCACTACACAAAACCGGACCCTGTGTTGGTTTGGGAGTCGGAACAACTGGAGGTTCTGGGGTGGGGAACGGAGTTGGTTCCGGAGTTGGAAGCGGATCAGTACCGTAAAGCAAGCCGGGACAGCCACGAATTATAACCGCACGCAGCGTATTTTCCCACTTCCCGCAATTTACCAACTTGCCGTCGTAGTCTTCGATCTTCAGTGGTTTACCGTAAGAGACGGATGCGGTAACTAACAGTAAGATTAAACCAAGTATATATTTCATTGACGCTCCGTTCACTGCTTACTTACGCCATTGAGGCGACAACTCAACTCAATCACTATAGCACGTCAGGCCAGAGAAGCGCCATTCGTAAGTATAACTCGTTCGTTATATATGAACCGTTAATTTCGGCCTCAAGAGCTTTAGTACTCCGTCAACTGCAACGTCGCCCCGGCGCCGAACTGTGCGCTGGCGGCGGTGTCGGCGCAGGCGCAGAGCCGATACGACACGGAGCCGGACTGCCCGGTGTCGGTAAAGCCCAGCGCGACCGTGGTGTTCTCATTCGACTTGAGTTCGGTGTCTGCCGTCACGAGCGCGGCAGCGGAGCAATCCGCCCCGCGCGCGATTTTCGTGGTGAATATGCGCGTTACTCCGCCGGTGATATCGGCCGCCGCAAAGCCCTGGAGCCTGATGGTCCGGCCGCTGGTGGCGGCGTGAGTGATCGACGTGGCCTGCGTGAAGGTCGTGCAGCCCGTCATGCCGACGGTGCCGGCGTTCTGCCCGTAGGCGAACTTCGGGAACGTCTGGGTGGTGTTCTGGATCGGCGGCGTAACACCGATCAAGCAATCGAACGTGAGGCCGGTCGTGGTGGTCTCAAGCGCGGAGCCGATCGAAATGTCGGAGCTGCTGGACACCGTCGCGACGCTGCCGTCCGTGGTTCCGGACGGCTTCAGGATGTCGCCGCGCGTCACCGAGCCCTGCGCGATGCATGCCCCAACACCCGATGTCAGCACCTTCGCCGGGTAGGTGCTCAGCGTGGTCGCGAGCACGACACCGACCGCGCGCTCGGGATTTGCCGTCGTCGTCTTGGTGACCGTGTTGGCTGCCGCAGTCGAGACGGATACGACCTGGCCGCGCGTCAGCGCCTCGCCCGCAGTCAGCGTGACGGGCGCGCCCTGGTAGTCCGTCGCGAGCAATCCCTTCAGGCCCGAGACGTCGCCATAGCTCCAGTCCCAATTCACCAGCGGCGTCGTGACCCCGGAGGCGTCACCAGAGATCGTCACTCCCTCCACCTGCCCCCTGCACTTGCCGCTCCCGGTGCAGGTGGCGTCGGCTGCGCACGATGTTCCGTCGTTCGTGCCGCCGACGCAGACGCGCGCGATTGCCGGGAACTTGAAGCCAGTCGTGAATCCCGGGAGACTGACGCCGAACACGCCCCAATTTAAAATTGATGGTGTGTCAGCCACCACGGCAACACCGACCGAGGAAGTTGAGAGATCGACTGCCTTCCCAAGGCTGCCGAGGAACATTGCACCGTCAATCAGGGAATTGTTCCAGTTTAGAAAGTCGCACGAGCCCATGGAGCAGTCGCCATCTACCGTGCACGGCCCCCCCAAGTCGGTAGCGTCGGAGTTCACGCAACGCTTCGAGTCTGTCGTCCGAAGGAAGGTCGTCTCAAGGACCTGGTCGGTGTGCCATAGCGAACCAGCGCCGAGCACGAAGTGACCCGCCGAGCCAGCCGGGAACAAGTCATTCGCGGCACACGTTGCGCCAGTCGGGCACCCGATCGTGGCGTCGTTGCCAGCACCAAAGACACAGACCTGCCCCGACCTGGTACCCGACGCGCAGAGGCCGCGCTGGTCGCCGAGGCCCACGACTGCGCCACGGCCCCCCCATGCACCGCGACTGCCGATGTACTGGTTCCCGGCCCCCTGAACGATAAATTTCGACCCGATGTTGCCGTCGCAGAAGGCGTTCGTGACGATGAAGTTGTAGCCGTCGGCGAACTTTGGCAGGACGCAATAGAGGCTGGAGCCACCCCGAAAGTCGTCGGCGATCACGCCAGCATACGAGATCAACAGGTCGGAGTTGCCGACCCAGCCGCTCAGCGACGGGCCGCCATAGCCACCTCCGGTGGACGACGAGATGGTGTTGAAGCCCATCGCGTGAATACCGGCCGTCCAGCCGTAGCCGGTCGACCGGACAACCGAAGTGGCCAAGCCGGCGATGATGCCCTTGTCAACGTAGTTGTTGGGCAGGTAGTTGACCCAGCCGTTCGTGGCGATCTGCGGCGTCGTCAGCGAGTCGCCGTTGCTCGCGCTGTCGATCACCTGGCCGCTGGCGCCGGTCTTGATCGTGAAGTCGCCGCGACGGTGGTCGTAGACCGTGACGTTCTCCACCCGAGCGTTCGAGGCCGCGCTGAAGTCGATCGGGTTGATCTTGCCCGGGCCGCTCGCAGCCCAATTCGTCGCATGGGGAGGGTCGCCGCAGGTTCCGCTCGACGCCTTGCAGTGCCCGGCGGGGATCGTGCAGGCGCCAGCCCCGCAGGTGCCGTTGACGTTACAGGCGACGCCCTCCAGCCCGCCGGACGCCGCGTTACAGAACTGCGCGCAGGCCGCGCCCAGGATCGACGTGCCGGTACCGTCGCAGTATCCCCACGACTTCCCGGCGCCACCCATTGCCGGCGAGTCGCCAGACGCACCGTTGACCCAGATTCCGCAGTTCTTGATCGCGATGTTCTTGGCGCTCGCCGCAGCGCCAAAGACGGTGTAGGTCGATGCTTCGGTCGGGGCGAAGGCCGTCACCGCATTAGCGTCGGCGACGCACGTCCCGTTGACGCACTGGTTATCGGCCGTGCAGGCAGCGCCCGGCGTGTCGCTGACTCCACTGCACGACTTGCGCGCCAGCACGAAGCCAGCGGTTCCATCCTCGCACTGGATCGTCGTGTTGCTGGCGAGGTCCGCAACCGAGTCGGCCGCGCCCGACGTACCGAGCAAAATCTTGCAGCCACTCGGAACGAACAGCGTCTTGCCGGCTGCTGCGCCGCCCGATTCGAGCGCGGCCCGCAGTACCGCCGTCTCGTTCTTCGAGTACGCGCAGCCGACGTTGAACGCGCGCACGTTAAGCTGCGGCCCCGAGTAGCCGTTCAGCCCATCGTTAATGGCGTGCGCTGGCACGGTCCCCAGAAAGACGGCCGCCACTAGCAGTAGTAGAATCCGAAACATCAAAGGCCAGTCCTCCATTTTATGCATTAGCCAGTAATTTCAAGCGTACAGACAATGTCCGTTACGAGCGCGTCCGTTCCCACCGTCAGCTTAATAACTGCACACTCACCGCCGGACACTATGGTCGTTCCGGTATTGTCGGCCGTAAACGTATTGGCAGTGGCTGACATGACGTTGGCCAGCTTCGTAGCTACGTCCGCTGTCACCGTGCAGGCGTTCTCGCCAAGCGTTGCCGTAATAGCGTTCGTCGTTCCGGTCTTAGCAATGCAAGCCAGTCCAGTGAAGGTTGCCGTTGAAACAATCGGAGTTCTGACGTCCGCCTCCGTCGTCGAGAGGGCACCACCGAGACTCATATATACAGGCGTTGCAGTCGTGACAGTCACCGGCGTTTCCGAATTGGCAACGATACGTGAAAATACGCCGGTACCGCCGCACCCAGCACCGCTCGAAACGAGGTTCCCGTCCACATTAGACTGTACGCACTGGCCATTGGTTAACGACGCCGCAGTAGTGGCCAACAGCACGCCCGCTGCGCCGCCAGATTTAATACCGGTGGCAATTTCACCAATCGCATCGACCGCGCCGCTAGGCAAATTGACCGTCGCGCCAGTAAGGGCTGCCGTGCCCGTCACCGTAACGCCAGTCAATGCCGGGTTGATACTAAACACCGCCACCGGTGTACCACTACCAGAGCCAGTTTCGTCCGATATTTTAGCAAACAGTGCGGCCGACGCCATCGCGGCCAGGTCCCCAATGACAATTTCAGTAAAGGCGGGTGCCCCGCTAGACGCCTGCCTCAGGTACATAGCGGTCGCCGTGCTGTTTATACCAACAGCACTAACGGCCTTAGTGCCACCGCCGATTATAACGGCATTAGAAGTAAGGGTCCCCGCTGCGGTCGAACAATTCGTACAGGTGATTCCGCCGTTGTCGAACGCCAGCGGCGCGGTTGCCCGAAGGGCGTACGCACGCGACGGCAGAGTGAGCAATAGACAAATAACTAGAATTTTCTTCATAAGAATACCTCTACTCGATTCTTGCCGAGTATGTCACGAAACCGGTGCTCGCACCTGCCGACGAAACGATTCTAACAGAGAACTTGTCACCTGCGGCAAAGGTGATAGTTCCAACATAGCTTGACGAGGTCTCCGAATTAGAGATGGTTGCCACCATCAACGTTGCGACCGTGTTCTTGTAGACCGTAAAGACGTATGTTTCGCCCGCCCCCGGCGCCAGGCTCGACGCGACATAGAGATGAGTCATCGAGACACTGGGCAGGGGAATCCATACCGCCTCGCGCGAGGGGTCGACAATCGCCCCCATATAGAGGTCGCTGCCGGCGTCTATCTCGATTCCAGTTCCGCCGAATATCATATCTAGTTATCCGTCGCTTACGACAGCATTGTCAACTACACTGTCAAAATCAAGTCTACTGAAGTACCCCTTCCCCTTCCGGTACCAGAAGACCTCCGCAGGGGTGATCGTCGACGCTGAGGAATTTGCTCCAGTTATTCTTCCAGTTCCGTTTTTACGGCCAGTGAGCCCTCCAGCAGAAGTTGCTCCAGTTATTCTTCCAGTTACATTTTTACGGCCAGTAAGCCCTCCAGTAGATGACGGCATATTTTCCTTTATTTATTATAAGCCTTACTCTAGAGTTTGCCACTAAACTAGGAGAAGTCACAAGGGGGCGAGTCGAAGTATGACTCAATAGGTACGGTTCGATTTGGCTAATCCAGCTTGCCCCGGACACGCCAACCTCAGCGAGCTGCAGGCGAGTCCGTCGGTGATTCGTCGGTGATTCGTTTCAGTGCCGTGGCGTAGTGCGTCGGGTCTTTCTCTATGCCGATGAATTTGCGGCCTGCGCGGATGCAGGCGACTCCGGTTGTCCCGCTGCCCATCGTGAAGTCCAGAACGGTTTCGCCCTCGTTGGTGTAGGTGCGGATCAGGTATTCCATCAGGGCGACAGGCTTCTGGGTGGGGTGGACTGTACCACCTTGAGACGCAATTTCTAAAGTACGTCGAGGATAATTTGTAAACTCTTGGAAGTTTTCTTTTCCGCTTTCACCATAGCATCCACCATTCCCACCACGCCGAGTAGTTTTTCCGTGGGGTGTCAAACCTTGGGGGTTGTAAACAGGTTGGTGACGGTAAAAAACAAGAATGTCTTCACTGTCTGACATAGGCATACGTCTCGCATTCAGATGCCCTGTCGCCGCTGTTTTTTTCCATATCCAAGAGTACCTAAGCATGGTGAGATTTGAAGCCCCAAGCGCCGACGTGAACGGCTGCGATGCCGTCAGCACAATCGCCCCGTTCGGCTTCACAATGCGCTTGAGCTGCGCCCACATAGGTTCAAATGGGATGACTGTATCCCATTTGCAAGCCGTGGTGCCACTATCCGTAGGGAGGATCGCAGAGCACCATATCGATGCTTTTGTCTGCGATAAACTTCATAGCATGTAAGCAGTCTGCTTTAATCAAGCTATTTGGTTCAATCCTCCCTACGGATTCCTGTTCCTTTAATGTTAAGATGTTCATAGGTAGTACTCTATATCATCCTTCATTCTATTCCATTTTTCTTGCGTTAAGTCTGCCTTTAAACTAGGAGAAGTCACAAGGGTTGAGTCGAAGTACGACTCAATAGACGCGGTTCGATTTGGCTAATACCACATGCACGACTTATCGACAGAACCATGTCTCGTGGACTCATCATTGTTCCAATAGCGCATGTTCGCGAATTTATGTAGGTCACTGGTCGTGATACGATGTAAGTTATCAAGGACTTCCCTATTCAGGTATATGGCTACGTTACCAAAGCTCCCCGCCCGCCATGCCACGCTCAGTCCTTCCTCAATTGAAGTTCCGATCGCAATCCGAGCCGCCACTTCGTGCAGGGCAAGAATAACGCTTTTCTTCGTAATAGATGCCGGAAACGTAAGGAGCCACTTATCGCACAAGTTAACGGGTTTTATCATAAAGACGCCACCGTTCGACACAAGATACGAACCACGATCCTGAACGTAATCATTGAGCAAGTCCTCGTCATTCAAGTGGCAATTATAACACAACCAGTTTATCTCACCTTCTTCTAGTGTTGAGATATCCGGAAACAATAAAAGCGGCGCATCGTCCTCGCATAACAATAGCCACTCAGCCGTAGCATGCTTAATGCCTCGCAATTGATTATTCACCATTCCACTGCGACCACCGCCCTCACCGAAATATACCTCCCATCCATTTTTTGCGAATATAGAAAAATCCTCGCGCCCCAATGCTCCATTGGGTAACATATCTACCGACATGATTTTCTTGGCGAAACTGCCAACCAAGTACGACTCGGTTCGACTTAGAATATCAAGTCGTTCACGAGACCAATTAGTTGTTATCAGTACGATATCAATCAATCCAGCCAATTTGTCTGTAATGGTCCTGGTTTTTCTGAATATACTCAGGCAATTCCGAGATCGACATACGAGACAACCCCCGCCGCCTTGGGTCAATCATTTTTTTTGCATCACTAATCGTTCTGTCTATTTCATTTCTGAATTCAGTATGAGAGAAGCTGTTCATTTTATATCGAATCGATTCGTCAATTTCACCAGTTAGTAGATAACTAAAGTGCCAACCGCCATCAATCGTAATACGGTCCTCGCCCTGCCATATGTTCCTGAACTGAGCGGGGTCCCCTGACACCTTATTCATATAGCTTCGGTGCACAATCTTAGATCCATCCCAAATGACAGACATCCAGGTCATTTTATAATAACATGTTGGGCCTCGAAATACGTAAAACTTATCACGCTCCCCGTTCCTGTGCGCATTTATGGTCGCACCCGGATCTGGAATTTCATCAAGATCGCCAATGATAAGCCAGTCATTCGCAATTTCGACCGGGCAGATCTTACTTCGCTGATGATACTCATTGTCCCAAGCATTTCCATTATTGGGCATATCATCACAAATCACGTGATGAATATTGTACTGATCGAATAGATGTTTATTTTCTTCGAAAAAAAGAATCTTCCTTTCCCCAGTAAAAGTAAATCTAGACTCAACTAAGACGAAAACATCAACTACGTCCTTTAGGATTTCACAACGAGCTTTAAGAAGCTCTAGCTCGTTAAAGAAACAGAAGCAATCGGCTATCACAGCTTACCCCAGACGCGCCCCGCGTTACGGACAATTGACCGTCCCTTACTTGCCCTTACGTCGAGGTTGAATTTATACAACGGATCATTTAGCACGCTGTCCGGGTCTGGCTTTGGGTGATATAGGTGAACAGCGTAAAAATTCTCGTGCAAGTAGCTACATCCATTCCACAGAAGTCTGTCCACCAGGTCGTTGTCGTCGGAGCACGTGCCAGTTAGATCTTCGTCGTAGCCGCCAATCAATTCGAATTCAGACCTCCACATACCCATCCAGTAAGGCATGTAGCGGTTCGAAACAAATGGACCAGTCGCCCGGTGCGACATGAGACACTCCAGAGTGTCAACTTCATGGCCATTACGTAGCCTGAAAAGACCGTACCCGTCTTGATCGTCCACTACATCACTTGGCGTGACCAGTGCTTTTCTATTTCCGCTAGTCGCCTCAATTGTTTTAGATAGCGAACAGTCATCCCATAGGTATATCTCGGGGCTAGTAATGATAATAAAGTCCGAATCACTATTCCTTACGCCTATGTTGTGAACTACCCCAGGATTTCTTCGGACAACCCCATTCTCGTGGCGCTGGCCAGTGAAGAAGTATTTATATGGCAAGTTACTTTCCGCAACAACCTGCTCCGTCCCGTCATCAAGTCCGTCGTTGACGACAATAATCTCAATTTCTTCAGAGCGACGGATACTGGCTAGCCGCCTTAATGTAATCTTCAATAGGTCGGCTCGATTAAATGACGGATATATCAAGCAAGTTTTCATCGCTAAAGGATCGGTTCGATAATGGACGAGTAAAGTTGCCCCATCTCGGCATAGTTGTGTTCGTCAATTACTGACGCCAGTCTGCACATCACTGGATCGCCACCATACCAGTGAATTCCAATCTCATGAAAATCTAGAACATCCGCCCCGTAGGGTACCCCTGATCGAGCCCTAAGAGAGTCATGGATATCTAAATAATTGAAGTGATAAACACTTGCCGTACCGAGATTCGCTACACTCGCGCCACGGCCCAGAAGCTGTGACCATGGCAGGCACTTGTTCCAAAGGTCGCTTCCAATAGACTGGTATTCATCTCGCTTTTCGGCCCGACTAACTTCATTCAGTATTTGCGTAACAAAACCGCACTGCTCAGCCGCGCCCCATAGTCCAATCACGTAACCGCTAAACCCAGCCGCATGGCTGTGGCACGGGCAGAAAATAGCCTCCATGGACGGGGTGTGGTTCACGAGTAGGTTAGTCATTGGCTTGGCGTAAAGAACATCAAAATCAGACCAGAACCCTCCGTGTTCAAAGACCACGGTGAGCCTTAAGTAGTCAGACCTGTGCACGTCGGACCATCTAGAAATTTCACGTGACAACTCGTGCTCTATTTTTTGAACCCCCGGAATACTCCAGAGTTGTTCGAAATAGTCAATATCTGGTACCGCACGAGTCGTATGCTCCAGGCTCGCCCATGGCCAGATATTAATGATCTGGGACTCCACCGGTACATGCACGAGAATTTGCCAGTCCGGATTATGCGCGGCAAACGACTTCACCGAAAGATAACGCATGAAATTAAGCGGCGTCCTGCCCCAGTAAAAGTGAACAATCTTTGGTATTTGTTCTAAGTTCCACTTAACCATAAACAATCTCGCTCCATTCCTTTCGGCACGACTCAAGTGACATGCCAGCATTCTGCCAGTAAGCGCGCGGATTCAGGTCGGCGGTCATTGCCCAGTCAATCGCTGACCCAATGTCCCCATAGCGACACCCCCAGTCACCTGACTCAAGGTTGTAGTAAGCACCGACGTTCGTTGTTACCATCGGAAGCCCGCACGCCCCCATCTCGATCCCTGCAAGGTGTTGCGTTTCGGTTACGGAAGTACATACACCGACGTCACAGCAGTTGATAATCTCTACAAGATCTTCGTGACCAACCCGCGAAACCACCCGGTAGTTGTTCGATTGAATCTGGACGGTGTCCGTGTCCTTCAGTACGAGCACGAAATTATAGTCCGAATGAGTCACCAACTCGACGACTTCCGCCCAGCCCTTGATTTCATTTGTCGAACCAATAAACAGGACGGTGTCCCCGTGTATGCCCCACTTCTCACGGAGCGAAGAGGTATCCGACAGTGGCCGAAAAAGCCCGAAATCTACGCCTAACGGAATGACACGGTGGTTCGTAAGGTAAGGATAATGCGAGAGGGTATAGCGGGAATTAGCAACGACAACGTCCGAGCCAAGACAGACGGCGCGCTGTTCGTCCGAACTGCCGATGTCCTGTAGGAGGGACACGGTCCGGGTGGTGAGATTGAGTGGGCGGAAGTAGCTGGCGTTCCGTATTACGAGATCTGGACAGCCTTCGACCTCGGCATCCCGCTCCACTGAATCAGCAAGGAAAGGGAAGTCTACGCCGGTCTTGTCTACTAACTCCGGGAACCACTCCAACAGGTTGTGCCAAAAAGTAGACGTACCAGGAATACACGTTAGGTAATCATTGACAAGCCACCCTCTCAAGATAAGTCCTGTTCCCCTTGTTGTACGTGATAACAGACACTGTCCATGACAGTCACCCACTCCATTCCGGACGCAACCAGTCGGTCAAAGAAAAATGCATCACCACTTTCGACCCTTCCGTCCGGGTGATAGATGTTTCCGTCCGGGTACCCGCCCATTGCCAGGAATCTCTCTCGCTCGAACAGGACGGGCATAAAGAGCCTTCCGCGTTCGATCGCCCGACAGCGGATCTCGGACGCGAAGTCCACGAATTTTCGACGGTCGAATGTGTCCGGCGTCACCCCGCAGTCCTTGACGTACTCCGGCATCGCTGAGGGGATGCGTCCCGACTCAACCAAGAGTGAAGTCGGGAGAATGTTAGTCCCCCCGTACCGCACGAGCGCATCCAGCCAGCCGTCAGCGAATGCCATATCGGAATTTACGAGAACTACGTACCTCGTGTCGGCCACCTCAACTGATCTATTCCATGCGGAATAAACTCTCTTTATGTAATGCACTGACGTGTCCGGGTTGTCGTGGACATACCCAACCCTGTGGTCCGTCCGGATTTCTAGATAAGGATCGTTAGCGACAATCAATGTCTTATACGAACAGTTGTTCTTCGCAATACTCAGTTGATCCAGCAAGAAATCTAGCCACTTCTTACTTCTATAAATAAGCCCAATAACGGTAACATCTACGTTATCTTTTTTGTGCATATTAAGTATTCAGCTTCTTGGTCGAGTTTCTGTAGTTTTTTCGTTGAAGTTATAGTAATACAGGACCTTCTCAATTTTATGCTGAATCTTGACTCGCGGCCAAGCCTCGGACACCCAGTCTATGTCCTCACCGCACGGTCGTTCGGAAAAGTGCGCCATTCTCGCAATCTCCCTTCTCCAGACGTGCGTGTGTGCGGGCTTGCCATACCAGTTATTATGGTCAGTGGTATATTCTAACTCTATTCCGTACCGACAGTACTGCTTTTGTGCACCATCAATCGTACACAGGACATCAAATACGACAACGTCGGAGTCCGGATGTCGGTCTATCATTTGAACAATCTTCTCGATATAGTCTTCGGCGACCTCGTCGTCGTCGTCCACGAAACAAATAAACTCTCCGCGTGACAATTCTATCAATGCATTTCTTTTCGAACCAACACTTCGACGCTTGTTGTCATAGAATGCAAGGATCTCGATCTCCGGATTCTCGCCCACCTGTCGATTTAGTTCATTCATGATCTTAGGATAGAATGTTTCTATCCTGGAAGGAACTGTCGGAACTAGAATGCTGAGTTTCACTTTCTTTCAATCTCCGTTGCTTTCGGGTTATACCTATAGTAATACAATGTCTTGTCTATCTTCTCTTGACGCACCTGGCTAATGTCAATATTCGAACCCCACTGCGTGTCCTCTCCGAGTGATATATTAGGGAACCAGCCGACTACGCTCTTCCTCCATGGATGGAGATGGTACGGACGAGTCCACCACTCCTCGTCGCCGTTCGGAAGATTCCTACACCTATATCCATTGTACTCAATTCCGTAGTGACAGTACTTCTTTTGCTTCCCCACCGTACAGAGCACGTCGAAACATACAACGTCCGGACCTAACTTTAACTTATCAACTATGCTCAATACATAGTCGTCCGCGATTTGGTCGTCGTCGTCAATGAATGACACATAATCACCCTGCGCTAGTTGTAGTAACGCATTACGCTTCGCGCCGACACTACGTTGCTTGTTGTCGAGTAATGTCAATATCTCCACATTGTCAAGGAATTGAGTCTGCTCGTGTAGGTCGGTAATAAGTCCAGCCAGGCAACTAGCCACGCGAGAAGGGACGGCCGCAATGAGAATTGACCAAAGCACTATCTCGGCCAATTCTTTATGGTTGATTTATTCCATATTTTTTCATATAAGGTTCTGCTGACCACTATGCCGCCAGACTTCCCAGTTGCCAGGCTATCACGGAACTCTATTCTCGTAAGATACCGTCAAGAAAGAGGACGATTGGTCGAGAAATTCACTCGCGCTCCATGGAAGAAAGGTGGTACCAGTATCTTTGCCAATATCGTAATCGTACTGCTCTTCCGGGAGTAACCTTGCTAATAGCCCCTCCTGATGATGCCACTTCTTATGGAAATGCTCCTTCGCCTTCATGGTATTCCATTCGGTAAAATTAGAACTGACATAGAGATAGGAAACCTCCTCTGATTCGTAGTATGCAATCTCGGCCTCGCGCATCCTGCGCAGAATATCACAGTCTTCGAACTCCCCCAGTATAAATCTCTCATCAAAGAACCCTATCCTACGGATCAGGTCCTTATGAAAGCCATAAAAACCAAATCTATGTAAGCCAACTAGGCCATACCCGCTTGCGAGTAGTCCGCATAGCTTGTCCAGTTGTCCGGGCACTGGCCTGGCTCTGTCATTGCAGATAATTACCACTTCCGTATTACTGCGAACAATACATGCGTTAATCATCCAGGAGTAACATTTCATGCCCGTACCGTCGAATATCTGGGCATATTCCGGGAGGAGGGCCTTCGCCTCGGCCGCGAGGCTTGGCCTACATGACGGAATAAAAATATCAGGACACTCCATTCAGGATTCGCTCCGCGCCGCAATTAAAATAGACCAGAACATTAGTCCCACCAGTGCTTTACGGCATTCTCGCCCCAGATATCCCGGTACACCGCTTGATTAACCAGAGAGCCGTCCCCATTCCAATGTCCACGTTCGTGAACCTGGTGCGCCGCGTAAGGCTCGTCGAATGTCAGCACAGGGATATTCCTACTCTTAATACGCCGAATAAAGTCGTTGTCTTCGTAGCCGACCCCGTCGTCGAATCTTGGGTCAAAGCCACCCACACTGAAGTAAAGATCCTTGGAGATCACAGTAGCGAAATGAAGAAGACGATTGTGAATAACGGAATGCTGGTACCACCCGTCACACTCTTCCCAGTAGGTCATATCTTCAATACACGCACGAGCTGATGTGAATGAAGAAGGTAGAGTTCTCAAGGAGCGACACCCGTAGACTAAGTAATTATCAGGCTTAATATAGTCTACGCAGTGAGACAAAATTGGCCCCATGTGCATATTCTCCGGATTCGTCAAGTGGAGCACCTCGTACTTCGCTAGCTCGGCGGCCTTGTTGCACAATACTCCCGGATTGCGATACGTCTTATCACTACGATTTACCGTTATGTGCTGATAGGGAATTCCACCCTCCGAGAGGACGCGGCCACACGCCTTCCCGCCGTCGTCCGGGGTGTCCTCTACTACTACTACCTCTATGTCCATATCGCTATAGTGATGCCGATATGACTCCAGGGTATTCCGAAGGTGATCTGGCCGTCTATAGTAAGACATTAAAACAGAAATCACCTAACCCCAACTCCAGGTCTATGGACCGGTGCCTTCTTTGCCCATTTCTGAAAATACAAGTCTTCGTTCCTATTGAACCCAACTGCATAGTTATTGTGTACGTAAGAGCGGTCGTGCTCCTGGTGGAGAACGCACGGGTCGTCGAAAGCCAACACCTCCATGCCAGACGAGACTACAGACTCCGCAAAATCATTGTCATCGAACCCAACTCCGTCCACGTACCGCTCGTCAAATCCTCCAATTCTAAAAAAGTCAGACTTACTAATAATAGTCGAAAAATGCAGAAGTCTATTATTATGCTCGGTATGCTGGTGCCACCCTAATGAGTCAGGCCCGATAGATAGGTCGTTATTTAATAACACGTCATTGAATTCAACACGGCCACGTATCGAGTACTTACATCCGTAAACTAAGTACCTATTCTCAGCTAGCCACCCGCGTGCGTGGTGCAGGACTGGACTTAGGTGCATATTCTCGGGGTTCGTGATGTTTAAATATTCATACTTAGCCATGCTCGCCGCTAGGTTATATGCCGTAACCGGATTCCTGAACTCTTTGTCCCGACGGTCGATTGCCTTATAGTGGAATGGAATATTATAAAGTTGGAGTAAGTCTAGACATTGACTATTTGTCGAGGTGTCGTCCACTACGACTAATTGTATTTCGTCCATGATGTCGTGATAGAAGTGTACATAGCTGTCCAGGGTCTGCTTAAACTGAAATACGCGGTCCCTGTATCCCATTATAATGGAGATCATTAGGTAAAATCCAGGACCCTTCTGTCGTTTGTTCGCGTTATTACCGTCATGCCGGCCCCTTCTAGTGGAAGAGTAATGTGCGACAGATGCGGCTGATTAACTAGGTGCTCCCTGATTAGTCGATAGCTATCCCCGCATTCCCCAGGATCAAGTAGTCCTTCGTTCATTGGGTCCGTGTCGTGCATGAATATAGCTCCCCCTTTAATGAGGATCTTCAGTGAGTTCGCCAGGTCCTTCTTGGTGCTTTCGTAGTTGTGGTCAGCATCTATGAATACCATATCGAACCGTTCGGTATTTTGTTCGAAAAAAACATCAGTAGTCATCTGGAATAGCTTAATGCCCGGACGCTCGGGGATGCGCAGTTGAATGTCAACCCCGACACATCGAGAAAGACAGCCCGAGCCGGTCTGGACACCACATAGATTAGTACCGTCGTACAGGCCGAGTTCCAGGTACGAACTATACCCGGCCATTCTTGCTACGGTCGAAAGTAAAGTTTCTCGGTCTGTCACTTCTGTATATGTATCCACATTGCGCCGTACGGACCTTCCGGTAGTGGACTATTTCTAGGGCCCTTTGTGTGATAATCCTCAGCGACATAGGCATCAACGACGACCCCGTCGTGCTCCAGGAAAGCAAAATCCTCCGGTAGCCAGCCACTCCTGTGTACTTGCAGCTCGTTACCACCGGTAGTCATCCCCCACGGATCAGGCCCCTCTAGTAACGGCTGTAACATGAATCCGTATGGCGTGAAGACGAGAACCTGGCTCGTCGCAAGCGCGACGGTCGGCTCAAGCAGCGCCATGCCTTCTTCCTTTTCTAGATGTTCGATCACATCTAGGATAAATACGGTATCCAGTCCCACGTGCGCGAATAAAGGGACCGTCTCGGCCCACGTCGCCTGCTCTACCCATCCGACATTGTTCGGACGCGCACCCCTGGCAACTTCCAGATACGGTAAGTGTGGGTCGGTTAGGTGGTGCGCCACCGCCGGGCGGGCATAGATAGACTGCGGGTGAATCCCACAGCCGATGTCCAGGCAGACATTAACCGGACGTACTTTGGAACGAACTATAGAAACGGCGTCCTTGGGTGGAATAAATAATACGTTCATTAAATAAAGTTACTGTGGTCCGGCTTCGCTTGAACTAAATAAGCGATCGTCTTGTTTTTTTGGTTGAACATGCATCGCTCGCAAGTAGTTGCATCGAACGCATCAAAACGATCACGCTTCGCTTTAGATTCCCAAAGAGCCTTAAAGCTTTGGTTCTTAATCGAACCAATGAACCCTTGTGGATTATATGCAGTGTTGCAGCAAAAATATACATTCTGATCACCACCAATAATTGTCTGCCAGTTAATAAACTGGCACTTCTTGTAATCCGGACGACCCTGCTCTAAGTCCGCAAGCCTGTCTCCGAATAGATTAAAGACCTTAAAGTCAGGGCGCGAATACTTAGCCACGGCCTCCAGGGTAATATCCTTGCATTCCTGATAAATCCCTTCGAAATACTTTGCGTTCTCTGGTGTAAACACTGCGGATAGTCTAATATTATCCACGCCCATCCCGGCAAATCGCTCGACCGCCATGAGGATTTCATTATAATTATCCTTTGTCACCACGTAGCCAACTCCGACGATTGTCTCACTGTCTGGATTATTTGCCTTACATCGAACTAATGCCTCAATGTTCGATAAAGTCCTTGCGTAAGACTGGTCCGGGACAGACCGCATCCGCGAGTAAGTCTCCGCAGTACCGGCATCTACCGAAACCCGTACCCACTTGAAGTTCGAAAGAATTTCCGGAGTCCCTTCGCGGAACAGCATACCGTTCGTTACGAGCCCACCATCCAGGCCGTGAGAAATAACGTCACGAAAGATGTCCCGGCTCTTCGGATGCACCGTCGGCTCACCGCCACCCGTAATTTCGCATGCCTTGACGCCCATCGCGACACAGTCGTCAAGGATCTCGACAACCTTCTCGTAGGGAATCATCCTGTTAGGATTATTGCTTACTAGTCCAGTAACTGGATCGTCCACCTTAAACCACTCGTTCGAAGTATAACCAGACATCCTATACGCACAAAAATCGCAGTCGTGGTTGCAAAGATCTGAAATCATGATCTGCACAAACACGGGGGCTGGCTGCTTACCTTCGCGAAGCTGCTGGATTCTGTCCCAGTGATGCGCCGCTTTTAGTGGTGAGTAAATACTGTCCAGGTCTGCCATTCTAGTTGGTCATCTCCTATCTCGTGTCTTCCGTTAAGTATGGCAGATACTTAGATGAGGAAGGAAGCTTCCCCCAGTGGAATTCCTCCACAATTTCGCATAATCTCAATTTGTGACAACTCCCTCAATCGAGCCGTCGAACTTGTTTTTGCGATTGATATCGACGCCTGATAGGTGAACACCTGAAAATCCTGCATGAAAAGCAACACTCTTCGGATACGTGTTGGCGAACACTCCGTTCGGGTGCCACTTGTTCCGGTAGTCCAAGTATGCGTGGTCCCAGCCATTTGCTCCGACTTCACCTAGCGGGGTATTGTCCAGGAAGTGCCGCATGTAGTACGCCGGATAAAGACAGCACGCGGCGCAGGCCGTCGCCACTAGACAGAAGCGCCAGTAATCGCGTTCCATCGTGGTATCTTCGTAGATCCCCTGCAGGCCCGAGCAAGCCAGGACCTGGCAGCCCTCCGTGACGGCCGCATCGTAGCTATCACGGAGCTTCGCGAACGCGAAGTCCCCGAGCACGATGTCGTCGTCCACCTTGATCACGAACTCCGGGTCGTACTTGTCCAGGGCGTACCGGAACGCATACTCGGCGTTGAATCCGGTTGCGTAGTGGGGGTTGTCGTACTCCGTACGCGCCCACTCGCGTGTGACCACGTCCGTCCCGCGCGCTCTAGCCTCACTGAGAATGGCAAGCGTCTGACGGTTGTCGGATTTGTCGTCCACGACGACGACGGGCGCGCCTACGAGCGCAGCCTCGCGCGTTATGTGACTTAACGCCTGCGCCAGTAGCGCCGGGCGATTCCAGGTGGTGAGTAGTACGACAGTGTCGCTATTGGCCATAGCGGCTATATTACACTAGTACTTGACGGAAAGTCAAAGCAAAAGAAAGGGCGCGAGCTTCCGCCCGCACCCTTTCCTTTGCCTACTAACTTACGTATTACGACTCAGCGAGGAGTCGAGTTACGGCTCAGCGTTCGGCCTCCTCGACGGAGAACTCCTTCCCTAGCGCGCGGATATCCTTCTGGGAGCGCCTGTTCGGCGTACAGAGCCCGTTCTCCCACCGATTCACGGAAGAGAACGTCACCTCCAGCCTGTACGCAAGCTGCTCTTGCGTAAGCTTCGCGGACGTCCTAATCGACTTAATGTACGGCCCCCAACGCGAGTCACCATTCCGCCTCAACCCACACCTCCGGTTTCCAAGTCGTCTCCACAAAAGCCGTTCTCAAAGACTTAGACAACTGTCCCAACTGTTGACATTTACCCCGCCCTGAAGGACGGGGCCTGCGCTCGCTGCGTAATGTAACCCGGATTCCTCGAACGGTCGAGGAGAATCGTGTGGTTTTATGCGGGGTTACGCATATCCTAATAGCTGTATATTTCTCAGGAGTTGACGCGCTGCGGCACGCATAGTGAATTTGGCGTGCATCCGTACCGAGCCACGTTTGGCGCGTTCCAGGGCTTTTGGGTAGTCCTGGATGATCTCGATCATCTTTCGGCCAAGGTCCGGCACGTCCGCGCAGGCCGACCGGAGATAGCCAATCCCGTTAGTCATCGGGATATTCTCGAACACGGAGTCAATCGTCCAGGCGACGCCGTTGTCTAAAAATTCCATTTGTCCGCCGTAACGCGTAGTCACCACCGGACAACCAGTTGCCAGGGCCTCGGCCGCCGTGTTGTGTAATAACACTCCGTTGCCAACAAACGAATGCTCCTTCTCTACCGAAAGATCATAGACTATCTGCTCTTTTGTATTACTGTCTATTTTTCTAATTGCAGTAAAGATATATTTATTACTAACAATAGCGGTATTCGCCGGCGTGCGCTTAGAAACGCGCGGATTTTGAAGTTTCGTGAATACACAAAATGAATCAATAAATTGACCAGCTATGCGTAACGTATAAATACGCAAGTAAGAACTATTTCTGGGTTCGTTATACGACATAGATGAATGAATACCAACGGCAGAAAGAACGAGCCTTACTTGATAGACTAATGTTCGCGATGCACTAGATAGTGACCATTCTTGATTCTTAGTCATACAGCCGTCCCCCAAAAATAGGCCCCTTAGTAGGGGACCCATTGATCGTGGAGAATTCATAAGGAATTCTGGAATCTTCTTGTCCTTAGCGCCACTACCGAACCATTGACTAAAACAACGTGATACAATTCTACTATATGATTTAACCTTAATACAATTACCGCCAGCAGTTTCGATCGCCGGAAGTATATTGAATTTCTTATTCAATAAATAACATAGATATTTTGCATCACGTAATTCATCGCCGCACATAGTATATGCTATGCCAACACCACCATTAGACGAACCCTCCGCTATGTACCAGCCAAAAAGATATAAAAGATCATCATCAACTTCTATGTTTTTACTAACCAACGTGCGCTTTGGGCGTCGAATTTTGCGACTTTCACCAATCTTATCATATTGATCAACAAACCAGGCGGTAGATGACGGTGACGATTTGCACCTAATAAAACTATCACATTCCTTATATAGCTTATTGTTATCTAGGTAATCTTTAATATTAATTGATTTAATAAGTGGCTCATTGATGGAATATCTAGGATATGCAACGAAATCACCCTTACTCAATTCGCTTGCTTTGATCCATCCGGCAAGTGACTCAATATTTACGGAGCTTGGGTTAGCACTAGCGTTAAACCTTTTAGCCCTCCGCTTAACGGCATAAAACGGATGACATTCAGTTGCCTCGACAGGTAGTTGACCTGTAATTTTTATTGAAATTGTTTTCCCGTATTTACATACGGTCTTATTAACCTTATGATATTTTCCATCTGAACTAAGTACCGTATCCCCTGATCGAATATCGCAAATATCCACAGTGCCGTTACTTGTGATAATTTCAGTAGAAAAACCTACACAAAGACCAAATCCTTCACCTGCCGTCGGGAAGACGAAAGCATTCGCCTGGTGATACAGGTCGCGCATTTCCTCACGTGTATACAGGCGCGAATCGAACGTTGCATTACCAAAATGTCGCAAGGTCCCTTTGCCAGTCTCGGACGAGGTCTTCATGGTCAAATGAGCCCATTCCTTATCCTGAAAGAGATGAGCCCAGGACGAGAAAGTTGCCGGCCAACCTTTTCTCGGATTAGGTGCCCCAACCCACAGGAACTCGAATTGCCCCTTACCTGGCTCCCAGCTACGCTCCTTGTATGTATACAACGAATCGTCAAAGCCAATGTGACTGACCACCAACGGCTTCTTGCCGACATGCGGCTTGAACAGGTCGTACACGAACTGCGACGGCGCGATCACGGCATGGACTCGCGCGAACTTCGCCGCAAAGATCGGCGGCAAGGGTTCACCTTCGTACATGGACCATAATAAATTGGTTTTCCCCGAGATCGGGAAACAATCGGCCGGGTGGCAGTAATGCAACACGACTCGCGCCTTTTCGGTAAACTCGACACCTTCGGCCGTAAGCGCATTTCGCAGATTGATAGAGCTACCGGTATAACCGGCGGCGTTACCGCCCATGAATCGAAAGGGCAAAGCCCAGTGTAACTTCACGTCACGCCAGTCTAGCCCAATTCAAACAGAAAGTGAAACTCTTTCTTACCGAGTAACTACGTTACTGATCCGCCCGTGTCGGGCCGGGAATGACGACCCCTTTACGTATTCGTACACCTTACCCAGCTTGGGCTTGAGTTTCTTTTCTTTTGCCTTCGCGGCAGGGGCCTTGTCGAGCGCCTCTTGTTTAATCATATATTTCTCCTGGGCTGTAAAAGAAATGGGCTGACTCCGTTTCCAGAGCCAACCCATTTCTAGGGGTGAGTCGTAATTCGACTCTTAGTTAAATCCGACTAGGCGTTAGACGGCAGTCGAAAGTCTCGCGAATGCACCGGGAATTGCCGTGATCATGCCGATACGCTCACGAACGCGCAGGGCAAGGTTGCCAGACTCGAAGAACACCTGGTCTGACCAGTCGATTCGCAGTTCGGCACGGTCGCCGAACACGAACTTGCTCCAGTCTGCGTAGAGTGCGAAGAGCTGGACATTACTGGACGTACCCGGCATCGTATCGGTAAGATACGCCGGGCGACCCATGATCTGTGTTGGGGTAGGAAGAACCTGATCCGGGGCATTGTCGATTCCAGGCAGGGCATTCCAACTCGTCATATAGAGAGGGCGCTCCTGGGTGTCGCGCATTCCGACGATGTTCGAGAATGCTGCACTAGAAAGAACGAACGCACCCTTGTGAACAACCTTCGAATCTACAGCGAACTGTAGCCGAACGAGGTCCTGGTGAGTGATGTCCGAGAAGGCACGCTTGCCCGAGCTGATCGAGTTACCGAAGTACTTCAAGGTAACGTCAGCGTCAGTTCCAACGCCGGTAAAGATAGTCGTCGAAGAGAATGCCTTCTGGTTCTCTTCTTGCGCAACCGCCTCTGCGAAGAGACGAGCGAAAAAGGGCTCCAGTGCGACCACGGAATCTTCCGTAAGCTCTGAGGTGATCTCAGACAGGGCCATCATGGTCTTGGCCGTAAGGGTCTTGTCCTGCAGGACGACTGACGTCTGGCTCGGAGCAATACCTTCATTGGGCCACGACACCGAAGGACCAGTGCCCTTGGTTGGCAGCTTCATCGTCAGTGAACTCATCGGAATGACGGTACCCACTCGACGGATAATAGAAGCCTCGCCAATCAGGCGAGCAATGTCCGGATAGATGATCGTCGGAACGAGCAAGTCACCGGTTGCCGAACCAGAAGTTTCCTTCTGGCCACCGCCTGAACTTAGATCACGTTGTAGTTCGGCGAAATCGCGTGAAGTCTGGCCGTACTGCTTGACGCGCCATGCCTCCGTAATGCAACGGCCAAGGTTGTACATGCCGCGCGTCTTGTCAGGCGATGATGCCTGATAAACCTTCGAACCCTTCGGAAGAGCCTTATCCAGACGCTCACACGTCTGCTTCATCTCTGCCAGGGCACCCTTGACGGACTCGATTTCGCGGATCGAGGTCTCGGCGACTTCGGTCTGCTTCTTTGCACTTTCCTTCTGGGCATGCTCGATAACTTCAAGCGCCTCCATGATTGGGTGCAGATTGTCCTTTGGATCGATATCAAAAACTTTGGTAGACATAGTAATCAACTCCTTTGCCGCGTCTCAACAACGCCGTCGCTCTTGGCGACCGAAGATATTTTGTTATGAACTAAGATTCCTACTTACCTAGCCGACATTCGACTAAGTTAATCTTCGACGTTGTAATCGTTGCAAATGGTTGCCGACTACCGTCTAGGACTTATACTATTGTATAATAAAAAGAAGATGCAAATTTACGACTGTGAGTCGATAATTTTCTGTAGCAAGGAACGAATATACTCAGACCGACTCGTCCGGGACACGTCCGCGACGACTTCTTCCGCTAGTGAAGCTTTCATTCGAGTCACTCGCGCCAGGACGTCGTCCACACTTACGGGCTCAGGTTCGCCGGTGAATGTACGCCTTACCTTCTTGATTCTGTCATTCAAAATGAAATCGTCGCCCACGACACGGCCCTCGACGTGCGGCGCCGACGTCTGCGATTCGCCGACCATATCCAGTGACTTTAGTCCACGCCGAACGTAGTGAATTGTCTCGTCAGATCCGTAGCGACTTACGTCAACTCCTATAATTGCCGATGCGTGGTCATTCTCGCCGTAGTCGTCTAGGTTGTCGGCCGCTGTCATTAACTTTTTCAGATGCGTACGTGCCTGTTCAAGGCAGTAGTCGCACTCCATTAGAGACTTGCGTGTATCCTTCGAAATTTTCGAACCAACACGCTCCACCGCTAACGAGAAGTCACGGGTCGTGTCGTGCAGCCTGTCCACGGCGTCACGGACCTGGCCGAGAATGTCCGCTAGTTCATCTGGATATGAGGCTCCGACGTAGAGTAGCCCTTCAATAAGCTCGGCGTCAGTCGCAGCTTCGTACTTATCTAGATGTGCAAGACCTCGACTATAGAGCTGTCGCGACACTTGATAGACAGTTTCTACTTCATCAAAAGTAGGAGCCTTCCGTCCGGCACTTTCATACGTAGCCACAAGTTCCCTGTGCCTGTCTTCGCGCGCCGCACTGTACGGCTCACCACCGAATGCGTGATTCCCACTAGTCAGTAGATCGCGCATACCGGTAAGCGTCGAAGTCCACTCCGGGAAGGAATGAACTACGGAGTCTTCGGCGTTGAGTCGATAATTCGACTCATTGGAAGCCTCCTCAACGCCGCCGACCGTCTCAGTCGCCGCCTCGACCACGGCCTCGACTGGGGTTTCAACTGCGGCTTCATCTACGGCTGCTGGCTCGACAACAACTTCGACCACCGGCTCGTCAGCTACAAGTTCCAACTTGACTTCGGGATCAGACTCAACCTCCGCACGGGCCGAGATCGCCGAATCGATGTTCGATACGACGTGGACGATGTTCCGGTACGCACGGATAGAATCTACATACGTAGCCATCTGCTCGATATCACTAGGCTCCAGGATGCGCTGGTTAATACCCTGGATAATGGCATCCGGATCTGCGGGGACGGAAACAGCGCTGACTTCCAGTAGCTCGTTCTCTTCGAACAGCCAGCCAGTCTGGATATCTTCTTCGTTTTTAACAGCCGAGTACTTAAGTGGAATCCAGCCGATACTTACGGCACGAAGAAAGCCCTTCTCGTACATCATACGAACACGCTCGGCGAACGGGTAGATGTCGGCAGAAACGAAGCGGCTCCAGATACGCAGAACAGGCTTGCCGCCGTCGCTGTCTACCTGCCAGGCGAGGTGCTTGCCGATCGGAAGCTGCGAGTAGTCGTGCTGAAAAAGAAATACGGGGTTCTTCGCGAAATTATCGAACTTCCAGCCACTATTGAGCAGCATATTACCGTCACGCTTGATGCCTTCCGTCGCGGCGATAAACTGTACAACTCCGTCGCCCATATCTGGGGCCGGAATCACCTGACGGAGGTGCATCCCGCGCTGCAGGAGAATACGCTTGTTGGCATCAAGATCTACCGACAGGTCCTTACCCGGAAGATCAAGTCCGAACTGCCGAAGCTGCGTCCAGCGCTGGTCAACCTTCGGATCTTCGAACCTAACTGGAGCAATCTCGTCAGTATCAATGGCAGCCCTTGCCAGTAGTGAATTATCGAGAAGAGTAGGGACCCACGCGAATTCGCTAGTATTGGGCTGTTCGCCGGGAATTAGTGTAGTGTGATTGTATTTCATATTAATCTCCGTATGTGGTTAGCTAAGCTTCGGGCAAATAATGCAATCACAATCAACCGCTACGATCGCCTTACGATCGCCTGGGTATCTGTGCCCGGTTGGGAATTGCTCTCCAAGAATCCTGACGTGACCGTGGTTACTGCTGTCATCACAACGAGCTTCCGGTGCAGCTACCCAAATCGCCTCACTATAGTTCGTCGCACGTATCGCGGCATACCGCGCATGGTTGTAGGCAGAATAAATTTCAGCCGTACATAGGTCATTAATTTTCCTAATGATCCGATTGAGCAAGTTGCGCAAAACACGGTCCTTGTCGGTCTCCGTCAGATCAATCCTCAGCAACCCAGAAAGGGCAATTGTAAATGCGGCAATCTCTTCATATCGAGAATTACCGTATACGGCACCTAGCCTTAGCGCCTCGTCTTGGTTCAAATCGACAGTCTTATACCCGTGCACGAACGACTTAACGATATACGGCATCAACTTCTCAATAAGAGCCGGGCCATCAAAGCCGTCACTGTCCCCACTCAGGATACGGGTTCGGTCCTTAGAGAGCGCCCGCCGACTCCTGCCGCTTGCTTCGTCAATCAGGTTTTCGACCGGCGTGGAGAGGGTCTCCCAGTGCGTCGCGGAAGCCTTCGTCGGGGGTGCCGTGTCTTTCGCATTGTCTATTTGATCACTGCCGATGCCGCCAATCTTTCCGTCACTACCGCTAGGTAGAACAACTTCGTGGTCAACAATGTCCTGTGCGGGGACGAGATTGATCGGAGCAAGAAAGTCGTCACCCCAGGGCATATCTTCCTGTCCAAGGCCCAGGTTCTTGTTCACTGAATTGGGAGAAAAACCCATCTTTACGAGGATCTGTGCAGTCTTGACCTTTTCACTGAAGTCGCCGCGTAGCGCCTCGACTTCCTCAAAATCGAACCTTCCGACGATGTTGCGTCCGCCAAGCAGTGGCATGAGCTGTTTGTTCAGCTTAGCCTCAAGTCTACGCGTAATCGGAATAATGCAATTGTAATAGAACATCTTCTGGTGAACCTTGATCGTGGCGTCACCGACCGCTCCGCGTTCTTGTTCGAATAAATAAAGCTTAGGTACGTTGAACGCTCGGCAAATGTCCGAGAGATTCCAGTCTCGGTGTTTTGTTGATTCAAGCTCGGCGTTCGTCGCACCCGTCGGCATCCATGACCAGTCCTGATTAATAACGGCCAGTCGAGAGCCCGCATTGGGGCCACCGAACGTACGCCGCCACGTCTCGCGAATGTCGTTACGCATCGTCTCGGTCAACATCCCCTTGCCGACGAACTTCAGAATCCCGGCCGGCAGACCGCCACCATTCAGTGTTGTAAGGTTATTCCACATAGACGCATAGTCGGCATCAACTACGATCTTGGCGGAAACAAGTGGACCAATACCCATAATGTAATTATTCATACTAGGGGCGTACCCCATATGAATAACGCTAGCTGGATCGATACTGTCCGGCTTTTGGCCACTGCCGTTCGACTTCTCCCAGTGGTGTATATTAACGTAACTACCCTTTTCCATTACTGGAGACATTAGTGACGGAGGTAGCGGGTATAGGTCTTCGCCGTCCCAGAGCAGGAACGCGTTTCCGTCTACAAGTAAATCAGTTATGAACCTGAGCAATAGGTCGGACCAGTTCATTAGTTCGTTCGGTTGTGCTACCTTGCTGAACACTGGACCGGATAGAACGTCCTTCTCGCCGTTACGGAGCTTATATGGAATGGTCGAGACTGCCGTCGCGATAAGATTCACGCAACGGAACACGGAGACGTGCTGCGGATACGGATTCGCCAGTCGTACTGCGCCACTACCGTTCGACGTTAAGTCAAAGCCACGAAGAAAACGATCGCGTGAGGCCGCAATACCTGCGAGCGCACCACCACGTACCTGTACCGAAGTGTCAGACAGTTCAATCTCGCGCGATGCTGGCGATTCAAATATAGCGCTCTTGATTCTTTCGAACATTTAGGTCCCTTGGAAAAGTGTCCTCAAAGTGTCTCATCATAACAAATTAATGTAAAGAACATGAAATTCGTCAAAGGAAATATATGCTTGACTTCAAGTCAATCGAGCGCAAGCTCAGCTTCCCGGGGTCTGCGAACGCCAGAATAAACGCATCGGCGCGGTCAGGCGAATCCAGCTTTTTCGCTTTCATTTCGTCCTTAGTCGAGATGCGCCGTTGCTTCATCTTGCCAGTGAACGTATAAGTACGCCCCTGTAGTTGATTAACTAATATGTCGTCGTCAACCAGCCCACAGTCACGGACGGCGTCCTTGCCGTCCTCCAGCCATAGTTCGTCGATCATGATTCGGTACTCTTCGGGCATCGTCGGGGACGAACCATTATTCACGCCAGCCACGAGCCAACCCTCTTCAAGTAGGTGATCAACCGGGCCACCGCCGAGTCCAGTCTCGTCGATGACGAGCAACGTATGCTGCTTTGGGTCCTTACCTTCCGGGCACCACTTCGTGGCTAACTCAATTGTACGGCCTTCGACGTGCGGCGCCGACGTCTGCGATTCGCAGACCATCTCCAGTGACTTTAGTCCACGCCGAACGTAGTAAATTGTCTCGTCAGATCCGTAGCGACTTACGTCAACTCCTATCTGTACTGACTGGGTGTCGTCGTCTTCGAGTGAGTCGTTACGTGCGCGAGCTTTCTTTAGTTCGTCGATAGTAAAGACTCGATTCGTAGTAGCTGCGGTCGGGAACTTCCCGTACACGCGAGCCTGGACATATGCCGAGTTCATCCCGTACGTCTTTACCCAACTTTCCCTCTCGGCCCTTAGTGTCGGGTCGCTACATAGCCTTTTGACATCATAGAATGATACGTTCATCTTCTTCCAGGCGTCGCCGTATCGCCTGTCCGTGTATATCTGATACACATACCCGTCGTCGCGCAACGGATTGAACGTCATAACGACCTTGCGCTGTGGCCCCACGGAGCTACCTAAAATGGCCTCCACGTTGGGTCTTGCCACGCCACTTACTTCGTCAAGAAGCGTAAGGGTCCAGGGGGCATGCATACCGGCCAAACCTTCGGCCTGGGCATCGCCGGATGCGGAATATCTTGCCGATGTAGTTTTAAGAATACAGAAACACTCACGCTCGGCACCCTTTAGGTAAATTTTCTGTGCCGTAATAGTGAACAATAGCTGAATCAACGGAGCTTGTCGCGCCAACTCGGAAAGTTGCGCCCAGACCCCTCGCTTCAATGTGTTCTCGTCAGGCGCGGTGCACATTAACTTCGGAAACTTACCTCCCTCCTCTTTCGTCGAGATGAACCACCAGATTGCCAGTGCCGACGCGTACCCCTTGCCCGTTCCGGTCGCGCCAGCACACGCCACCTTTTGGTGGTTCTGGATGTTCCAAAGAAACTCTTCCTGCCATGGGTCAATCGGGCAGTTAAATACCGCCTTCGCAAATCCGACCGGGTCGTTTTCGTATTTCTTTAGTTCTGGCCTAAGCTTAAGGTAGTTCTGGATCGACATCCGGTTCTTCTGATTCTTCTATGCTTGACGGAGTTACGTCAATTTCACAACGAGGCTCGGACTGGGTACCTGGAAAGAGCGCTCCGATCTGGAGAGTTAGCCCAGGGTCAGGTGGACCCATTTCCTTACGGACAGGCGCACAATGCCTCATGATCAAGCGCAGCGCCTCGAAATAGTGACGCTTGTGCTCCGGGTGACGTGCGTCCGTGACGATCTTCTTCAGCTCATCGAGGGCTTCCAGTAAGTGTTCGTCGAGCTTGTCAGATACGGATTTATCTATGTCGGACTTGCGCGCCATTAGGTCCGGCCGACATCATTCCCCTGAATTGGCTTCCCCTTGGGAATTGCGAAATCGACATGAATCGGGCGACCCCTGATCATCTCGCCCTGGATGACGGCACGCCAGCAGTCCTCTGGAGCACTCAGCGTATCGAGCGTTACGAAAGCAAATCCACGCGGGTTGCCTGTCTTACGGTCATGCATGATGTTGATGATCGTAGGCTTGCCGATTTGCCTGAACAGCTCTCTTAACTCCCCCTCTTCCGCCTCATACGATAAATTAGTTACGAACAAACGAACTACTGGCATTTCTACTTCTCCTTCTGTCTCCTAGAATAAAACACAATTCTCATTGTGCCAGTCGGACGAAAGAAGAAGCAATTCGGAGTCGAAATCTTAACTCCATATTTATGCTTGACATTGAGCAAAAAAAAGAGCCGCACCGTCAGGCGCGGCTCGTGGGCGGCGTAATATTAAAGTGGCGGCTCGGGGTCTCCTAGTTCTCGTAGGCGGTTAATTAACGTAACGTCCAGAAGTACCCAGTCGGCGTAGTCGCGAGCTTCTCGGCGGGTGTACGGATAGGACAACAGGTGCCGGTCCTGCCCGGCGTTTACTCCTAAGTGGCCCATGTATGCCGCTAGATATACTTGCTGAAGCAAATTCATTCGTCCCTCCGGCCGCTCTGGCTTTAAGGATTGTACTTCCCGCCAGGCATGTCGTAGATAGTAACGTCGGTATCGGCCAGTTCTTCCAGGATTAGCTTTTCGATTTCGCGCCATGAGCCACCGGCAAGACTAGCACCGAACCTGGGCGCATGGACCGTCGCTGCGAGTGGGCGCACGAAGGCTGCAACGTCAGCCAGGGCCGTCCGAATGGCCCCGTAGCGCACAGGTGGCACCCCGTCGTCCCAGACTACGTTGTGCTGTCCTACCATGTTAGCGACCCACAGATCCTGCCCGACCGCCACGTACTGGACACTGCCTAGTTCGAACGGGACGTCCGGATTCGTTGCCTTGGCCCATTCCCGGTAAGCCTTCTCGACGTGCAGCCAGCGCATTGTCACGGCCCTAACAAAGCCACGCCCCCAACCCCCCGAATCGTTTACTACATGTATTATTACACGGGACCCAGTGCCCACTGGGTAGGTCGCATCCCCGTTGACATAACGAATCATCGATTCTCCGGGGCGGAAATCCCGTCCTTTAGGGCGGGGTTGATTACTGCCCGGCCCCTCCCTGTAGCATCTGCTTTTTTTGCCTCATCCAAGCACAATTTCTCGAAGACCACCATTCTCCCGTTGAGCCTTATAACGACTGATCCGTCCTCGCGTCTCTTTACTGATCTAGGCATTCGACCACGCCCCTGACCGTCTGCTGTTTCCCCTCAAGCTCGATTTGTAGTCTCTTGACATCACGCTGTTTCTCGGCATAGACCGGGTAGTCCTCGCGCGACTCGCGGTCTACGACCACCAGCATAAACCCGGCCGGTATCCAGGCACCATTCTCCAGTCGCCGGTACTCCTTGCTCGCCTCAAGCCATTCCTTCTTGAGCCCGGTGCTGACTCGAACTGGTCTGGGCTTTTGCTTACCACGGCCATTGGAGTGGTTTGGTTTTGCGTTCGTATTCACTCATTTCCTCGCAATCTTCGCTGTTGCCTATGCGGTGAATGTGCCCGGCCTTCCCGATACCACCAGAAACCCCGAGTGCTCCGCACTTACATTTAAGCACCTCAGTCAAATGCTTCGACTCAAGCACCTGCTGGCACTTCCGGCACTTTGCTTTATTGACGGTCAGCACGACGCCTTAATTTGCGCTCGGGCACGGCGGATCAGAACAGCGATGAACTCACCGTAGCCGCGTGGGTTCTCCTCCGCGATCATGGCAGCGTTCTCGTACGCGCCGCGAGTACCCTCGGCCCTACCCTCCGCGCGGGCGGCGGCGAGCCTGTCGCCCCCACCATGCCACTCTGGAGTGTGCTCTGACGTGCACCTAACAATGATGGCGTCGAGTTCTAAGCCAACAACGTACGCACACGAGTTTTGGTCGGTAAAATCCGTACAGCGTTCGAGAACCGCTTCAGCGACGGCGCGCAACAGCTCGTCGGTTGTGTCAAACATCGGCCGACTCCTCCAGCATGAACGGCTCGATCGTACCCGTGGCGAGGTCGATGCGATCGAACGAAATACCAAGTAGACGACTGATATTAACTGGAATCGGGCCATCGAAGATTCCGGCGTGCTCGGGGACAAAGTCGATCTCACAGCGATTGCACCACAGGTGCTTCTCGTACTCGGACCATTGCGTATCGACGTTCCCGCACGCGCATGGGGCCATTTCGTAAACCGACGGCGCCTGCAGGTAGCGCCACGTACGTTTCTTTAACTCCGCGCTACTCATCGTGATTCCTCCTCTCGTACTCGCGCTGAAGGCACCACCTAGTGTTCACTGGTTGTCTCGCTTCTGTGTTCAATGTCCAGTCTTCGGGCCGACACCGCCGGGACTAACCCGTGTTGACCGTCCGCCCCGACGAGTCCCCCGTGAGGCCCCACACTGGGTAGATCGGCTTGTTTAATATGGAGCGCTCCGCCGTCCGGACTCGTCTCGGTGACACAAATTCTGCCATCGATGTCCGTTTCGATCTCCCCCTCGCAGTCGGCTTCGCCACGAGTAAATACAACGACGAGCGAAAAACTCACCACGACCAGTAGTCCACAAAGTAAAACTTTCTTCATTTGTAAAACTCCTTTAACTAAGTCTCGTTCATCTAGGATCACGCCTGGCCAAACGCCTCTCCAGCTCCCTCAGCTCATCGATGCGCTGCAGGAAGTTATGTCGTCCAGTCGGTCGCCCCTCCACTTCGCCACCGAGGCGCACGACGGCCATATGGAGCACACCCTGATCCCCAATCGCGCGTCGCGCCATCGCGCACAGTTCCCGCACGTAGGGGAATTGAATATCGCGCGAGTGTGTTACCTCGATCACGTCGATCTCTCGGTGAGTGAGCGGATAGTTAGCGGTCGGGACCAGTTGAATCGGGCCAGGATCGTAACCCGTTAGTGATGAACGAGGGACGCACCCGGCTGGTTCAACCGTTGGTGGAACACTAGGAAGCTTCCGCTTGGCACTCATGGTAACGTGTCCTCGAATCTCTCGTGTTGCTCGCCGCCGATCTCGGGCACAGGTAAATCGCCACGAGCAGCGGCCATCCGCACGCCAAGGTTATTCCCCACACCGATCTGATTGTAGAGCCAACCGGCGCAGGCAAACTCCTCACCGGGCTTGGAGTGATGGCACGCCATGATACGCATGCCGCCGCGAGGGAATAAGGATGCGAGCCCTTCGTTGATGGTGCCGCGCAGCTTTAAATGTAACTCGACACTGTAGCCGTTCGGAATGTCCTGTTCGGGGTCACAGTCTACTCGCCACGGACACGTTGGGCACTGCTTAACGTGACACCGCTCGCTCATAAGGTCCCTTTCTGCGCACTGGCGCGGATAGCGGCAGCGATACGGCGCGGGGCCATCCGAGTCGAGGAATCAGCCAGCGAACGCGGCTCGTCTGCCTCCGCGATCTCAGCGCACTCTTCGAACACCTCACGACGAGCGTCGGTGATCATCTCGTTCGCGGCCGTGCCTCGCCAACGCGCCACCTCTGCACGTATTGTGATCACGTTTCTCCCTCGTCTCGTCCTTATCCTTGTCGTCGTCCCACGCATGTGACCACTCGATCCGCAGCCCCAGAGAGAGCCACGTCTCGACCAGCAGCCAGCTGCTCGTGTCCATCATGGCGTCCCCTTCGGATCCAGTATCGAGCCACACGCCGTACATTCGCCAGTGAGCTGGTGCCGCGTCTTGCGACCGCATTCGTCGCACATCGCGGCATCCGGCCCGGCTTGCTCCTCTTCCTGTTCTTCCTGCCTGCGGCCTTCGTACGCGTCCGCCTCGCCGCGAGCTATCTCGCGGCGCTCGAATGCTGCACGCTCAAGGCGAGCTTCCTCTGCGCGCTCTTCCTCGCGATACTGCTGGCGACGCTCTTCAGTGCGATACCCCTCCCGGAAGTGCCGCGCGCATTCGTCCTCATAGTCGCGGAGCTTTTCGCGTTCATCGTGCGATACGTACCCACGCTCAGCGGCGCGTGCGCCATCGCGCCTCTCGCGGCTCGGATCGTCGCACCAGTCCCTCACGCCCAAGCTCCCTTCTCGCCAGCGAGCCCGGCCGCGACGAGTATCGCGTCGACGTACGATCGCCACGCGCCGTGCCTGGCGGCGGAGGCGGCTGCGGCGACGGCGACGACGCCGCCGGGCACGGCGCCGGCTAAAGTGGCTGCGGCGGCGGCGCCGCCGCCGCCGCCGTGCCCGGCTGCGGCGGCGTCGGGCACGGCGCCGGCTAAAGTGGCTGCGCCGGCGGCGCCGCCGGCGCCGTGCCCGGCTGCGGCGGCGTCGACGGTGGCGGCTGCGGCGGTGTTGACGATGGCGGCGGCGGTGTCGGCGGCGGTGTCGGCGGCGGTGTCGGCGGCGGTGTCGGTGTCGGTGTCGGCGGTGCTCACGTCCCAACACTTGTCGCGAGCAGCCAGGGCCGTTGCCACGTCCGTGATCGGCACGAGCGCGCGTAGCTGGCTAGCCAACTCGGGCAGCTTCGCTGAGTCTAGCGCATCCGCTGCGATCACGCGGACAGCCACGTCGGCCAACCGGAACGACCGCATCCGCCGTGCCTCGACATCGCCTCGCGTCCCGAGGGAGCGGACCACGGCGGGCAACAACACTTCCGCGCTCTCTGTGTCGTTCGCCCAGTGACGCGAGTCGTTCAGTTTGATCAGGAGCCGGTATAGATCCGGCTCGACACAATCAGGGCACTGGTCTCCCCAGTAATCACCCTCGGCGAAGTTGTACGCCTCCCAGACGCAGGCCTTGCCCCTGGTATTGGAGTGCTGACCCCCAGCCGTGAGTACGCCGCCGAAGTTGTCATCCACGACCTTCTGCAGTTCTTCAATTGTGATCATCTGAAATCCTCTCGGCGGAGACCCCGGACTTCAGTCCGGAAAGCCCCAGCCTTTAGGCCGGGGAAGACGTTACTCGGGCACCTTGCTCCTCCGCCAGATCATCAGCGGCGGATCGAGACTTGCCGATACCGTTCGCCAAAGTTCTTGTGCATGTGCTCTGCTCCCGTCTACTTTGAGGTTTCGAAAGGGTTGAAGTCCGCCGGATCGTCGTGAAGCTTCTCCGTCTCGGCCCAGAGCTTCCCGAGGAGGCTCTTTTCGGCGGCACGCTTGAACAGGACACGCAAGAGCGCCCCGTCGCTGAGCGCCCGATCGGCGTCGGTGAGTACGTCGAGGTTCTTGGCGACGGTTATCTGGTGGCGGAATGGCAGCGTGAGGAATCGGTATGTGAGCCGACGCTCGTAGTTCGGAGGCGGCATGGCATCGTCCTTCTCAGTCGCCGTGGTCGCCACCACGGGGCTCGGCGCCGATCCTGTGACGTCGGCACTTCTAGCCTCGTGAGAAACGACGCCGTGGGGTTCAGCCTTCGTGGCCGCTGGAAAGCCAGACCAGAAGCGACACTTATCGCGCACCGCCTCCCCGACGGCGCGCAGCAGTTCATCGCGTGTGCTCACTTGGGCGTCTCCTTTTTATCCCCGGCCGCAGTCTTGTCGAGCGCGGCGAATAACTCGGATCTCGGCGCTTAACTCCCGCGCTGCCCGCACGTCTGCTTTCAAGCGTGCCACCTCTGCACGAAGCGAAACCACCTCGCTCGCGCTATCTGGCTCGCGCTGGGCGTATTCTGACTTGACGCGGGCGATAATAGCGTCGAGATCGGAGTTTCCGACCCCGTATGCGTCACCCTTGGCGACGCGACACTTATCGCGCACCGCCTCCCCGACGGCGCGCAGCAGTTCATCGCGTGTGCTCACTTTGGCGTATCCTTCGGCTCCGCAGCCTTGTCGAGCGCGGCGCAATCGCCAGATGGCAAGCCCCAGAAGGCACGCTCGGCCTTGACGTCCTCGATCAAGGCTTCGAGGTGGTTCCCGACGCGCTCGGTGATGCGCTGCCACGCCTGCATGTCGGGGGTCCGACAACTCGAACCCGATCGCAAGGCAAGGTAGCACTCGTTCATGATGCGAATCGCGACGGCGCGCAGCAGGTCGTCGGTCGTGCTCACTTGGAAATCTCCTTCGGCTTCGCTAGCGCGCGACCCCTGGCCGCAAACAAATCCGCTAATGCGTTGAACTTGCGCGTCAAGCCTGCCAGGCACGACGCGCAAAGCACGAGCGATGGAAGTTGCGGCACGGCTTGGCAACCATTGACGCAACTTGCAAGCGGCCGCATTTTCCTCACTTGGGCGTATCCTTCGACTTCACTGGCTGGGCGAGCGGCAGCCAGGCGTTATAGTGGTGCAACGAATAACCGTGATTGTCACCAACTTCCAGGACTGTCCACTTCTCCGTGGCGGTCTCATCGCTAATCACGAAGACCTTAACGGCCGCCCATTGAGCACTGGTTCTGCGTCGCGCCCACCACCAGCCGTGACCAGTTGGCGCACACAACGACTCTGACTCTGGCAACTCGACAAGAATTGAGTCCAGGTCGTACCACCGCAACCACTCGACGATGCCGCGACGAAGCCCGTTGCGGTGTATTCGCCCTGTATCCAGGCCCTCACCCGTCTCCTCTGGCGCGATTCCGGCGGCTAGGCAGTCCCGTACCAGTTCCGCTACTAACTTATCGCGCGCCGTACTCACGACTGCCCCCTTGCTATTTCCTTTGCTATTTCCTTTTCCTTTTTACTGATAGATACTGACACCTTCTCCACTTCGATAGTAACGACGGTAACGCCGCTGCACATCCCACAGAGCAATTCATTCTTGCCACAGAATCGCGCTAGCTCTGCTCCGGTTGCCCTTTCTAGATCGAAAAAGATAAACGTACCGGGCTTCTGTTGTTTCTCGCAGTATTCTCCACAGTGAGCACACTTACCATGAAGAGTGTCGTAGATTCCCATCTAGCCCCCTAGCGGAAGTGGCGTCAAGGCGCCTTCTTCGTACAGTAATACCGTCCGTGCCGTATCGAGATCTAGGCAGTCTATGTTCCAGTCTCCGTTCGGGGTCTGGCGCAACCCCTGTCTCGTCGTTTGCTTAAAGAAGCGGGTACTTTCCACCACTGCCGTGTGCCCGACAATCTGTGTTAGTCCGGAAACAGGTTCGAATTCGGAATTCCAGTCACACCAAAATGGGCCTGGCAACAGGCTGCCCCCACCTCGACCGGCTCCAGCCGCATATAGCCATGAATAGGCGTCCCCACTCGCACGATTTATCTGACAACAGCACTCGTCGAGCTTCGCCTCTGGCGTGTCGAATGCCGGGTAGTCGGTCAGCAAATGCCAGAGTCGCGCCGTGACCCCGGCGTGAGTAACGAGAACTCCTGGTCCCGGTGAATACCAGTTCAAGCCGCGTCGCAATAGCTGATCTAGGTACGGAGCAACGGCGTGCTGTGTCTGCTTATTCCAGCCAGAACAGCGCCAGTCCGGGTTTGCATAACTCAATTCGTGATTGCCGAGCAGGAACCTGGCCTTGCCTTCTCCGTCCAGGCGTAGCACCTCCCGGACCACTTCGATTTGATCCTCGCGTGACTGCGTGAACGAGTCCAGGAAGTCCCCCATGAAGACAAAGTAGTGATCCAGTTTTTCAATCTCACGTAAGGTCCTGATACGCCCATGTAGATCACCTACGAACACAGTGCCCATGCTTGAAGCCTCCCACCACTCCTGAATACGCCCGGTCCGATTCGAACGGACACTAACTTCCTCTTGAGGGAAGTGCCTCTTCCAATTGGGCTACGGGCGCAGCGTCAAATGAATTGAGTAGTACTCGACTTACTGCTCTGACGCGACGCGGCCGTCATTCCGCGAGTCTGCCGCAAAAGCTCGATAGCGCGCCTGGCGAGCTTACTGGGCTTGGCATGGCCGTTCTCCCAGCGATTGATCGTCGAGAACGTCACCCCTATCGCGTGCGCCAACTCCTCTTGAGTCAAGCGTAATTTCAATCTCAAATCCCGAACGCCGAGTTCGGGTAGCGCGCCGTCATTCTTCAATTCGCATCCCTCTCTACTTCGAACAAGCGCTTGTTCGATTCTGAAATAAGCAAAACCAAGACTGCCAGGAAACCCGAATATGGTTCGCCTTGATGCCGTTGACTGGGTTGTCGCAATGAGAACACCAAACGCCAGTTTGAATATAGTAAAGCATTGGTTCCTAAACTGCGGTGGCGCTCTGTACGGCCCTAAAGGACGGGGTTTCCGCCCCGGAGAATCGATGAATCAGGAAGTTCCTTTACTCACGACTACCAGTCCTCCGAGTTGCCGAAGATCTCGTCCAGGACCCGGTCCTTGACTTGAGGCTTGTGATTCAGGCTACTCGTGACTCGCCCCTTGCCGTTCTTCGCGCGCCACGAACCGTCTTTATTACTGTAAAGGTGTTGCCCGTACCGCGAGTGCGTCTCGCCGGTCTTGTAATCCACAATTCCACCGCCCGGAGTCCGGTGCAAGGTGGTCCCGTCGTCGCAGTACGTGTTCGCCCCACGAGTCGTGCATTTGGTCCACGCAAATGCCGAACTAGCCAGAAGAACACACAGTAATGTAAGTATCAGCTTCGCCATGGCATACCCCCTATCCAGAGATCCGCACGTTAACACGACTAGGCATGGTTCGTCAACAGAATTCTAGGCACAGAGGCGGTATTCCGCGATCTGCCGGGCGACCCGGCCAGCCTTCCAGGCGTCCCGTTCGCGGACGTGCCTGGCTGAAATCAGCTCCAGCTTCCGGTTAGCCGACTTCTCCAGGAATTCCGGGACTTCCCGACCCAAAACGAACCCTTCCGAGGTGCTCTTTACCATCCCGACCCCTGAAAGGATCTTCAAAGCCCGCCGGACACTCCAGACGGACAGCCCAGTCTTGCGAGCCAGGAGCCCTGTAGAGGTGATTCCGGCCTCCAGGTAAGGCATCACCCTGCCTGCGGCCTGCCCGAGTCCACGCAACCCGCCAGAGAGAAAGGCACGGAATACGGGGCTTTTTACGGGGCGAGCTAATCTACCACACTCTCTTGCATCTCTCTCTTGGAAGGTAGTGTGGTACTCTTGCTCTAGGTGGGAGGGTAGGCCAACCACCCAGACCGAAGCCTCGTCCCCTGACCCCTTCTTTACCCGACGGAGCCAGCCGGCCTCGACAAGCCGCCGGTTGGCCTTCAGGCAGGTCTTTAGGGCTAGACGGGACTCCAGCTCCTGTTCTCTTGCGGAGAGGCCGTACTGCTTGCTTCCGGCTCGCAACGCGCAGCCAAGATGTGCCTCCAGCGTGCTCAAGTCACTTGAGCCGGTACGTCCGGGCCACGGACGGTTCTGTATAAAGAAAAGAAGTTTCCTGTTTTGTTCTGTTTCTTCTTCGGAGCGAACCACCTGGACTGGATTCTTCTGGGCGAAAACCCGCGCCTTACGCATGAAGAACTGGCCGTAACGGGCCTGTTCTTGCGTCCCCCGCCGCTTGTCAAGGATATGTGCCGAGATTCCGTTCTTCGGATTGGCCAGTGCGGCACCGCCGTCCGTATCAGAATAGCCGGAATTCACGAGTGCCAGCGCCACCTTCGTCACGAAGTAAGAACGGTCTGATTCGGCAGGGGCTCCGGACACAAGGAAAGCCTGCATCTCCTGACTGAGGGCACGAGGCGGAGCCGGACGCAGGACACGCACCGTATTGTTCAGCAAGTGATTTGGGGATTCGAACTCACCGTCCGACTGTACGGAAAGTACCCTTTCTACATCTTCTAAAGTTACTCCGTCACAAAGTCCGACATTCAGGCCGTGCTTGTGAGGCGCGAGCGGCGGCCGACAGTACTGGTTCCAGCGACACGGCAACTTGATGGACTTCAAGTAATGCCACGCTTCCGTCTGCAACGCAACGGTAGAGAAAGCTACAACGAGATGCCGGTGTCCGGCCCGTCCGGAGTTCCATTCGAAGTAAGCGACTTCGCGAGACTTTAGCCAGTCAAGGTAAATGAAGTAAGGCTCAGTTTTATAAGCAGGCTCCGACCTATCGAAATCGATAACTATCAGATTATTCTTCGGCATAAGCATGAAGGACCTGCCGGACTCTTCGGCAGCCGCCAAAGAAGGGAATGTGTAAGCGCAAGTTCCCTTAGCCGAAACCTCCTTCGCAGGGTAAGCTCGATCATGGTACAAGTTGTTAATCATTCTATTGTTATTAAATGTCATATCCTTCATCAATCTCTTTGTTTACAGCATACCAGGGGCAGATTTCTTCTCCGAAATGTATACCAGTTGAGTCGTGGGTGCAGACGGTGAATGTTGAACTTGGTTCTCTTTGTTCTCTTTCGTACTCCTCGGCGGACCAACTTATATTTCTTTGATAACAATCCCCACAAGTATATGAAGTTATTATATGGTATAGCATTATGAACACCGTGCGCCGGTTAGAATGTGGGAGAGCATTATTTAATCGGACAGTGCCCGCCGGCACACTCTAGATCGATTTCCTCTGATCCTTCGTCGTCGAAGCTAGTACTGGTAATTTGAGAAGACATCTTCGTGAACTGCTCTCGCGAGATCTCTTCGTAAGGTGGTTGCGCAAAGCCATGGTCCTGGTGCAGTAAAAAAGAAACTGCCTTGATCTTAGATTCGTAATTATCCCTTAACCAAGCCTTGATTTCCTCAAGTTCTTCTCGCTTGTAATAAACGGTAGACGAGACGGCCGAATCACTCCAGTCGGTATTTACCCTTACGAGCCAGTTTAGTTGACCAATCGCCGATAGTTGATTACTAGTCACGGCATGGCTTGGCATTTCGCAGGGGAAATTAACGATACAGATATTGTGGTTTTTACTACCGTCAAGTTGAATTTCGTATTCTACTTCGTAGCCATTCTTACTGGCCTGTTGAACGAGGTTGTCGTCGGCAGCGAGTCTGACTCTCCGAATAAAGTGAGTTGCATACGCCGGGTGTACTCCCGGAGTTACGAACGGCAAAAGGGACATGGTTCCAGACGGTTGACAAGTACTAATGCGAATTGATTGATTAATACCCCATTGAGCCGAGAGTGACTTGTCGTATTCTCTGAGATGAGAATATGCAGGGCTAATCCACGATAACTGCTCTGATGTTAATTGCATCCAGCCAGTAATAGACTGACCCACTCGACGAGTCTTGTGGGTAATCTCTTCGGTCTCTTTGTCTACATGATGTAGGCGCGTGATTGCTTTTTGGACCTTAAAGAGTAATCTGGACACCTCAAAGAATTGGTCGCGCGACGAAATTAGTGGCAGGAATACGGTAGATAGATTGCAACACCCACGACTCTCTAGTGCCTGCTCCGCGCAGGGGTTAAAACCTTCAATGTTTGGATCTGGTCTTAGTTCGCCTAGGCGACCGTACTTTTTTGCTAATTCTAGATTTACTAAGCCGTACGGCTCAGAGTCTCCCGTATATCCCTTCCATAACTCTTCTACAATCTGGTCGTAACTATCGGCAGCTACGCTATTATTAGACTGGGACCTCCATGCCGGAATCTTACCAGCGGCCCAGTTCTTCGCGCGTAAATAACTGTAATCGTCCGTATCGCCAATCGCTAAAATAGCGCTACGCCGGGAAGACCCGGCAACGGCAACTCGCCCAATAATATTTACTATATCTAAAGAATCAATGCTGCGAATCTTTTTGCCAGCACGACCGTCCAGTAGATTGCAAATATCCTTAATGCCATCAATTAAAGCTTGCGGGCCAGAGGCGCGACCACCAAAGCTGGCAAGTTTTGACCCAGGAGGACGCACTAAGATAGTCGAGTATGTAAATGACTTACCGGTAAAAAAATAAGACTCAAGTGTCTTGACTAGGAGTTCTGCCCAACCCTCACGGCTGTCAGGTACTATAAACGAGGCATCGTTAGTTCGTTCGTGCGAGATAGTAACATTATGCTTGACTTTAGGGAACTCGTGGATCATGGCGCGCTTTATTCCTACGCCGACCCCGCCACCTAAGGTTAACATAGTAAATAAGTACCTAATATCATCAATCGATTCGATATTTGTATAATAACAGTTCACTAGGCTGCCAAAACCGAATCTTTCGATCATGTTATCTACGCCTAGTTGCCACAGGCAACGCCCAGCAACTAGGCCGCGCAGATTGAACATGTGATCGAAAAGCGCCATAGCTTCGTCTTCGGTGAACTCTGCACCAATCGTTTGGGCACCATTCACGCACCTAGCGATAGTTTCCCTCCAGTGCTCTTTTGTTCCGTCCGCCTTGAGGCGGGCGTAAGTACGATTAGCAACGAACTGGCCCAAGCCGGAGCCACCGAACGGTGGGGCCTTAGTAGCGTACTTGGCGAGAAAAGCGTCGGTGAGAATATTTGACATGCGTTGCTATTCCTGGACAATAAGTCCGTTAGCTATATATGGTTGACTTGATATGGCGTATATTCCCGACGAGTCCGGCGCGGAACTCATCTGACTAGTTTTAACAGACCTAACAGTGGAGAAGAAAGCCCGCTGTTGATTGAAAAACGGATCTAACATCGCCCAGAGCTTGTCGCTGTAAGAAAAGGTCCGGCCGTATCTGGCGATTTTGCCAATTAAAGAAGAAAAAGATTTCATGTCCATGTAGACAACTTTTCCATGGACACTAGAAAGAATCCCGTGATTAAGTAGTAAGAGCTGGACCTGCCTAGCGAAGGTGTGCGTCTTCAAGGAGTAAACCGAGATCTGTTCGCCCAGTCGCTCTGCCTTGAGGTCAGGGTCCGCGAATAGCGCAGCGAGGTAACAGAGCGTTGCCTCAATCGAACCACTCATGACGGGCTCAATCACTTGGTCGAGGATTAACTCGGGGTGACTGACGTAGTCGGCAAGCCAATAGAAAAGCTTACTTCCGCCAATCTGGTCAATATTCTTTTCGAACAACTCTACAGGTCCAGAGAGTGCCGTAAGACTGGCCACTGCCGCCCGCGCTTCTTCAGGATCAATAAAAGAAGAGGTACCGAAAAGCGCCAGCGTATCCTTGGCGCTGACTGTCCCCCTTGCTAGTAGTCCCAAAATGAGCCCAGTCTCGCAGTCGTTGTGTAGTAAGCTAGCTTCACCAAAGTTGCCCTCTCGTGGCTGGAGGCTTACGCGGTCCCCTGCCGCCAGGTCGGTCCCCGCTATGAACCCGAACGGCGTCTTGATTTTGATTAGGCCACTACAAAGAAGCTCGTGGCCGTCACTGGTCACGAGTGTAAGTAAATTGCCTTCCCTATACAAAGGGCGTGGTTCGGTGATTAAAGTAAGTGAAACCCCCTTCTCGTCAAACGTGACGACCTCCGCGTCACGGATGTCGCCTGCTCGCCGCAGCCCCTTGCTCGTAAGAACGTAAGAGGAAGAATGAATCACCTGGCGCTCCCACCGATAACGATGTTGCCGGTCGCGACGAAGAAGAAGTCTTCGGCCAGTTCAATGGTCCAGGCGTCACGCGTCCGAGGCTCGCTGACCTCCCGGAGCTGCCACATTTCGTTCTCTAAAACAAACAGAACCTCGTCCCCAGTAAAGACCTTGAGCCGTAAGGATTTCACGAAGTCACCTGGGCCCAGAACGAAAGAAATACTGTCGTCGGCCAGGAGCCACTTGGACCCGGCAGTCGCCTGTATTACCATCGAGTCTCCGTCGGAGGCTACGAAGGTAAGGTCCGACATGGGCCGACGCCCGACGCTCCGGACCGTGCCCGGCTTCCAGGTTCCGCGTTGTGTCAGGACATCGACCTTGATCCCGTCCCGCAGCTTAGAAAAAGCTAGGCTCCCGGTCTGCGTCAAGAATGACGTTGCACTTGAAACGTATGTTGCGATATGGCCCCCTGTTGAGTCGTAATTAGGTAGACACCAGTCTGACACACAAGTGGCCGAAAGCTCGAATGATTTATTTTGTTTGTTCGAAATAAAATAGTTGACTTTCTGTTAAGAAACGGCCAATCTGTCCTTGCTCCGGTATAGCTCAACGGTAGAGCGATTCTTTCTTAAAAAGAAGAAAGAAAGTGGTGCATGTTCGACTCATGCTGCCGAAGTTAGAGTGTCGGCAGGCTACAGTTCTAGAGAGGGACAAGGCCGAAAGGTCTCGGTGAAACGCCGGTGTCGCCTCGCTTTGTCTGGCAGGTCATCTAAAAGAAAGGACCCTGGGCCTGTTACCAGGAAATGCACGTTCAAGTCGTGCCCTGCCAGCTTTTCGGACCGTAGCTCTAGCGACCAGAGCACTGGGTCGCTCCCAGGACGCAGGTTTAACTCCTGCCGGTCCGACTTGGATAGAAATGGTAGCCTAATTGGTCAAGGCTGGTACCATATTACGGTATTGATGCAGGTTCGAATCCTGTCCATTTCTACTCTCAGTAAAGGGCAACGCTGAAATCGTATGCCTGTAGAAAGGTCGCCTCCGGGTGGCCTCTTTGCGTTGTGGCCTAAAGTTCGATGTCAGGCCCCGCTCGGCTGAGGGCATGTTCCTGTTTATGGAGATGAACGCAGGCGGGACAGAGTACAGACCAGCGGTACTCTACCCCGCCTATGTCCGCACCAGCTTTGATCATTTCGAACAGTAGTGGGTTGCATTCAGGACAGATAGGTCCGTACTCCTTCGTTGGCTTGAAGCACCCCTGGCAGTCCACTAGGCTTCCCCGAACACTCCGTAGCCCGGTACGACTATATGTCTCCCTAGCGAGTCGTGGCCGCTGAACTGAATAGCTTCAATCGCTACTTCTTCTGTGACTAAATCTAAATCTAGGTTAGACTTATTTAAGATAGCAATCCATAGCGCAAAAACGGCCTCAGTATTGTACTCAAAGGTATATTCGCCACTTCCTTCTGCGCCGTACGCATAATCACCTAGTGGAACTACGGCGGAAATCTTCTTAGCTAAATCGGAGTCGATAGTCGTCTCTCCGTACTGGGAACAGATCTCACCGATATCGAACCCGAACTTATTTTTACAAGCAAAATGTGCCTCTCTGACGTCCTCGACCGTCATCGTGGTGCTAGCCATGTACCAGTCACACCTGCCGTGGCCATCATCTGACCAGTCACCAATTGGGAATTTAATCTTAGTTCGCATTACCGTTTTCCTTGCTTAATTCTGCTAGTTAGAGACAAAGTCTGGCGAGATGTCTAGCACAGTACTTACCGCCAGCTATGGATATAAAGACTAATGTCGCTTTAGTAGTCCTTGTCCTGTAGAATCTTTAGTCCAATGGGGAATCTAGGTACACCGGCTGCCGTTAAGTTTTGGTACTGCACCGTGAGTAGTTTTCCCACCGGCGGATGCTGGAAGAACTCCCGCAATCTTTCGAAGGAGCCCTTCATCTTGACATTGAACACCCCTCCGTTCGGCAACCTGCACTCCATGGAGCCCGCACACCCGGCAAGTTTACCACGCCCTTCCATTACTCCGGTAATCTCGTATTCGGCGTCATCGAACTGCTTGACCTTCTGGAGCGAATAACTGCGCTTGCCGAATTCGTAGGTTGAGTCGGCATTCCTGAACATCGCACCCTCGTAACCACGCGTAAGACAGTCCCCGTAGTGAGACACGCCGTCGGGCTCGGACTCGCAATGTAAGGTCTCGACTAGGACGAGCGGCAGGGTTGCCTTCCTTAGTAGCCTGGCTAAATTCCAATGTCGTTGTTCGAAAGGTAGATCTACACACATGTCGTAGACGTGGTATTCCATAATTTCGTGGCCCGGTACTGGCTCAAGCGGACGCACCAGGCTTGTTATCTTTTCGAACAAGACTTTATGGGCCGACTCCGAGTCCTCGGCTTCGTCGGCGACAGCATTCCAGGCCGCATGCGAATATAACTCGCCGTCCAGGACGGTACCTGCCTTGACGTGCAGGCCCTTGAGCGCCTTGATCACGTGAGGCATCGACTTGATAGGCTTTCGAGTCCGTGACCACAGCGTTACGTCACCTTTTTCGGTGAGTAACGCCAGACATCTAATTCCGTCGAGTTTGGGTTGACTGTAAGCCGGCCACTTGATCTTTGCGGCGTGTTTCGAGTAAGACTGTGCCAACATCGGGTCAACGCCCCCCTGGATCACCACGTCACGTCCGCCAGCTCTAGCTTCTGTTAGTGAAACGACATAGCCGGATTTCTTCTTCTTCGTCCAGCGCGCCTGCGCCTCCAGCTCGGCCTGCTCTTCGGCCGTGGTCGCGTTTGACTTGGCGATATTCTTCCCTGCGAAAAACACCTCAGAGGTAAGCTGCAACTTGCCTCCGACTTGGCCGTGTTCGGTCTGGAGTTCGGCACCAATTACCCAGTTTCGCCACTGGATAATTTTCCCATTCGAACCCTTCTTAAAGAGCAACGTCGGCATTAGTTCTTGACTGCCATTACGATCAAGTAATCTACTAGTGCTTGATACGAACTCAAGAACTCGACGGTAGGGAATCGAGCCTGTAGAACCTGACGTGTCCGCTGCATCGCCTTAAGTACGTGTCCTTCTATCCCGTCTTCGTCGAACACCACGACAGTCGTGTCTGGACTGTCGTAGAGTGCCATCGTTGCCTCAACCATTGAGAAAGCAGAAATATTGACGCCATCTAAGCGAGGGTTGGCAATATAGAAAACACAATACTCAGCACTCGCCTTTGCCTTCTCTTCGCTTGCCTGTGCGACAGAAGTCCAGTCGGGCACTACTGGGTTGTAGAGGTTGTCCGTATTTACTTGCGCCCTATTTAAGTCCGTAAAGAGACGATTGCGCCAGTCGTTGTTGCCGCAAGTTCCACCGAGAAAGATCACGTTAATTCTTGGCCTTACGCTTTGCCACCCCGGGCGTTGGCTTACGGCGCGGCGCTGGGGTCTTAACACGGCGAACCTTGATCTTCGAGGGGTAGCCCAGGTCGCGACAGTAACTGACGTCGAGATAGTCATAGGTCGCACCGGTGTGGCCTAGCTCGCGCCCGGCGTCCATTACTTCGCTACATGGGAATTCAATCACCATGTCACAGCGCTCACGGAGGTCAAGGGCGTAGTCCGGAATCCAGTCCTTGTCTTTCTGTTTCGGGTCCCATTTATCCAGTACGTATTCAACTTCGATAAGGAATTTTATCTTTTTCGTCATAGTATCCCCAGGCGCCGTCAGGCGTGTTGCGGGCTATTAAAGTTCTAGGTACTTGTGCGATACGAGCTTTAGTTTAATTCGTCCTATGCGGTCGTGCATGCGCTCATTGACCGGCGTGAGAACAAGGCCCTCTCTGAGATGATTTGCACCTGGCATAAGACTCGGCCCAGTTGTCAGCTCCTCCGCTCGCTCCAACGAGAACGCCTCGCGGCCAATAGTAGGCACCCAAGTCAGGTCCTTGCTAAGTCCTCGCGCCACCTCGTGTGAGAAGTAAGAACCGTCTTGGGACATATCGAACAACACGACTCGCGGAGTCCCCCAGGTGTACCCGTAGTCGAAGACTGTCTTGGCGACACGTGCGGTCGGGACTACTTCTCCCTGTAGTAGAGTTCCCGGATGCTCTTCTAGCCACTCCGCTAGGCCCGGAGTGTTCCGGAGTGCCGGCCAGAATACGTTGTCGTCGTCCTCCTTGCGCCAGAAATTATGTGACTGGACGTGCAGGGCTCCGTCGATATAGATCGCAGAAAAGCAACATCCGTGGAGCTTTTCGGTAATCCATACTTCCTCGCCCGGCTCAAGGCAGTCCGCGTATCGCTGAAGGGAATCTATGTCGTACTTGGCATAGTAGCCGGGCGGTGGCTTAGCCTGACTGAAACCACCTCCATTGGATGTTAATATTGGCGGCTCGTAATGTGCGACTCCGAGCTGCTCAGTGACTACGTCCCCTTCAATCGAACCTTCCGGTGCGGCGACCAGCAACCCGTACGACACTATGCCACGAATCTTCTTTGCCCTAATTCGCCGCTTGCCACTTAGCCAGGCGTACTGTTCGATGTCTGGGACGACGTTGTCCGGCGGAATAAACGCAACTAAGTCTCCTTCTTTATAGAGACCCTTCTGGGAGATGCAGACGTAATTCCAGACGTGGTGGATCTCGATTTGGTCGGCGGCCGGGTGCTCGGTAACGGGACCTAGTTTGTATACTACGACGTCATGTGTGCTATTGCTCATTAAATTTTGCCTACCTTACGAGATACAGGTTCTCGACTCTACTTGTTTGATTTTTCGAAGTTGGAGTACGCATTTCAGTTTTGTGCGGGAAGGACGCAATTACGGAAGCTCGCTTGCTGATCTTTTAATTAACCTGACCTTGCCGCCCATGTACTGCACGAGATACTAATGTTTTTTCTTTTTCACGTTTACAAGGAGGCGCAATAATATCAAGTATCCAATAAGGTCCGTGATCGTGTCTTCATTTGAATACTCAGTTCCGCGCGAGATGCGGGCCAGCTTGTCATCAATTCGGACCCTAATTTGCACATCGGCATCGTGACCGGCAGCGAATATTCCAATTGGCCTTGAAAATGAATCGCCGTAACTACGGTTTTTTTCTAATAGAAGATCACGTATAGAGTCGCATTCTTTAACAATAAGATTCTGTGTCTTAGTTAAAGATCGTATACGACTTGAGTGCTTGCTTTTGCTTTTGATTAAGTCCATTTAGTTGCTTTCTTACCGCCGCAGGGCTGAGATGGAAGAGTTCGCAGACATTGACGAAGGAGAAGGTGTCGTCCGGATGTGACGATTCCATGATCCAGTGTTGGGCCTTTGTGTACTTGCCTATCCGAGCGGTATCGCAGAAATCCCGTAACGCCGAAATTAATACGGCATAACGGAGCTTATACTGCGGAGTATCCATATATAACGGGTACTCCAGGTACTGCTTGTACCACTGCTCTTCGGAGAAGACTTTGCGCTTTACGGACTCGCGAACCTTGATTCCGGAAAGATCCCCGCACTTCAGCTTTAGGTACGCCCTGTCCCGTTCGACACGGGCTACGTTGATATCCTTGAAGGCCCCAACGTAGTATTCATGCTTTTGACGGAAGAATTTTACAACAAAGAGACCGTCTTTACGCTGTAGATATATAGACCGATTGTTCTCTTCCATTAGTTCTCCTTGAGGTATTCAATTACGGTCTTAATTCGTTCCAGTCTCAGGACCTCCAGGGCGCACAGCTTCTTGTCTAGCATTTTAAATAGAACGGCCGAATACTTATAGAACTTCGCCCTCTGTGCAAACTCCCGACGCGTAGTCAGGTCTTTAATTTCGGCGTAGGTATTCTCGACTGTTACACAGAGGCTTATGATCTTCTGCTCAGTGTCCTTGAGCAGCTTTGTTAAGTCCGGGAAATGAGCTAGGATCTCGGATGACTCCTGCTTTAGGGCAAGCTCGACGATGCTCGAATAAGTCGTACCAAAAACCGAGTGGTGTAACTGGACGTATTCGGGGTGCTTGATCTTTACTCTGTTGTAATTAGCGTCGGTAACGACGTAACCTTCTTGATGGAGCCCACTGAAATGTTCGAGTGAGGCCAGCACTTCTTCTCGTGTTCGAAATGAAAATATGCGTGGCTTTGGGAGGTGACTGAACTCCGGTAGGTCATTAGATAGCCAGCATCCAGTCTCGGCTTCTCTTGCCCCAAGAAAGAACACCTTATTCGTCAAGGAGTTGACGACGACCCTATTCAGCGGCGTGCACAACTCGAACAAGAGAGTTACGCCGGGCATCTCCGGAAGTGGCCAGAGGCTAAGCTCTTGCAGCGTCTGCCGGAACAATTCCGCGAACGTCACCTGATAGTCGCCAATTGGGCAGTTGGCGTCCGGTGTCCCCGTAGTCGCGAATTGCAAGTTTCCGTTGTGTCTATATACACTCACGAGCGAGCCGTCTTGCTTTTCGTTTACTACTATACTGGCCCAGTCGATAGCTGTGGCCCTGCCTTCGCCGAGGTTGAAGAATTTGTCAAAGCTGCGACTGACTACGCGCCAGTCGTCTTGTTCGTCGAGAATGATTCCGCGTGACTCTAACTGTAGTGGGAATTCGAACGAACAGCCGATAGAGTAAGAGAACAGTAAGAGGTTTGGATATGTCCCGTGCCGCTTGTGCTTGACGCGAAGTACTTCTTCGAGATTAGTAAGCGATCCGCCGTTACGTAGATAGTCCTGGAGATGGCAGTCCATTAGAATTCAAACCCCAGTCCGCAGTCCATTGTAGACAAGCCGAGTCGGCGCATCATCCTGAGATTGCGCGGACGGTCCTCGAAGCATACGAGGACGTTATAGCGCCCTATGATCTCGTTGACGATAATCTCTTCCTTGACTTCGTAGTCCTTGCGCTTGTCGGCGTCCGCGCGCATGTGTAACTTAAACCAGTAGTCGCCAGGGAAGACGTGCCGCTTGATCCAAGTAGTGGTCTTTTCTCGGAAGCGCTCGTCTCGTCCGGTTATAAAAAAGACTCGGTGATCACGGCTTAATGAAACCACCGCGCTAATAACATGATTATTAGGTCTGTCCTGTAAACAAGCATTCGTGTCAAACGGAGAGCGGGAATCGCAATTTGCGACCGTGCCGTCGATATCCACGAGGATAGCGGAAGGTAGTCCTTCAGTCTGTTCATAGAGCTTCTTTTCTTTTGGCTTGATGTACTTCAGGTACATCCTCGTAATCACCTTGTGGCCGACTGGATTGGCGCGAGTCAAGTCGTCACGGATGCAGTCTTCGTACGGCTTGTTGAATTCCTTGATTTCGAATTCCGCCCCGTGTGCCTCTGCCTTAAGCTTGAGTGTCGCCATGACCGACGGGGACAGCGCAGTTTCGTCCACGACGACGTTGCGACCGGAGAGGAGCGCGGCGTCAATCATGGAGTCCCGAACGGCAGTCGTAAGCTCTTCGTTCTTCGCAGAAAACTTTCCGTTATAGAGTGTCAGGCGTATCTCGTCCCGGTTGACGCGTACGTAGCTCTTGTCGGAGTCTATCAGTTCCTTTGCGAAACACGACTTCCCAGAGCCAGGCAATCCGCGAGTAACGACTACCTTCATTTATTTTACCCTTAAAGTTCTGGCCCTGAACTTAGCGAGCTGTCGGACGTGAACTCGCTGACCATTCGGGGAGAACGCAAGATTGCATTCACGGCGTTGGACGTATTTGAATTTCCCAACGAGCGAAGGGTCGCCATAGCAGTGCCGTGGCGACCGATTCCGTCTATCCCTGGTGGTATTCAGAAAAGTACTTGTTCGTAAAAAATACAACACAATACCGCCCGACGGGATTCGAACCCGCACCTGGCGCCGATGGCGCCCACCAATTGAGCTACGGGCAGCAAGAGGGCTCCCGGCACGACTTGCACATGCATCCCCGGATGATAATCCGGTGCCCTACCTTCTTGAACTACGGGAGCCTAGTCGCGAATCGTGATGACGTTATAGGCATTCGCGCGTTGCCGACGGCCAAACCGGTGCTCTAGCCGCTGAGCTAAGTAGGGTCTGTCGGATCGTCGCCAAGGGCGTCCTGATATCCCCAATCCGCGTGGGACCTCACGGAATTCTTTAAGGTGTCGATACTTCGATTGCTAACTGACTGAACCTTTCCTCCAATTACTTCTTTCAGGTCTATCAGACAACGAAGTAACTCTTGGCGCTCTTCCTTATTTGCGGACTTAAGCCCGCCGTTGATCCTTACTAGTTCGTCACGAGAGAAAACTGCCCGCCGTGTTCCGTCGGCCCTGACGGACAGGCGCTCTATGTCGTCGTCCCTCGACAGGTACCACTTACCGGCGGGGCTGGAGACGCGGACACAGTCCCATTTCTGGTCCGTGTCCGCGTCTTGACTGGACTTTACTTGCTGCGCTTCAGTGCGAGATTCAGTGCGGTCTTCGTTGCGGTCTTCGCTGCGGTCTTCGCTGCGGTCTTCGCCGTGGCCATTGTCGTGCTGCGTCGTGCAGGCGCGGACTTCGTGGTCGTCTTGCGCGTCGGCGCAGCCTTCGGGGCTACGAGCGGACGTGGGGTTGCCGTTGACTTCATTACTGTTTGCTCCTCCTTTCTTTGAAATTTCCAAGTATTCACAATCTGTAAAAGAACCTTCTCGGCTTCGTCCGGTTGGTAAAACCTGAGAAGGTCATGTAACTCGATCAGGGTAGAGCTAAAGAGTTCAATGAACTGAGCCAGATACTTCCGGTGTTGCTCTGCTAGTGAAACTAAGTACTCCGGCTTACAGTTCAATTCCCTTTCGATCATCCGCAGGGTGGACGGTGCTGCCGGGAGTTTCATTCCCGCTTCCATCTTCCGGACCGAAGCCTCACGGACCCAGCCAGCGTCAGCAACGTGCTGACAGGTAAGCCCAGCAGCCGTCCTTAGTTTTCTAAGGGTAAGCCCGAACTCCAGCACATCGGCCGGGAGCTTCATCGTTGCAATATTGAGTGGCTTATCTAAACTCTTCTTCATTGACTGGAGCTATATCCTCGTCCATTTCTGGTATAAAGTCAAGCTCATTTCCAAGTCGGTCGATATATTTCTGGGCGTTCATATCAAATGCTAATTCTATCTTACCGATAGTGCCACACTCAGATCTGTTCTTTATTACATAGATGATAGAACGTCCGAATCCAGGGCGAAGCTTAGCGAGGTCCATATCGCGCCAGACGACCCAGACGTTGTCGGCAACCTGGCTAAGGAACGAGCTTCCTCGCAGGTCTGCTAGGTTATGAACGGGATTGTCGTCTCCGTTCTTCTGTTTTGGGTGCGCCACCACCATCAGGAAAATTCCGCTCTGCTCGGTGGCGGTACGCAGGGTCAGCATCGCCTGGTCGATCTCAAGCCGTTCTGATTCGGGGTTTTTCGGGTCAAGAATAAAATGCAGGTGGTCTAGTATTGATGTCGTAACCGAAAGGCGACGCGCCGCGTAGTCCAGGCAGTCGGCGAAGTAAGATGGTTCGAATCGGCCGTAGTGGTCCACCAGGTAAAGTGGCATGTCCCGCATTACCTTGGCGGCGTGCTCCGCGTCGGAAAGGGTCATCTCGTTCGAGCTTCCGACGAAGCGAGTTTTCCCGGTGATCCAGGATGATGCCTTCTGGATGATTTTTTTGGGCCCGTGCTCGAACGCCGAGAAGAGTACGCTCTCCCCGAGCGTCGCTACGTTCATCGCAACATTGAACGTAAAAGTAGACTTTCCTCCACTCGTTACTCCCGTAACAATCGTCAACTCACCAGGGCGCCTGCCGCCGATTACCGCATCAACGCTCGGGAAGCCCGTCGTCGCGCCACGTGAGCGGTCGCCGTTCCTGAACTCCTCCAGGAACTCATCGACGAATTCGGACGCGTGCGCTATCTTGTCGTGTTTAGGTGGCCGCGCGTTCTTGATTACCTCAAGAAGTAATTCCGTCTTGCCGGCCCGCACGAAGTCCGTAATATCCTTTGCTTCGAACTCTTCCTTTCCCCAGGGGCCGGGCGGCACCATGAATCCTTGCGGTAACTCGACTGTTCGACACCTGTACTTTCCTAGCGTTTCGGCCAACATCGGTGCGGCCCGCCTTCCGGCAGCGTCGGCGTCCATGACGACAACGATGTCCTTGAAGCTCTCTAGTGGGTCGAGCCAGGCCCCGCGTGTCGTCGCGGCTCCGTGCGGGATAGAGACCACGTTGCTCAAGCCCAACTGGCAGAGCATCATACAGTCGTCTTCCCCTTCTACGAGATAGACAGTCTCGTTACCACGCAGTGAGTCTACGTTATAGAGGCAGGCTCGCGCAGATTCCCCCTTCGATGAAGTCCACCACGAAGGGAATTTCGTTCCGGCCTTGTCGCGTCGCTTGTATTTTATGTTGATTAGCCTTGAATGTTCGAAATAGGGATAGCAGACTCCGCGCTTGTCGTCCAGACCAATACGGAACTGTGCGACCGTCTTGTCCGACAGTAGCCTGAATGCCTTGAATCTGTCCACGACACCCTTCTGGTCAAGGAAGCGTCGCCTGTTTTCTTCTGTGCTCGATTCGGACGGGGCGGCATAAGAGAACTTTTCGGCGCGAACTGACTGGATTAGCTCTCCGAAGTGTGCCTTGAGTAAGGTTAGTCCGCCGGACCACCCACACTCTCCGTGATGACAACGCGCTGTGCCTTCGGCGGCATGGATCGCAAACGGACGACGGGAGGTTTTACTGCATATCGGGCACTTGTCGAGCCTGATCCACTGCTTATCTGGCGAGAATGAATAGCGCCACCCCTTCGATTGAATATAGCTAAGAATCGCCTCTCGCACGGTTTTTGTGTTCCTCTAGGATTTGCCAATAGGAAGACCTGTCGTTCAGTTCTGGGTTCTTTACCTTTTGGAAGTTAAGCCTGAAGTCGCGAATAGAGTGCGTAAACGAGTCGTCTTTGAGATAAAACTGGATGCGCTCCATAACGAGGTCCATTCCGAAATCCTTGATCATCATGCCAACCGTGCGGATGTCACGCGTGTAGGTACTTTGCGGCACGTACTTGACGCCGGTACGGGCAAGGTATAGTTGTTCGAATAAGGAGATAGCCTTGTGTGACAAGGATTTATCTGTCTGAATCTTCTTGTCCGTGAATGCCTTATATCGAACCTCGAAATTGGGTCCCGTTAGTTGGTTGAGAATGTACTTCTCTTCGATTGCCCAAGTCGTCAGCTTTAGCAGAATAGGTGCGAATAAGTGCTGGACATATACTTCTTCCTGGAACTTCTCACCAAGGACCAGCTCCGCAACGTCCGTCCGGCTGTCGAACCTTTCGGTCGCGCCTAGGTCTGCATGTAAGAATAGCGGATGAAACCAGTTATGCGCGAACAGCTTGAAATCTTCCGATACCTGGGTATTCGTCTTGGCGAGATTTGATAGATACCAAGATAAGGCCCAGACCTGCGTTACCGGTGAGTTGAACGGTAGCTTCTTGAGACTGTCGGTGAGGTCGCCGTACTGCTTTGTCGTAACTACCCCGGCTTGCGGGTCGCTACATGCGCCGGGGACAAATACGAGTCCTTCAATCTCGTCCAGAAGAACGAACCCTTGCGCCGCTAGTGGCCTGACTGACCGCAAGTCGAAGAAGTAATCCCGTATCTTTCGGCCGGACTTGATTGTCTTTCCGAGAAACGAGATTCCGTGCAACCCGTATACCGAACTGCCCGCAAGTAGCTTGATATAGGTTACTTGGTCAGTATGGTTTAGGCGGTCAATGTCCGGCCGGAACCAAAAGCTTTGCATGAGAATTGGATAAGCCACTAAAGCCCCATATTTTACTCCCGCCTGAGCGGAAAGTCAACTAAAATCTTCAAGGACAAAGCTATGGAGTCCTACGGCGGAAAGCAACTGGAGGTTGACACCACGTCCGGTCGCGCGGTCGGCGAGCACGGCCTGCGCCCCTATTCGTTCCGCTAGAGCAAGAAGGTGTTCCTTTTCTGCGGCCGGGATACTTCCACCCCGCTTGCACTGGACTAAAATAACCACCCCGCGTGCGAGTGCTACGAGGTCGGCGGCACCCTTCGACTGCGCCGAACGTACTACGAAGTATCCGTTCTTTCTCAAGAGATTCCTGACAGTATATTCGAACGCCCGACCGAGAGCGTACGCCGATGTCTTGGGCTTCCGGGAAGCTATCAGTGCGGCCCATTCTGCGGAGTGTTCCTTTTGGGCCTTACGCCTGAACGTGGCCGGATTAATCTTCCGAGTCTTACAGAACTGATTTAACTGAAAGCTGGATTTCTTGAATTTGGTATATAGTTTCTCGAAACTGTCCATGTATTACTATAGCACGAAACTCTTCTGTCCCGATTCGCTTTCCGCCAGAAGGCTGTCTGGTCTGCCTGTAATCCTAGAAGCGTCCGTCGTTGCGTTAATTATACTTTCCCGCTCGTCAAGTAGTTCTATTTTGCGAATATCTAGAGCATGGTTTGCGATGAGCCTATATACGAATTGCGGACGCCGCTGGGTCATGCGACGGATACGCATCGCCGCTTGCTCGTTCATTGCCGGGGCGTACGCGAAGTCGATGAACAGCGAGTAAGCCGCACGTTCCAGGCTTAGCGCGACCCCGGCCGCTTTCATGGAGATCGCTAGATTGTTGATCTCTCCGGCCTTGAATGAGTTAATGATTTTGGTCCGACGCAGGTCCGTTACCTTGCCGGTGATCACACCCCAGTTGTCTCTTTTTTCGAACAACTTAAGCGGATCGACGTGCATCGAAAACAAAAGGAACGGCTCTTTCGCCGACTCGTATGGTTCGATAAAATCAAGAGCAAACGGCACCTTGGCAGTAGCCAGCATCTTGTTGGCGGTAGACATCTCCTGGAATGGGATATTTCCGCCAGCATTATTGATGCACTGATTAATGGCGTCGTCCAGGCTGACCCCAATGCGGTCCAGCTCCTCGACGGCACGATTACACTGCGCGATAGTAAGTTCGTCGATCTCGACTGGTACGTCGATGATAGTCAGTGGAGGGACTTCGGACATGACGTCTTCCATCTTGCGCATGAGGGAGACCCGGCGTAGTCCGTCTACCGCTTCTTTATTTGGCTGACTGTTGGGTCCAGGAATATTCCACTCGAACGATCGATTGAACCCCTTCTTCTTTGTGTTCGTCTTCTTGTCTACAGTCGAACCAAATCCTGATTTCCGACCACCGTAAATGCGCAAGAAATTAGGGAAGTCCACGTACGCCTCTTGCGCAAGGTCAAAACACTCAAGCAGGTGCCAGAGTTGCATGGGGTTAGTGTCAAGCGGTGTTCCCGTAAGGCCCCAGGCGGTCCCGTTAGCCCTCCGGAGATTCCGTAAGAGTCCGTTGAACGCCTTAGTCCTCTGTGCGTTAGGATTGAATACGTACTGGCATTCGTCGGCGATGATATACGTATCCTTACACGGCGCCTCAAGCGGAACCTTGACGAGTTGCTGAGTCGCTATATCGTAACACTCGTGCTTAAGTGAGCGATGACTCCGGCTCTTCTCAATACCCCAGTCCTTGTTCTCCGGAATATGTACGCGTGACGGCAGGGTGGAGTACCCCGTAATAACGACTTCGCCAGGCTTAGGCCAACGAAAGCTGTGTAGCCCGCGCAAAACGGAAACTTTAAAGCCTGGTCGTGTCTGCTCGAATTCCGGCTTCCAGACGGACAGCTTGGCTACCTTGGGACAGACAACGACCACTGCCGCGTCGTTAGGTAGTGCTGCGATTGCTTCTTTGGTATTATGAGTTACGATGCAGTGTTCGGTAACGTATAGGTTGTCCGGTGAATCGACGGTAATACATACTGATTCTTTGTCGGCAACGTACTGAACGGACTCTACTCGTCGCGTTGGCATGGACCATTGTTGCGGGCGATATCTAGATGCCTTTCTAGTGAGACTGAATGGCTTAAGTAGAATTGGAAATTTAAATATAACCCTATACCCTATCCCCCTATTCTCGAAACGCCCGTCTGACGTGAAGAGCTTGCCCGTTCCACCTAATTGCTCCACTAGGGAAATAACGTCCATGGCTAATTTTAAACTAGATGTGAAATAAGCGACACGATTTCGCACGCAAGATATTGATCCATCGCAATCCATTAGTCCGTGTAGTAGTTCGATCCTTGCATTAATGGAATTACTTAAGTATTGCTGCGGAATGAATTTAAATGGACTTAACACGCTTAATCCAAGTGTATTAATCTTACTCTTTAAGCCTGACAAAAGTAGGGCATCGCAGCCACTTCCTTTACGCTGACTGCTTGGTACATAGCCTAGTGACTTAAGCTTCAAGAGTACTTCTGTGGTATCATTTTCATTAATTGTTAATATTGTTGCGCCACCAGCCAAGCTGCCGTTTGCGATTAGCGCGCCAAGTAGGTACGGAGCAATTGGTAACGGTTGATTATCTTGATCGAAGTTAACCGGACCACTCAGCATGGGCATTCTAAAGTACCCAGTTGAGAGATTCAGTAGCGCCTTACGGCCGGTCCGCCCACCCCCTCCTGGTATTAGAATAGGCTTAAGTCGCAATTGGTCCGTAGTAAGAATCATGGTGTTCCACTTTTTGCCAACTCGAACCTTGCCGCCACGATTGTGCTCAACTAGCCAGAGGTGGTCTGGTCCAGCCTCCGTAAAGCTACCGTCGTCCATTGTGATGCGATAACTAGGCTTAATGCCTTGCGGGTAAATGGCCGTTACGTTACACGACTGCCCAGTTGAGCTAGTAACGACATCACCAATTCTTAAGTCTCCAATTCTACGCCACCCTGACGGAGTTATGACCAGGGTATCAACAGGCTGCTGCTTCCCTGTCCCCGGTTTATCGCACAACAGGAACGACTTACGCTTATTCAGAATACGAACAGCGTCTTCTTGGTATTGTCTTAGGGTGACTCCCTGCTTGGCGAGAAGAAGATTGACGGACTTCAGGTGGTCTTCATTCTGAGTACGCGTGCCGGTGATCGCCTTCGTGAGCTGAGCAGAAGGATTCGGACGAAAGCCTAGATTGACTAGTTCGTCGCTGACACGCCGGATGTTCGATAAAGTCGAGACATAGTTCCGGCCGTCGTACACCGCCCCGGCTCGCTTACAGGCGGTCCTGTATGTTTCGAACAGGAGGGGCGACAGTGCCCCGTTTGGCCTTAAGATTACCTTCTCTCCGCTCATCAAGAGAAGGTGGACCACGAACCGGTCGTTCGCCATTGATCCTCCGTCGCAACCGAAGCCCGGCGCCTAGATTGGGTCGAGCGACTTCTTCGGCTTAGATGATTGTACGGTCCGGCGTCCGCTGAGCACGCGGACCGAGGACCGACGTTGATGAAACTGTGCGATCGTCAAGAGAACCTTCGTTTGCCCTATCCCAAGCTCTTCACAGACGTCGTTAAATGAAAATAGACCAGTGTTCGGCTGTGTCCCCGCAAACCAAGTATGCGCGGCCGTACGGATTTCAATGTTCTGACTCAGGGTAGCGTCTTTGATTGCTTGGATAAGAATAGCAATCAACAGGTTGCGTTCCGGCACGTCCGTGTGTGCTTCCGGGAGACAGTTTATCTTAAAGAGATAGCCGTCTACCTCTTGTTTCTTTTTGCGGGCTGGCGTGACGTAGCGGTGTACGTAGTCGAATGGCTTACCCTGGCGGTGCTTTTCTTCGCACTCCGAACGCCAGGCGGCCGCCTTCTTGATCGTGTCGAAGTGGCCTAAGTGAAAGACAAACCCGTCCCGTGTTAGTCTTACCCTGTAACGTTGGCACCTGTTGTCGAAGTCTACGCCTACATACCGCAATTATACATGTCTTTTTTCTTTACGATATCGAAGTACGACACGGTGCCGAAGTATCGACACCTCACCTTTTGGTATCGTAAGTTCGACACCTTTCGTTGTGCTCTCAGAATGAACTACCCCTACGCTAAAGCATAGGGGTTTCCAAGCAAACCACTTGCTTCCCAGAGGAAAGACTTACGGCAGGGCACTTGGCTGAAACGGTCGTACCGACCGCCGAAACTTTATTCAAGAGGTTTATCCCTTGAACCAGAATAAGGGGCTCCCCTTTCGAAGAGCCCCTTATTCTTAGAACGGAACTACGTCCTCGCCATCATAGCTGCCGCCCTCTGGGGCCTTGCCCTTGCCGGAAGGCAGGAGAACAAGGTCACGGATGCGGACATCGGCCGTCGGAACCTCGACGCCGTCGTCGTTCTGGTACTTACTGTACCGCATCTCGCCCTCGACGTAAAGTGGCGAACCCTTCTTTACGTAGTCCAGCGCAATCTTGGCAACCGGACCGAACGCAATGCAGCGATGCCACTGTGTCTCCTCGTGGTCGCCGCCGTCGCCGTCCTTCCACTTCCGTGAAGTCGCGACAGAGAAGGACGCCATATCCCCCTTCTTGGTTTCAATCTTCTTGGGGTCGCTGCCGACGTTTCCCACGATGGTGATTTTATTGATCGATCGCATTTTCTATACACTCCTCATTGAGTCTGGTAAGACTCAGCTTAGGACGCTTTCCGTTGCTTTAGAAGTTCGGCTAGCGCCGCGCCGTCTTCCTTTGTCTTAAGTGGAAACTCTAGTGCTTCAAGTGCCGTGACGAGATTCTCGAATCCAGCCTCCTGTGCCAGGGCGTTAAGGCGATTGCGCATCGCCGGGGTTAGGTCGCTCTCCACAGGTGGAGCTACCGGTGGGGCCGGCTGTATCGGCGCGGCGTCTTCTCCGGAATTAAGGTACTTCCGGAGCATTACTCCGTGCTCCTTCGAAAGAAAGAAAGGAATTTCGTCGAACAGTGAAGTCCGGTCCTTGCTGGCAGTCGCCATGTGTCGCTCTCGGTCGATATCCAGAACGAGATCGAACTCGTACTCCATGCCGTCACGCTGGATTGGTGCTAGACCAATCTTGCGTGGCGCGACCTTTCCTTGGTCGTTCTTTTCCGTAATCCATTCCGTCCTCGTGCGCATCGTGACAATAACGTGACACGGAAGCTCTAGAATGTGGTCAACAAACTTATTGTGTATCGGCGTAAGTGTCCGCCATGCCACGAAATTATTACCGCCGGTCTTCGCGCGGTCTACCATCTCAAGTACGCCGCCCTCGCCTGCCCAGGCGTGCGAGATGCTGTCGATTAGTAGTACGTCTGGCTTTTCTCGTGCCGCCTCGTCCATCAAATCCATGTAACGTTGTGGCGTGTACGGTTTGTTGATGTCCTGGACCTGATAGGCCGGAATGCCAGGCTTCCCGACGTGCATGCGGGACTTGCCCTTTTCTGAATCGATGACGAGAATCTTCCCGCCCTCACCGGCGAGCCCGTCCGCCAGTAGTAGTCCGCCGTAAGTCTTGCCGGCACCAGACGGTGCACAGATGCCGACTCTCCCGAGTAGCTTTTCCCTTTTTGCTGTTTTGAAACCCATCGTCTTATCCTTATTGTTCGTGTTCCGACGAACGTGCGCCTGTCTCGTTCGTCTTTATTTTGATCGACTGGAACGTCATCCTTCTTGTTGCTGCCTGTACAATGTCCGCCGGAATCCTGTTCTCGTCAAGCGTTTTCTTTTCAAACGGACTGAGCCAGAACTTGAAGTCTTCCGTCTCTCCACTCCTTATCTGTAACTCGCCAAGTAGGGAATGAATCGCACGCTTGGCTACTTTCTCTTGCTCACTTACCGTGGCCTTCTCGCCACGTACCCGCATAAGTTCGGCGACCGCCCGGCCAAGCTTACTGTCCCGTGACATCTTTTCCTTGGAGACAAAATTACTTACCTCCTGGGCATGGGTAGACCAACAAGGCTCTCTAAAATCGCAGTATATGCACTTCCAGTGGTCCTGGTCATACGGTCTCGCCGGTAAGTTTGCTCCCGGCTGCTTTGCTACGGCGACTACCTGGTGTAAGTCTATCAGGTCCCTTACTACCGACGCGAAGAGATCGACATGGCCGTTCCATTCGTTCTCTACTCTGGCGATGTCCGTCTCGCTGTCGTATTCGATATAGATCTGCCGGTAGTCCGAGTTGTTCTTGTTCTTGACGAACAAAAGCCCCGAGCTGATCTCGAACCCGGCATTCTGGAGTCCCTTGATGTAGGCACAGGACTGCGTGATGTACCCGACCGGAAATTCCCGACTTAAATTGTCAAAGCCAAAATCACCTAACCCTTTGTGTTCGAAAAGATAGTAGTGATTGCCGTCATCGATTACCCCATCGATGTGTCCATGTAGGATGTTACCGGCAATCTCCTTTTCGCAAAATTCACAGAACCAGGGCGGCGAGTCTTCCCCCTCGATCACCCCGATGTCCAGGCCCTGCTGACGTAAAATGACCTCGCACCCTCCCTGCTTAAGCCAATGGACAGTGGCGTCCTCGTGGAGCGAGCCGTCGAAAAGGAGAACGGGGTTTCCGCCCCCAGACCCTTGCGTCCCAAGGGCCGCGTAGGTCAAGGCACGCGGGCAGGAGCCCGAGTTCGAGACGCGGGGCCTATATCGTTTCTGCTCGGCACCCTTAGCGACATTGCTAATGATGTGTCCAAGTTGAGGTCTATTTGATTTGATATCCAACTCCATGAGTATGAAGCCTTTCGAGCAGAAAGGCAAGTGGTTTATGGTCGAGAGTAAGCTCGGCGGAAGAAATCGCTTCCCTTTCTGTTGTGGGAATCGTAAGTAAAGGCCATGACCAATTTGAAAGAGGCCCTACGGGCGCTGAACGGAGACACCTATACATACCCGACGGCGCGGGACGACGTTCGTGACATGTACGTACAGGTCGGCCTGTTTGAGGCCCGGGCCTGGCAGGTCAAGACTGGGATGGCCGTACATCTCATGGACGACGAGGTTGCCGCCGGGCGGACCCGTAAGCAGGCGGCTGCTAACGCCGCCGAGATCCTTGGCGAGCGCCCGTTGGCTGTTCGGAAGTACGCCGACATCAACGACAAGATCCTCGCGCACGGCGAGGTCAAGTACGCCGACCTGAATATGTATGAGCAGGGCTACTTCAACCTAGCCGTCAAGCACGACGGCGCGCTCGGGAAGTCTGCGTTCGAATTGATCGAGTACTTCAATGAACGGTGCAGCGAGCTGGGCAAGTACTCAGTCGCGCAGGCGCGGGAGGATCTCGGGCTCGTCGTGGACGACCCTGTCAAAAAGCTACTCCGTTGTATTCGAACCATCTCCGCTTGCGAAGAGTCCGAGCTGGACGGGATGAAGCCAGCGATCCAGCGCGAGGCCGGGTCGGACGTTAGCCAGGCTGTCTCGGTTCTTCAAAGTTTGATTTCTGAAGCGCCAGAAGCAGAAGGAAAATCTCCCGACGCTCCTTCTCCGGCTTTGCATTGAGCCAAAGCAGAAACTTGACGACCGGTTCGGAATACACCAGGTCATGGAGTTCTCGCGGAAGGAACTCCCCCGTGACGTAAAGCTCCTCTTCGGGGACCGAAAGTAATTCGGACAAGTACTTCAAGTTCGGCCCCGTAAACGTTGCCCTCTCTTTGCCAAGGCGAGACAGGCTAAGTCCGCAGAGCCGCGTGACCGACTTGGGTTTCATTCCAAGCCCTTCCGCGAGGAAAGCAATCTTCGCTACTAAACTACCCATTGATGATGATTATATCACGAGTGAGACATGGAGCACTATTGTGTGCTATAACTGCGACTGGGACGAGATACTAGAGGAATGGACTCTCACGCAATCCAAGCGCAGCCTTGGCTACCTACAACGGAACGTGCTTCTCCTGGTGAAGGCACGGGGACACATAACCCCGCCACAACGGGCGTATCTCGATCAGGCATACGACTCAACGCTACCCCGGAAGAGCTGTTGATTACCGCCGGGATTATGAGGCAGTACGGCTTGGGCCGTCCGTCCGTCCGACTTAATCCTCTCGAAAGGGGAATTCTGGCCTCCGTCATGATTGCCAGGCATCTTCGGGTTCGTCATAGATTAATGCACGACCGGAGGTGGCGTAGCCATGACGGCAGTTTTAGAATCATTGACGTAAGTCAAATTGGAGTCACGAACAACACTTCCGTAGCTTGTGTCGAGGACCGGTCAAGCTTGATTCACAATTTGTTCTCGCCGAGGGAGCGGGGAAAACTACTGTTTATTCAGTATTCAGAATCATGCCTGGAAGGTGATACCGCCTTCGCGATAAAGATTATCGGATATCACGAGGACACAGTAAGTGAGCTATTCCGGCGACACCGGAAGTCCGGCAAGGAGCCAATCGAAGTTACGTACCAAATCATTGGTCCAGTTATCAAGTCGAAACCTATGTTCGACTTTGCTACTAATTATGCCAATGAATATACGTACCAGTTCTCGCCGCTTCAGGAGGATCACGAATTTGATTTAGGTAAGCGGAAGTACGACTTAGTTTCCGCCGTCCGTGGTGCTCGCAGTTGTTGAATCACGGCGTAGGTCGTTGATTGTTATAGGGGCGGGGCACGCCCAGTTACTTCGCCCGTTTAGCGCCGTAGGAATCCCCTTCCTTTAGGGAGGGGGGGTGTCAATTTCTTGTCAATAAAGAGTTACTGGAACAATACGAGGTGGACGTAGCGGCATGGCGATCACTAACTACGATGTCGAAGAGGATACCTATATTCCATCCCGGTCACTTAACAAGCCATATGCGAGTGGAACGCATGACGCCTGGGCACAAGTGGACCGTGGGTACTTTTCGCCAACGCGTGATTCTACGCGAGCACTTGTTCCTGGCGTGTACTGTTTTCGAGTAGTTCGCGAGACGGTCGTGATCAAGCCCGAGCTGATGTACGCCGACGAGCTTTATGCATTGCCGGACTCCGTCGCGGAACTCGTCTCGAATGAATTCGCGAAATTCTGTGGCGTTGCCGACCGGTATCGGCAATTAAAACTGTCGCACCGCCGGAACATACTGCTGTACGGGCCACAGGGGGCCGGTAAGACAAGTACGGTTATGCGGACCATCGCTCGTGCGGTCGAGATGGGCTATCCGGCGTTCCAGGCTGACACGAACCCGGAAGTGTTCGTTTCTGGGCTGCGTATGTTCCGCGCACTTGAACCTGGTCGTATCTGTCTTGTCTTCATGGAAGACATCGACGCACTGATCGACAAGTTCGGCGAACAGAGCATTCTTAGCCTACTTGATGGCGAATCTCAGGTTGATGGTACATTCATTGTGGCAACTACTAATTTTCCCGAAAAGTTAAACAAACGCATAGTAAATAGACCGCGTCGCTTCGATAGAGTAATCAAGGTCAAGAAGCCGGATGCGGCTATGCGACGGCAGTATATCGAGATCAAGCTCGGACTTATAGGGGAAGTGAATGAAAAGAAGATCAACGGACTCCTGGAGGCGTCGGATGGCCTGAGCTTTTCGGCGATGACTGAGTTGATTATCAGTACAGAGATCATGGATATCCCGCTAGACGAGGCGCGTACAGTACTGCGTAAACTAGAAAAGGGCAAGCCCTCTTCGGACGAAGAGAGCGGAAGGATGGGGTTCGATTGATGGTAGCAGTAGACGGTGGAATTATACGTAGTCCGGTATTAGATTTCTATCTCGTCGTCAATAACAGGGAATACCACGTCCTGTATCCAGTTATTGGCGGCCTGGCTTTCAAACAAGGGGACAATAGTATTACCATTCCGATCTCCGTGTTGGGAGAGCTTGCCGACTGGCTGAAGAGTATTGCCGCTCAACTCCCGAGCGAGCTAGAGAAGTGCCAAAAGTTCGAAAGGGGCGATATTGTTATAGGAAGAGTTGTATCTGCCACGTACGGCCTCGATACGTAAATAACTAGTACGACCAACCAGTAGATTCAGGAGGTTGCGTGAGTTTTCTTCTCTCTTTCGCCATGTTTCTCTTGCTGCATGGAGCACTAGCCTCAGCAAGCGACGAAGCACCGCACGTCCCCGTTGCTCAAGAACAAACGGTCGTTGCGTCGGCTGCCGCTCCTAGCCCAGTGGCACCAAAACATGGCGACGTGCCGAGTCCGGGAATTATCGCACTGTTCTTGGGCGGTATTGCCGGATTTGCCACAGTCACCGTATTGCTCGCAAGGAATACAAAACGGACCCGCCGGAGTGCGGAGTTTATCGAGTCACGCGCGACCAGTCGGGCGAGGCGGGCCAAGTTGCGACAGGACTATCTTGGCGGGACACCTAACCATAGGAGATAATGTGTTTACATTAGGAAAACAAATCACAGTTACGTTTTTCGAACAACCGGACGGCTTCGATAAGCTAGAGGCGCACTGGCGACGTGCCTGGCAAGATGAAGAATGGCGCAACAGTCTGACCGCCGCGCACTTCTTGATCTATATGGCAATTCGTGGGAAAGACTGGATCAAGATATTTACGCCAGTCCTGAACGAAGTCAAGCTTGCGAACGGCATGCGGCCACTTGAAGCGGTAGACCGCGCGCTGGCGCAAATTGCACGCCCACGCGCCGACCTACTTACTCCGTTCGGTGGCTGTGTCACGCCGGAAGGCTTGCGGCGTCTTTACGTAACTCTCCAGACCGACACCGAGGAACTAGACCTGGGCACTGCGGCGTTCGTGTGGGAACCAGAGGAGCATGTCGCTGCGTAGGTAACTGGTCTGCTTGCGAGCGTAGCCCCGTTCTTCAGGGCGAAGATATTCGTCAGCGGTAGCCGGCGAGCGAAACTTGCGGTAAGCTAACCGGCCGGTCAGGGGGTTTGCATTAAAAGGCAAACCCGCAGTTTCCGGTTGGCCCAAATACCGCTTGCGCGGCTCAAATTCTCGTGATAGGACGGTTGAGGTTTCGGCAATTTCGGTTGTGGAAACCAGGGGGGTGACCGACAGCGAGCGCAGGCCCCGTCCTTTAGGGAGGGGAGGATGTCAGCTAGGTCCCGGATAGCCAGGCATAGCCTGGCAGGGGGTGGTTGTGTTTGTGGTTGTGGAACCAGTAAGGGCTCCGGTTGAAGGCGAGGATTTGCCTTTCTTTGAGTGCTTCTGTCCTCGCGAGGAGCTGGTCGCGCTGTCGCTTCGAGACGAGTACCCGCAGTTCAAGCTGTATCTTGCGGTGCTCGAAGAAGCGTTCGACGCGCTGACGGTACAGAGTAGGAAGGAGCCAGCCGCCGCCGCTAGGTGCCGACGCGAGGCACTGGCGTGGTTCGACTCAGCTAGTCGAGCGAGTACGTTTACCTTCGTGTCGGTCTGTGAGCTGTTTGACTTCAATATCGAACAACTCCGTAGGGTCGCGCGCCGCGCGGCTAGGGGCGGTCGAGCAGTCGTGCTGCATGCGTCCCGCAGACAAATCTAAGGAGCCCCGTGATTTTATTCTTTGGTACTCGATTGAGCCTGGAAATAATTCCGCCGGGGTCCCTCCTGGCAGAAAGTCACATTCACGCCCAGCTACAAGCATCCGGGTGTCACGCCAGGGGGGCGCCAAGGGTCTACTACCTTGAACTCGGAACAGAAGAAGTTGTTTTCCGCGACGAATCAGTTGCGTTTCTCGCAACTGCAACTAGGCCAGTTGGCTGGCATCGGGTGGGGGCACAATGCGATCAAGCGGATTCTTCGGGCGGCTTTACTTGCATCTGAGGGCGCCAAGCATCGGACTGCGAAGATGGGTGCGGCTGTCGTCCAGAATCGGACAGTCATCGGCAGTGGTCGTAACTACACCAAGACACACTCACGGAGTCACGGCCCGTTTCGGCAAGTGCATGCGGAAGCTCACGCGCTGGATCGGGCCAGGAGAACCGGCGTTGGTACGGTCGGCGCAACGTTGGTCGTCGTCAGGAAGCTGGCCGACCAGACGCTCGGGGTCAGTCGGCCGTGCTCCGCTTGTTTCCGTGCCGCACAAGCGGCCGGAATCAAGCGAATTGTCTACACCGACTGGGGTGGACAATTTTGTGTTCTCGACTTGCGAGGCGCGGTTCGTCTCGGAAGTATTCTCTAGTCGAGGTATCGACTCAGCAACGATCGCGAGCGTCGGCTCGTAGTCCCCATTTCTTTTTGATACGTAAGTAGAGATCGACGTATTCTCCGCACCAGTATGGGGACTGCTGCTTGATGGCCGGTGAGGGCCAGGCTCCGGGTTCCCTGTCCCCCTTGGCTCGGTTCAGCGACGCAGATACTGCGAGTAGATTGTCGGGGTCATTCGCGAACTGTGCGAACTTCCGGCGCGTCCATAGGTTGCCGCCGGACCGGTATGCCTCCTTGAGCGGCACGACATGGTCAATGTCCAGCAGGCGCGGGTCAGTGAAGAGTTGGTTCGAATAGGGATCAAGCCAGAGTCCGCCCGTAACTGAACATGTCTCGCGACAGGCGATAACTGGTTCGACTAAAGAAAACTCAACCAGTGCCTCATGGCGCGTGTTTAGCTTGTCTCGGTCCAGGTCCGTCCATCCGGGGTGAAAAAAGACCCAGATCAGTATGTGGAGCGTCGTGCCCATGATTTACTATAGCATACCTGGAGTAAATAGTGAGAAGTTGGGACTTTGAATTAACGCGCGCACTGAAGGATATGGAGAAGTACTGCGATCTCCCGGAATGGGCACATAGCCTGGCGACTACCGTTGGGGACATGTACGACGAGCCAGGCCGAGAGTACCACAACAAGGAACGCATCTTTGTCGGGCTGGATACCCTACTGGAGATGGAACGTGAAACTCCCGTTCTCCCCGTGCAGCGTATCTCCTGGATGCTTCACAACTGCTACTACGACGCGGAGTTCTCCGGTAACGAGGCCCTGTCGGCCGGAATATCGATTGCCATTCTTGGGGACATGATAGCGGTAGATCCTATCTTGAGTACCCAGCCGGGGTATGTCGGTCGAACAATTGCCGGAAAAATCAACCACGACCTGAACCATGTGTACTTCGCAGCTTCATACGAGTCTGTACTGGAAACAACGGCTAAGATCCGGCAGGAGTACCGACACCTAACCGACGAACAATGGGCCGAAGGTCGGGCGAAGTTTGTTGAGTCACTGGACCCACAGAATGTATTCTGGCATCCGTGGTTCATTAAACGTTACGGGAAAGATGCATTCGCAACCGTAACGAAGCTGTGGGAGACTTCTTCCCCTCCAGTGATACAATCGGGGAATGAACAAGTTTAAGATTCTTTCCATAGACGGCGGCGGCGTACGTGGCGTGCTGCCCGCAAGATTGATCGACCGACTTGGTTCACCAGCCGCTGACTTGTATGCCGGAACATCTACCGGCGCTATCGTAGTAGTCGGGCTGGCGTTCGGCCTCCGGGCCAGTGACCTGGTTAACTTCTACTGGAGTCTCAGTAATAAGGTGTTCTACCAGCCGACCGTAGTACACCGCGTGATCGGCGGACTGTTCTCTTCACAGTACGACAACAGGAACCTCATTGTCGAGATGAGGAACATCTTCGGGGAGCATACCCTTCGCGACCTAGAACGACGTGTGCTTATTCCGACGTTTGACTTGATGTCCGACGACGGCCAAACATGGAAACCTAAGTTCTTCCATAATTTGGACAATTCGAACCTGGACGAAAAGATTGTCGATGTCTTGTTGCGCACCACGGCAGCGCCGTCTTACTTCCCTTCCTACCAGGGCTTCATCGACGGCGGCATTGTGGCGAACAACCCGGCTATGTGTGCCCTGGCCCAAGCACTCGACCAAGGGACGATCGGCTGTAGCTTTGACCAGATCAGGTTACTGTCCCTGTCTACCGGCAGACTAAGTCAGGGGCTTGTCGGGGATGCGTTGGACTGGGGGCTTGCGCGCTGGATGCGTTATGCCACCAACATGGCAATGGAAGGGACGGTGGACGTTGCGCACTACCAGTGCTCACGCGTCCTGAGAGAACACTACTTCCGCCTCGATCCAGTTTTACCACGCCAAATTGCGATAGACGACACGCGGGCCGTCCCCGAGCTAGTCGAACACGCCGACGACCTCAGCCTTGAATCGGCCGAGGCGTGGCTGTCCGCAAACTGGCACTAAGGCTGTCAACGCAAAGTGGAAGGCCTCCTGCCAGCTTTCGTAAGAATGTGCCGGTGAAGCTGGAAGGCGGCCTGAAGTCAGTCAACATCCCTATTGATGCGGTCGTCATGCCGAAGGCAGGCAAGGCCGGTGACTTCCCGCTGTTCTTCGAGGCGAAATCGGCTGCCGGCCGATGAACCGACCGTGACGCCGAAGCAGGTTGCAGAACTGACGGACGCTCCGTCCTACCATCGCGAGGTTGGCGTCGATCTCCCGCTAGATCGGTGGATCGGCTACGCGGTGAAAGTTCTTCGTGATGCCGGAGTGTGCACGATCGAGTCTTGCCAGGGGGGCGCGGGGCACGCGTATCGCGAGCCGACTATTCGGTTTGCCGGAACGGCGACCGAGGGGTTCCGGGCGTTTAACGTCGCCATGGAGCATGCCCTACCTGTTGCCGAGCTTCGAAGAGCTTGGAGCGTCGAGGATGGCGAACTGACTGGTCCCGACTGGTACCTGACCTTCCGCCCGCTGTGGCGCCTCAAGAGGCTCCAGCAGCAGGCGGAGAGGTCAGGTCAGCTCGGCGACGTCAGGCGCCGACAGCGGGCTTAGCGAGCCAGGTCAGTACAGGAATGGCACCGTCGCCGGTTGTCGGTCCCTGCGCGGCGGTACTTGTCCTCGATGTTGTTGCCTTCCGTGCACGCCGTGTTGTCGTGAGGCGACCGTTCCGCTTCCTGCTCAACAACAGCAAAGCGACAGCCACGAACGTCTATTTGTGCCTCTACCCGAAGCCACTGCTGGCGAAGGAACTTGCCCGCGACCCTGCGGCGCTGCGCCCACTGTGGAAGGCTCTCAACGCGGTAGATAGGGAAACGCTGCTCGGCAATGGCCGCGTGTACGGCGGCGGAATGCACAAGCTCGAACCGAAGGAACTGGCCAACGTCCCCGCCGATGAGCTGGCCGCTGTGGTCGGCCTGGGCAAGAAAACACCAGCACTGCAGCTTGAGCTTGAGGAAGTGTTTGCTGCGTAGGGCATTGGCAGAAGGAGTGGCGAACATGACGACGACCGAACTACAAGCGGCGCTGCTGTCCGATACATCCAGATTATGTAAATCGGCCCCTGATGCGGCCCCCCAGCCACGCATCCCGTCTACCAGGGCCCCCTCGCCGTGTCCAGCGCCGACTTGTGGGACGCCATCAGATCCACCGGCACCGCGACGAAGGATTGCCCGTTGCCTTCGTCGCGCCCGACGCCGAACTCCGTGACCGTCACGTTCCCGAGGTCGAACTCCAACTTCATGCGTCGGCCTCCAGATACACGGTATCGCTCAACCGGTAGGCGACGAGCCGCTCGCCGGATGCCAGGCTGACCCGGCGCGTGATAAGGGCGTAACGGGTCTTCCCGGTGAGCGCGTTCCCATCGGCCGGCGGGTACACCGTGAAGACCCGGAGCCCACGCGCTGCGAAGATCAGGTTCATGTAGTGCAGGTTCAGGTGCCAGAACAGGAACACGATGAACGCCAGCGCGGCGACCGTCGCGCCGAGGTCGCGCCAGGTGCCGAGGTCCTCGGAGTAGAACGGCAGCAACATCGCGAACAGGTACCCGAGGATGTGGTCGCGGCGGTCGTCGGCCGTGCCCACCGTGAGATCGCGCTTGTCGGCCTGCTTCTTCGCCGTTCGAATTCGCAGCCAAAGGAAGGCGTTCGGGACGACAACCATCAGCCCGCAGAAGCCAATGAACCAGCGGTCCGGGATGAGGCTGTTCCCGCGGAGCGCCCACAGGATGAAGAGCGGCGAGATGCTGCTGAGCACCATCAGCAGCCGGGCGGCCTTGAGCCCTTCATGGTGCCTGCTGGACGGTGCCAGGGCCATCAGACCGCCCTCCCGACGGGGCGTGGAGCCTGTCCGACACGCGCATGAACATCCTCTGCCTCGGGCAGGGTGACTGGGTTCCAGGTGAGGTGCATGATGCGAGCGGCGACCTCAATGTCACGTGCTCCGTCATGCCACCCGTGTGGCCCGGAACAGGACATTTCTAAATTGGAGAAACCGGACATTTGCACTTTGGAGCTACTAAGGCCGCAACTGGGCCGGATGCCAGCCGACCGTCTTGGTAGACGGCGCCTGCGGAGGAGCAGGCGTCGGCAGCGTGTACGCCAGGACGAATTCCCGCCCCTCTTCCCGTAAGAAGCCCTGGCGGACCAGGAAATCGCCGAACGACCGGTAGGTCGGGAACTTGTGCCCCTCGAAGCCGCCGAACCGCATCACGCCGTAGCTGCTGCGCATGCCGATTACCTTGGCAAGCTCACGCACCTTCCGCTCCAGCCTGGCGTTCCGGTGTTCCGCTGCCCGTTGTAATTGTGCCATGCCGGAACCTACCACCAGGACTCGTCTCTGTCAAGTGTTTTATGCACGGCCACGCCTTTTTCTCTTTACTTTCCGTCACTTAAAGAGTATGATTCCAAAATCAAGACGGTTACGGAACAATCTGAGGGAACCCTATGAAGTATGTTATCTTACTCTTGCTGCTCGCTTTGCCGGTTCAGGCCGGGGCTTATTCCCTCTTGACGGAGATCAACCGTCAACGGATCAAGCTCGGCGTGCCGGGTTCGCTGCGGGTCAATCACGACCTACAGCAAGCCGCTGCCGTGCTGGGCCAGAACCACCAACATTTCGGCTGCTTCGAGGCACACGAGTCCTGCCAAGGCGAAACACTCAAGCGGCGATTTGACCGCTTCTACCCCGGCTACTTCGGCGGCGGCGAGATCTGGGCTCTTGGGTTCGGTGTTCAGGATATGGTTGATGCCTGGCTTGACAGTCCCAGCCATCGTGCGACTATGCTCGGCGGATATCTCGAATTCGGCGAGAGCAATATCCCACGACCGACCGCCTACGGCTACTTCAACGAAGGGATCGTAGATTTCGGGTTTCGCTACATGTACCCGGTAGGCACTCCAGTTATCTCCGGGGCCATATATGACGGCTATGCCTGGCTGACTTACCAAGGAACAACCAAACCACAGTCCGCCTATGTTGACGTCGGGACCCACCGCCTGACACTCGCCCTGTACGAAGGTACACCGACCTACGGGGTCTTCCGCGCCGCTGTCCCCGAACCTCAAGGCTGCACCGAAGTCCGTTTCACGCTCCGGAACTCCGATGCCACTATGACGTTCCCGAACCCCAAATGGCCACTCATGATTGGCCCACTCTGCCCCGAACCCGCCACACTCCTGACAAAGGTTCGAATTAATCTAAATAAAAATGGCAAGTTAAAATTCAACCTGGAGACTCTTCCGGGCCAGAATCCACAGGTGGTCCGGATCGTCTATGGCTCGAACAGGGTGATTGAGGGTTCGCTTGTGGGCATAGTCAAGCAGTCAACGCTGGCAACCAGAATCGTTGGGTCCTATACCGACCTCCCGATTGTCCCGGAAGGCGGGGTCGTTTCTATTTATCTTGACAACGTGCTCGTTGCCGTGATGTTCCCGAAGAAGGTAACGCCGGATTTCATGCTCGTGCAGCGCTAAGGAGTCCGGTACGGACTCGACAACAAGCCTACGCCTGGCGTTACTTGAATTCCGTGGCAAGATTACTCCTGGCCCGTGGGGGGACATAGAATACCACTTCATACGTAACTATTTGCCGCCGTCACACGTCGCCGCGCAACTAACGGCAGTGGACAGGGAATTCATTGCGTACGTTCGAGAACACATAGACGATATAATAGGGGAATTAGATGAAAGCTAAGGACACAAGCGTCGAGGTGTCCAGAACACTTACGTTGCGCGGGAGGCACCCACTGTCCTACCTCCTGGAAATGGTCTCCAGTCTTAAGCGAGAGATGGACGGCTACGTATGTGCTGACGCCTCAGTGAAAATCTACAGCTATGACGTGGATCACGCCGACGTTGTCTGCTCGTACCACCGGGATTTAACCGAGTCAGAAATCCAGGCCCGCCTGGACGAAGATGTAGTCAAACGTAAGGATGCCCTGGACCTGCGCGCAAAACGTGCCCGTGATAAGCGCCAGGCCGAAGTAGAGCTGTACCGTAAGCTGAAGAAGAAGTTCGGGCGGAAGCCAAGGACGGACGATTAAATGAAACATGTTACTCCTTCCGTATTTCTCGTCGGCCAGACCACAATTGACCATGATGAAATAAACAGATTCCTGGCCGAAATCGACGCTGCTGATTACGAGTCGTCTGCCTTGACTGACGGCGAAGAACTAGTCGAATTCTACGGGCGCGTTTGCTATCGCTCGTTTTTGGTCGGACTAAATCCAAACGTAACGCGGGTTCGTACTGATATTAACGACTATCTTTCAAACATCAAATCAAGCAAGCACGGGAGTCTGACAGAACACGTTACGGGGAACTTCGTCCTACATAACATCTCTAGGGTCACCACCCATGAGCTGGTGCGTCATCGTGTCGGCACCGCGATATCTCAAGAGAGCCTCCGGTATGTTCGACTTGATAAGTTAAGGATGTTCATTCCGACTGTCATCGAGCAGAACGTACAAGCTATGGAAAGGTTCGAAAAGATCGCAGCCTTATGTGAAGACATGCAGATCGAGCTTGCCCAGATCTTTGACCTGGATAACATGAAGAACTTCTCTCTCAAGAAGGAAATTACTTCGGCTATGCGCCGGATCGCGCCCGAGGGCCTGGCTACTACCGTCGGGTGGTCTGCTAATATTCGAACACTCCGGCATGTGATCGAGATGCGGACAAGTCGCCACGCCGAAGAAGAAATCCGGCTCGTCTTCAACGAAGTCGCCAAGATCTGTGTCAAGACATGGCCGGCACTCTTCGATGACTACCGGCAAGAGTCCGTCAACGGTATCGACGAATGGACTACTGACTACGGCAAAATCTAGTATAACTTACTGCTGAGTACGCCCTGGCCGAAGTATCGACTTGTTTATGCTGTATTCTTTGTCCTGTTATTATAAAAGAGATTCGGCAGTCTTCCTGGCGGTATGGTATCCGGTTCATACCGACCCTCACGGCGACGACATAGACGCACATACAAAAACTATCTATGTGGACAGCCTGAAGCGTGGGCGTCTTTATGCCTGGAAGCCGGGCGGGCTTACTGTTATATTTAGAGTACCAGTTGGTTACGGCAAGCACCTGAACAAGCGTGAACGTCAAATTAACAAGTAGCGAGGTAATGGCCGGTGCACTCGTCGGCGTGATGCGACACGTCTCGGCGCTGTCCAGGCAGGTAGAAGATAAACACGGCGGCAAGGGGGACATGGCGTGGCAGTATCACCTCGAAGGCGCGTGCGGCGAGATGGCCTTTGCGAAGGCGGTCGGGTGGTACTATGACTCCAGCGTGGATACCTTCAAGCGCCCGGACGTTGGCCCGGTTTATGTCCGAACACGGTCCCGGCACTCCTATGAACTCATTGTTCGAAAAGGTGATCCTTCCGGTGTCTATGTCCTTGTAACAGGCCAAGCCCCAGGCTATGTCGTGCGCGGCTGGATTCATTCAGACCAAGCCAAGGACGGGGCGTTCCTGCAGGAGTACGGCGGTCGCGAGGAGGCTTACTTCGTTCCACAGAAGGCCCTACGGTTAATCGGAGAATTGAACGCCAGTGCTATACCGTCTCAGAACTGACTACTGGACTCAGTTTCGTAACATCAGGGCGGACGGGAACCGTCAGTTAGCATTTACTGCCGACAGCTACTCGAACATGACCGTAGGGTATACCCTTATATTAGGTTCGATAAAAACGAAATTCGGCATACATAACGATACGGACGAGACTATTGTCCCTAGTATCGGGGACGTATTGGGTTGTGGAGGTAGGTACTGGTTCAGGATGCGCTAGTCCTTCTGTCTGCTGTGCAGATGTACGGAAGCTCGTTTTATAGAAATTTGTCTAGTAATGCTATATCACATTCGAACAGACTATATCGTGGCGCTCTCCTATCAGGGGTCCTGTACCGTCGGGGCGTTCGTCGACACAGACAGGGTATTTAGTCACTGTCCGTCGCTTAAATTATGTAACGGCTGGGCGCACAGTGGGCTGCCGCATGCTAATTGGCTCTACGATCGGAAAAAGGTAAGCCCGGCATGCTATATATACCTCAGATAGGGTATTTGTTAGTCAGTGGCTTTCGAATCCTTCAGCTTCGTCGCCTCGACGAGACTGTGCCCGTGAGACCGAGTGAGGAAGCATGCTGAGCAAAGAAGAGTTCGTCCGCCGCATTCTCGACGGTGCACCGGCTGCCCCAAAACGAGCGCAGAAGAAGGCCTCGAGCGCTGCGTTCAGCGGCGACGACGTCTTCGGCAGTGATAGCGACGGCACGGCTTCGGTGCCGCGCGCGGTTGAGAAGCCTGCCCAGCTCGCCACCGAACTCGCCTGGCGTGCCCGCCATTTGAAGGCGATCGCGATCGAGGAGCTGGAGCGCGAGATCGCGCGCGGGGGTGGCCCACTGAAACAGCTCTTCGACATTTGCAATCAGGCGCTCGCGACCCTCAGCGTCGAGAAGTTCGCCGACGCCTACGCGCAAACCGTCACCTACGGCATGTTGGCCGCGCGCTGGATCTCGAGGAGCGAGAGCCCGCTGTTCACGCGCAAGAACCTGAAGGATCTGCTCCCCGAGACGAGCGCGTTCCTCAAGGACCTGTTCGACAAGCTGGTCAACTCCAACTTCGACAAGAACCTCTCGTGGCTGCTCGACGACATCACGAGCCTGCTCGCGCGGACCTCGGTGGCGCAGGTCTTCCGCGACCAGAAGCGCGACCCGTCGATCCACTTCTACGAAGACTTCCTCGACGCCTACGACCCTCAGCTCCGCAGGGACCAGGGCGTCTACTACACGCCCGACGAGGTGGTCAGCTACATCGTGCGCACGGCGCACGCGTCGTTGCGGAGCGACTTCGGTCTTCCGCTCGGCCTCGCCGACACGACGACGTGGGCGGCCTTCGCCAAGGCGAAGAACCTCAGCGTGCCCGAGGGCGTCGACCCGAAGGCTGCGTTCGTCCAGGTGCTCGACCCGGCGCTCGGCACGGGCACGTTCCTCCTGCGCGTCATCGAGGTCATCCACGAAACGATGCAGGCCGAGTTCAAGAAGCAGGGACTCGACGAGGAGGCCGCAAAGAAGGCGTGGGTCGGCTACGTCCGCCGTGATCTGCTCCCGCGCATCAACGGCTTCGAGCTGATGATGGCGCCATACATCGTAAGCCACCTGCGGCTCGGCCTCGCGCTGCAGGAGACCGGCTTCACGTTCGCGAAGAACGATCGACTGCGGGTGTTCCTTACGAACTCGCTCGAACCGCACACCGGCAAGCAACTCGAAATGCTGGGCGCGAATGTGGCCGACGAGTCCCGCCTAGCGGAGGAAACCAAGGTTCGCGCGGCCATCACCGTGGTCGTCGGCAACCCGCCGTACGCTGCCGTCTCACAGAACAACGGAGGATGGATCGTCGGGCTGTTGAAGGGCGTGTCGCCGTCCGACCAAGCGACGGGCAGCTACTACGAGGTCGATGGGCAGTCGCTTGGCGAGAAGAAGCTCTGGCTGAACGATGACTACGTAAAGTTCATCCGTATGGCGCAGTGGCGGATCGAGTGCTCCGGGCTCGGCGTCGTGGGAATGGTCACGAACAACGGCTACCTCTCCAACCCGACGTTCCGAGGAATGCGTCAGCAACTCATGCGCACGTTCCCTCGAATTAAGGTGATCGATCTGAATGGGAGCACGAAGAATCGCCGACGCATGCCGAAAGGGGTCACCGACGAGAACGTCTTCCAGATTCAGCAGGGCGTTGCGATCGCCATCATGGTCCGCAGCGCGACGCCTTCCTCGTCCACCGCTCCGACGTCTGTCGTGCTTCATCGAGACGTCTGGGGAGTGAGGAAAGAGAAGCTGGCGCTGCTGGAGGCCGGCGCTGGCCGGCTCGCAGCGCTTGCGCCCTCCACTCCCTACTACTTCTTCTTCCCGTGGCAGGCGGGAGGAAGCGCAGACTTTGCCACGTTCATCAAAGTGACCGACCTGATGGCCACCTCGACGACTGGGCTCATCACCGCGCGCGACGGTTTGGTGGTCGACTTCGATGCCGAAAGCCTTCTCGACCGCATCGAGGATTTTCGCGACGCGTCCGTCAGCGATGCGGCAGTTCGCTCCCGCTTTTTCGGAGAACGAAGCGAAGGCAAATATCCGCCGGGCGATACCAGGGGATGGAAACTCTCCGAGGCTCGAAAGAAGGTGGCGGCTGACCGGCAGTGGCGCACTCGCCCCGAGCCGTGCCTCTACAGGCCCTTCGACACGCGGCACGTCTACTACGCGCCTTGGATGGTCGACTGGCCGCGGGAAGATGTCTTTGTTCATCTTCGCCCCGTGGCCACCAATCGCTGCCTCATGGTCTGTCGCCAGATCGTCAGCCCAACTTGGAGCCATGTGCTGGTAGCCGACCGCATCGTCGATGACAGTTGCGTCTCCAATAGGAGCAGGGAGCGTGGCTACGCGTTCCCTCTGTACTTGAGCCCGGAGGCCGATGGAGCACTCCGCGTCGCCAACTTCGCGGAGAGTGCTGTGGCGCGCTTCGAGCAGACGCTTGGCCCACGCAGCAAGTGGCCGACCTCTCGCGGAGTGACTTCGTGGCCGGAACTGCTCTTCGACTACATCGTCGCGATCCTGCACTCGCCTGAGTACCGGAAACGGTACCTGGACATGCTGCAGGTGGACTTCCCGAAGATTCCGGTCCCCCCGACGTTGGTCGCGTTTCACGAGCTGAGCGAGCTTGGAGGACAGCTCGCGTCCGCATACTTGTTGGAGGTAGCGGCGCCTAGGGCGTTGGCGAAGTTCAACGGCGCGGACCGCGAAGTAACCAAGGTCGGCGAGGGGGGTAAGACCATGCGACTCACGGCACCCAGCGCGTCGCAGGGGCGTCTGTTCATCAACGCGACGAGCTACTTCGACGCCGTTCCCGTTGCCTCGTGGGAGTTTACCATCGGGGCCTATCAGGTCTGTCATAAGTGGCTCGACGATCGGCGCAAGAACGAGCGTTCGCTGTCTGACGAGGAGATCGCCACCTTCCGCTCGATCGTTGAGGCCTGCGGTCGACTCGTTGAGGTCTCGAGCGAGATCGATCAATGCATTGAACGCGCAGGCGGCTGGTCGAGCCTGTTTGGCAGTGAGAGGGCGAGCGATGAGTAACGCCCGCTTCTGGTTCGTACCTCTAAAGGACATCGCGCCCGCCGAGCAGCGGGCCCAACTCGCCGCGAAGGACGAGGTGCGCGTGAGCGACTTGCCCGCGTCGTACGCCGTACCGTCGAAGCTCTTTCAAGAGGGCATCCGCGCGGGCCACGTGATCGCTCTGCATGATGGCGATAGCGTCGTCGCGCTCGCCCGCGTGCTGGCGCTCGACGGCGGGAAGGAGACGCAACTCTACTGGCGCCGGCTACCGATGATGCAGGCGCCGGAGTTGTCGGCGGCGCCGGAGCTGCGCGAGATCACGGAGGCCGAGGCACAGCAGTTCAAGATCGGCATCGACGCCATCCTGCGCGACGTGCAGACCAACACGGTCGCCACCGCTACGCCCGCGAAGACCTACACGCCGACTGGCCCGGCGTCGAACATCATCCTGTACGGGCCGCCCGGGACCGGAAAGACGTACAGCGTTCGTCGGCGCGCGCTCGAGCCGCTCGGCGACGCGGACGCGGCAACGTCATCGCTGCCGGAGGTGCAAGCCGAGTGGGACCGGCTTCGTCGCGCTGGTAACGTCTTCCCCGGCCTGAAGGCTGGGGCTTTCCGCCAAGTGATGACAACGTTCTGCCCCGGTCTCCGCCGAGAGGATTTCCGATGAATCGAAGTACGACTCGACGCTGAGTGTTCGTGGTCCTTACGTCTACTCCGTATCCGTAATGTTATATTTTATTTAGGGTATGTTGTACCACATCAGAACGGATTATTTAAGCACGACATCTGACGTGCCAGGAATCAATCTGCGAGCCTTTGCCGACATGAACGGCACCGGAGACTTGTTCCTAAATGTGGATTCCGCGCATGATTTCAGTGGACGTCCGGGCGGGCTCAAGCCCCGCCGCTCTGTGTGGTTTTCGTGGAGACTAAGTGCCTGGGTTGAGTTAAGATAGCCGTGCTGTACATAATAAGAACGGACTATCTCGTGGCGAACGTTCCGTCATTTCTTCATTGTCTAGAGATGGCCTTTGATTCCGGGAGGCCCCTGCGGTACGAGATGAGGTTCTGCCGTAATGACAGTTGCGCTACGCACTCCAGTAGCGCTACGCACTCCAGTATATATCATAAAACTAGATTTAGAATCATCAATAGTGATTTAGATATTACTGTTTATTTTAGGTGATCTCACCTCGGTATCGAAGTGCGACACTCACGGTATCGAAGTATCGACACCTCACGGTATCGAAGTATCGACACCTCACGGTATCGAAGTATCGACACCTCACCTTGCTGTGTAAAATTAGAACCGACCACTTTGTGGCAGTGGGCCTTGACCCAACAAAGAACTTATGTGCCATGCGAGATTACACTGGCGAGTATAACTTGAGGCTATTTACTTATTGGCAGGGAGATACGAGCGCCTGTATATCGTTCTCGTATAAAAACCACGATTATGTCGTTCTCGTTTGAAAACGACGATGGTGATCCACACCTCCGTGGAGAGATATTGATGTTGTATTCTATTCGAACAGACTACTGGACTAAGCACCGGAACTACGTTCCCTGTATCTCGGCGAGCTTCACCTCGGCGTTAAGGGCAGAACCCCTCTCGGCTGACGACAGTCGCCAGGGGCTATATCAGTGTCATAACGACCACTGCTTGATTCATCCAGAACAGTCGCGTGGTGTTCCCTGGTTGCTTCAAGCTAATGCAATTGTCCGCCTAGTTTAAACATGAAAACATTGCGAGTCCGTATCAAAGACAAACACGCTAAGGCACTCGATGCCTTGGCGTTGGATGTCAATACGGTGTGGAATTACTGCAATGAACTATCCTATAAACACCTCCGACGCACTGGTAAATTCTTCAGTAGTTACGACCTGCAAAAATATACTGCAGGAGCAACGAAGGAAGGATTGTCAATCAATTCAGCATCGGTACAAATGATCGGTGCTGAACTAGTTACGCGTCGCAAGCAGTTCAAGAAAGCCAAGCTGCGCTGGCGCACGTCATTTGGTGCGCGCAAGTCCTTGGGCTGGATTCCATTCCGACATGACTGCATCGCCTACAAAGGCGGTCAGATACGCTATGCGGGTCAGTGCTTTGGGTTATGGGATAGTTACGGACTAGACCAATACAAATTAGGTTCCGGCAGTTTCAGCCAAGATACTCGTGGCCGTTGGTACGCCAATATCTGCGTCGAAGTTGCTGTAGCAAAATCGACCGGCGTTGCATCCGTTGGCATTGATCTTGGTTTGAAAGACTTCGCTACAATGTCTAATGGCGTGAAAATCGAAGCGCAGCGCCTTTACCGTGGTGCAGAGGTCAAGCTGGCAACGGCGCAGCGTGCTAACAAGACGAAACAAGTCAAAACGATTCACGCTCAAATAGCAAACCGCAGGAAAGACTTCCTGCACAAACTGAGCACCAATCTCGTGAGTGAGAATGGTGCGATCTTCGTTGGTAATGTGAACGCCTCCGGCCTTGCAAAAACTAAAATGGCAAAGTCCGTCTTAGATGCAGGCTGGTCGTCGTTCCGAACAATGCTGCATTACAAAAGCGAAAACGCTGGCGTGTTGTTCGTTGAGGTCAACGAAGCGTACTCCACCCAAACATGCTCGTCTTGCGGATCACTCCCCGAGTCGAGGCCGAAAGGTATTACATGTCTTGGAATAAGGGAATGGACTTGTTCGGAGTGCGGCACACGTCACGATCGTGATGTGAATGCCGCCAAGAACATTCTCCGTCGCGGGCATGCGACGCTAGCAGTAGGAATCCTCGTCCTTTAGGGCGGGGAGGATGTCAATGCTCCCGCTTATGGCCTGGCGAAATATGAATGGAAAATGTTACTATTTCGTGTGAACTTTTCCTTATTTGTGTCTATGTGTTATATCATATTCGAACAGACTACTTCACGCCCACGTATAGCGTGTCCAGGGTGATGTCAGCGTTTCTTGATGCGTTCCGGGATGAACACGGACTTGAACATCTGGCCTATAATAAGATAACTAAGAAGCATTGCATTCTGGCAACGGTAAACGGCCGACCTGTGTGGGTTCGAGTAAGATAGCTCGATGTCGAAGTATTAACATCTCATGTTGTATCACATTAAAACAGACTACCTGCATATGCCAAATAACCCTTTATTTGTTATGTACTATTCGAATTATGGATTTGCGTTCCGTTTCAGCTTAGCTTTGCCCTATCAAGAAAATAGCCTCTCTCGCTTTAGGCTCCGTCTTTGTCTGGTCAGGCATAAACATGGGGCCGGTTGTATCAATAGGATCTATATAGAATTCGGCGGCCTACGTGATGAGGAGTACCTGCGACTCAAGATCCTCACAACCATGCTGCCGTCCCTCTACCTGCTAGCTTGACGGAGCTTGACGGAGCTTGACGGAGCTTGACGCAATTGGTACTCTTGGGCTAAAAAGGATTGGATCAGAGTTGTGTAACTAGCCGGTCTTAATAATCCTTCCGGCCGCTTCGTGTCCGTAATCCTTCTGTCCCCTTCGGGTCCATAATGCTTCTGTCCCCTTCGGGTCCATAATGCTATATAAACTCAGAACGAGCTACCTGGTCGTGTCCGGGGTATACGGGTTAGAAAAATGCGTGTTCGATATTGAGCTAGAAAATGCGCCGCTCAATATACTGTATTATCGAATTAGTCTTCGGACTACTCTGTGCGTAGTTAGGAAAAAAAGGATCATGAAGCCGAACCAGTGGGTCCGGTGTAGTAGAAATAAGACGTATATCCTGGATTTTAAGCCACTAGTGTGATGCGCCGTGCTGTATCATATTCGAACAGACCATTTAATTCCGGCTATGAGTCTTAAAGCCGAGCTTCAGGCGTTCCCGGATTACTGGGGGACACCGGACTTCTTTATTAATATTGAAAGGTCCATTAAATGCGAATATCCGATACCAGAAGGTGGTTCGATGTGGTACTCCTGGGCTAGGAAGACCTGGGTTCGCGTCCGGTAAGGCCCCTTAACGTAGGTGCCGCATGTTATATCACATTAAAACAGACTATTTAGTTCCGGCTTCGGACTTCGGTGCCGAGCTTCAGGCGTTCTCGGAGTACTGGGGGACACCGGATTTCTTTATGAATATCAACAGGCCTTTTCTCAGACCTTCGATACCAAAAGGTAGTTCTATGTGGTACTCCTGGACCCGGGGGGGCTGGCTTCGGGTTAAGTAGGCCCCTTCGGTGTCAGGTGCGACACGTGGTTGTTACTTAAACTACCCATGTTGTATACTATCAAAACAAATTGGCTAGGCACTGCTGGTAACGGCGCAGCAAGCTGTATACGGTTGGTCTATTTTCCGGGAAAGCAAGGCTGGGACCCATTTATATATATAACATGTCTCGACGGCGCGTGCCGTCTGCATAAAAATAAGTGGGTCTGTACGGTTAACGGGAACTTCCTAATAATGAACGCATGATTCATGAGTCGAAGTACGACATCTCATGTTATATACTATTCGAACAGATTATCTAGTTTTGGCTGTCGGCTCCTGGCTTTGTGCGTTCAGTGGCTGTCTGCATACTTCGGACCTCGACTGTCTGAATACTTCGGACCTCTTTCTTAATATTGGCTCTTCGGGGGTTTGAGTGGGTAGCCGAGCAGGGTTGAGAAGGAGAAAACCCGCTCCGGAAGCGGCTCAGGGAGGGGTTGAGCCGCTGCGAAAACTCGGCATGATTGCGCGATGCCATTGCCGAGACCTCGCCGTCATCTCTCCGACTCGTACCGCTTCCCCGGTTTCCGGCCGCCCATTCCGGCAACGATTCCGGCAACAGTTGCCGGAATCGGGCGCCAGGGGGCAAGAAGCGATGACTTCTGGTGACGGAGCTTGACGCAATTGGTACTCTTGGGTTAAAAAGGACTGGATCAGAGTTGTGTAATTAGCCGGTCTTAATAATCCTTCTGTCCCCTTCGGGTCCATAATGCTTCTGTCCCCTTCGGGTCCATAATGCTTCTGTCCCCTTCGGGTCCATAATGCTTCTGTCCCCTTCGGGTCCATAATGCTTCTGTCCCCTTCGGGTCCATAATGCTATATCACATAAAAACAGACTACCTGTACGCTGACCCAGGGTTTTATCCATGCGTGCTGAAGATCGGCCCGCGTGTTGAGGGGCATCCAGGGGAAGGGACATATCTGTGCACAGAACACCCGAAATGCCGGAATCACTTCACGAGGTCCCCCAGAAGCTTCCAGGCTTGGCGATATGTTGAAGGAAAACAGCACTACTTCGTTTGGTAATTCTAATATTAAAACAGCTTACTGGGTTAGCGGACCGTGCCCAGGCTGAATCTCGGTGTTCTGGGGGCCTTGACCTTAGTCAGGTATCCTAATGGTGGACTTGGGCGAATCAAATATCGATTGCACTAATTCTTCCGTCGTAAGTAAGTCGAAGTACGACTCAACAAGGATGCACCAATGCGGTTCTGTCTTTCCTGTAGCTACCCCTTCTTGTCGTCACGGAGGCTGACCACCTTCTGCGGCCAGGTCTGCCGCAAGATATGGGAGCAGTGGGACGCCGGACGTCGCGGCGGCGGACTCTCCACTTGCCTCGAATGCGGCCTTCCGCTATACCGTAAGGCTGGCAATATGAGACGCGGAAGGGACCGGTATTGCTCGCACCTCTGTGCCGTCCGTAGCATGCCACGGACTTGGATCGAAGATGCCCTTAACGACGTCCTGCTCGAACTTCAGCAGGAACTGGGGTTCGAATACGAAGAGCAGGCCCTGGTTGGCGAGAAGTACGTAGTGGATTGCTGGCTCCCAGCCCTCCATCTAGCCATAGAGGCCAACGGGTCCTTCTGGCACGCCACCAAGGGCAGTATCCGGAGTGGTTCGAATAAGAGACTCTTCCTGCTGGAACGTAGAATAAGTCTCCTTGAAATCTCAGAAGAGGAGTTCTCGGACCGTGACTTCGTTCTAGCTAGGATCCGAACCTTCGTCCTTCGTGTCCTAAATGTTATATAGAATATTTACAGGGCACGTAACCCCATATGGTCGTGCTAAGTGCGTGGTTTACTGTAAGGTAGGGAGTGGGTTGTATTTTAGGTGTAATGATTACCCGTACTGCCCGTACCATCTACCACCACGGATATCTAATGGTTCCTGGATTTACGACATTAAGTTCCTTAACCTATGTTGATAAATCATACTCCATCGTAACCATAATGTTGTATCGTATTCGAACAGATTACTTCCAGCCAGACCAAAATGACGGTGGGCTATTCCTGGACGCATTCATTGACGAAGGCGGACTTGAACATGTGGCCTATGACGGTGGGCTATTCCTGGACGCATTCATTGACGAAGGCGGACTTGAACATGTGGCCTATCGTAAAAGAACTGAGCACTATATCGTCCTCGTTATGCTGGGCGGTCGTCTGCAGTGGGTTCGGGTAAGGTAGCACGAAGTCGAAGTACGACATCTCTCGGTATCCGAGGACGACACCTTGCTATATCACATTCGAACAGACTATTTAGTTCCGGCTTCGAACTTCGGTGCTGAGCTTCAGGCGTTCTCGGACTACTTAGGGACCCCGGACTTCCTTATGAATGTCGATAGTTTAAGAGATAAGATACTAAAAGGTAGTTCCATGTGGTACTCCTGGACCCAGAGAGACTGGCTTCGGGTTAGGTAGACCCCTTCGGTATCAAGCAAGATTAGAGAAAGGCATCTCATCTCGTGCTATATCATATTCGAACAGACTACTGGGACGTTTATCCACACCAGACTGACATTAATCGTATTAATCTTAAGTGCGCGCGTTTCGCGTTCATGGAGGACGCCGACGGACACTGTGTCGGGATGTGCTCCAACTTGCCTTGTGCGAGGATCTCGATTCATAATGAGTACCCAGTCTGGGCCTGGCGTAGTTGGCGAGAGGTATGTTTCCGCTAATTTCATCACTTAAGTAATTCTTCCGTCCACTAAGTGTATGTGATGCTATATCATATTCGAACAGACTACTGGGACGTTTATCCACACCAGACTGACATTAATCGTATTAATCTTACATTTTTCGACGAGGGCGGACTTGCACATGTGACCTATCATCAAAAGACTGGGCACTGTATCGTCCTTGTTATACTGAGAGGGAGTCTACAATGGGTTCGGGTAAAATAGGACCTCGATGCCGAAGTATCGACATCTCACGTAACGTGCTGTATACTTTAAAGACTAGTTACTGGGAAAGGTTTCGGAGCGGTGAACTGGACGGCTTTGAGGTGCAGTTCGCCGCTCAGTACGCTTTCTTCTACGTTAGCGACCCAGACAAGGTCTTTATGTGGCTCAATGCTTTCTGTCCGCTTCGCGTCCATAATGGACCGACTCGGTTGAGACGGTAAGTGTTGTATCATATTCGAACAGACTACTGGACGCAGCCACGGAGCTTCGTTCCGTGCCTGCGGATTGTATTCTTTGATCAAGAACCCGGCACTATTCTGACGTGCGTCGAGCCGTTCTGTGAAGGCACTCCGGCCCATAATAAGTTTCCGGCTTGGTCTTGGCATCGTAAAAAAGCTGGGAGTAATAGAGAATATAGTGTTATTAACTTCCGTTAGTTGATCATTTAAAATACCAATATGATGTTGTATGCGACATCTCAAGATGCCATATACGGCATCTTAGGACACCTCGTGCTTTATTATATTCGAACAGACTACTTCCGGCCAGGGGCTGGCGGCGGAGGCATGTTCCTGGACGCGTTTCTCGACGAACACGGACTTGAACATGTTGCCTATAATAAGATAACTAAACACCATATCGTCCTCGTTATGCTGTGCGGGGACTTAAATTGGGTCAAATTAAGGTAATATACTAATCCGATATCGAAGTACGACACCTCATCTTAGCGCTGCCGGGCGTGTCCGCGTGGCCCTGGATGTCGAAGTATCGACACCTCTCAGTCGGGTGACATTTTGCTGTATACTTTAAATACAAGTTACTGGGAAAGGTTTAATGACTATGAAAATATCCAGACCGAGCGAGAAGAACCCGGTTTCGATGTACAGTTTCAGTCGGGGAGCTATGTTTACTTTTATATTAAAAACCCAAATAAGGTCTATATTTGGAGTGGCGCGACAGGTAAGGTGGTAAGTCGAGTTATGGCGTAATGCTTCCGTCCCCTTCGCGTACGTAATGCTTCCGTCCCCTTCGCGTACGTAATGCTTCCGTCCCCTTCGCGTACGTAATGCTTCCGTCCCCTTCGCGTACGTAATGCTTCCGTCCCCTTCGCGTACGTATGCTATATCACATTCGAACAGATTACTTCCGGCCGGCATGGGGCGGAGGTGTGTTTATGGATGCTTTTTTCGACGAATACGAAATTGAACATGTGGCCCACAATAAAAGGACTAAACACTATATCATTCTAGTGATGCTGGGCGGCAGTCTGCGCTGGACTCAATTAAGGTAATATACTAGTCTCGATGTCGAGGTATCAACATCTTATGTTGTATCACATTAAAACAGACTACTGGCGGTACGGGGATGTCCTTGACGATGCCTGCTTCGACGCTAGCGGAGAGGAACACGCCTCTTACTCAAGGGAGTATAAAGTTTACTTACTGAAAAGTAAAGATGGTAAATCCTGGCATACAGTGCAGGTTAGTACCGGGGAGTAACGCCGTTCAGTATCTAAAAGGGGACCTCTTGTTATATACAATTCGTACCGGCTACTTCGGTAAGTACCTGGTCTCTGGATTTAGTTGCATCATTCGCGAGCCCGTCTTGCCTGTCTATCTGTGTGTGGACTTTCCGAACTGTACAGCCCACGGTCATTACCTGAGCGCAGCTTGGGGCTGGCAACCAGAACGTACACGAAAACCGCATAACCTTACCTGGAAATACTTCTAACCGCCGAAGTGTCGTTATCGATTAATCCTTTTCACGCTGTCTTCTTGCCCTAAAACCACTACATATTGTGGTTCCACTACCTTCGACCACTACATGTTGTGGTCTAACTACGTAACTTAAATAAAAAGCTACCTATTCCTTGTCTAACATCAAGCGAAAACTTAACGCGTATGTCTACTTAATACCACCCACTGCCGGTTACGCGTTAAGGACAACCTCCCCAAACAAGAACCCCTCCGACGCTCAGACCACCCTGTCTACGTCACCTGGCATGCGGATGCAGCCGCCAGGGTCGAAGTGTAACCCATTATCACTCAAATTGAGACACCGACGTGGCGCCCGGACTACCTAGGCCCCCTCATTAAGCTCGAACTTGGTTCATTCGCTCAATTCAATTCATTCTTCTCTCTTACCTTCCCTTATTCGCTCTGTTTTGGAACTTTGGCGTCTTTTAGTACGCAAATATACATATATAAACCACATAACCTTACCCGGAAATACTTCTAACCACCCGCATAGGGTTACGTGTCATTTTGAATCATCTTCACGACTATCACTAGCACTACCCCCCCACCCTGTCAAACAGAAAATTGGACCGGCATAGGGTCCCATCTTTTGTATTGACACTCACAGTGCAAATTGTTATGTTGACAGATGTCAAGAATAAAGTTTGTGTCAAGCAACAAGTTCAAGCACAGTTATGGCCGAACGCCGCTCATTCGCTCATTCTAGAGTCATGTCAAGTAAAAAGTTGGTGTCAAGCACAGATATGGCCGAACGGCACTTGTCAATCAAAAAAAACAGAGCGAGCGAAGCAGGCAGGAGACAAGCAAAGAATTGAGCGAGCGAAGGAACCAACTTTGTGCTTGACGGCACTTCTTTTTGTAGTTGACGTAAGATGTCGTACTTCGACATCGTATTCTTAGTTGACGTCAATTCGTATTCTTAGTTGACGTCAATTCGTATTTTTATACTGACGTCAATTCGTATTTTTATACTGACGTCATTTGAATTCTTACTTGACAGAGCGAGATGAGCAGGCAAGAGACAAGCAAAGAATTCAGCGAGCGAACAAGCCAAGTCCCGAGCTTTCAGCTTTCGAGCTTTCAGCTTTCGAGCTTTCAGCTTTCGAGCTTTCAGCTTTCGAGCTTTCAGCTTTCGAGCTTTCAGCTTTTGAGAAGCCTAGCTTATGCTGCGCGACTTATGCAACGACCTTTGCTTATATGGCGACCACCATTAGTAGCGGTAGCAAGCGCCTACCTACACCACAGGTTGTGGTTACGCTTTTCTTTCGCCATGCCCTAGATAGCGCTAGGAGCTTGCTGGCGAGCACGGCAAGGGCAGGTGATAGCCTACCCTTACCTAGCTCAAACAAACGCAGCTACGCCGTTTGGGGCATTTCCGCAAACGTCGTTTGATTCTGGATTCTAGAACAACGTTCTACTGTGGGCAGGATCGCAAGAAAATGGGCGATGGTCGAGGAACCATCGCCCATTTAAGCGAAGCGTCTTATTCCTGCAGGCTCACTTATTCCTGCAGGCTCAAGAAACAGATCGAGGCGAAAGCGAAAGCGAAACCAAATGCAGTCAACGCAAGCTCAAGGATTCCCATAGGTCTCACTCTAGCTTGCGGAAAATCGAAGTCAAGCTTTGAACGCAAGACTGGCGATGGTCGAGCGACCATCGCCAGTCTTGCGAAGCGTGCGTACTGTTACATTGATTTTGAACGATCCGCCAGTACCCAAGCAGGCACGGGTCTCCCTGCGCGATCGTGCACCCCAGTCGAAACCGGGGGACGTGCAGGTCGTGACACTGCGCGTACTGGCATCGGCGCGAGCGAGGCCACAAGCGCCTGGTGGGCGCGTAGCGTCTCATAGCTGCTCGCAGGATCACTGGAACGAAGCGCCGCGCACGTCTTGATTTTGCGCGTCCGCTTGCGCGGCTTGGGTTCGGTCGGCAGGCTGTCTCGCTCTTGAGCGTCCGTCCAACGCTCAAGCGCAGCCTGCGCTGCGCTACGATCTGGAGCTACGTCTTCGTCCGCAGCAGCCTGCGCGGCCACAAGCAGCGCCTGTGTGGACTGCAGGCGCGCGTGCAGGCGGTCGAGACGCAGTGCGTCTGGGCCGCTAGGGGGACGCGGCACGTCGTCGATTTCTGCCACGATCGTGGCGACAAGCGCTTCCGCGCGCACCATGGCAGCGCGCGTACCCGTTATCCCTTCCCTTCTCGCCTCTTCTTTCGCTCGGTTCCAGTCGATCCACAGTGCCCGACCACTAGGGTTCACCCCATCGAATACCTTGATTTTAGCTGGCAATGCGCCGTCGACGGCAACGTGCTCGCGAAGCTGGAGCAGCAGACTTTCAAGTGTGACGCGGTCGACGTGCGCGGCAAAGACAACGCGAAGGCGATCGCCTTCAGGGCATGCCTGCTCCGTGCGCAGCACCAAATAGGCTACGCCTGCCACATGGCGGGCAGAATCGGACGCGCGGACATGCGCTAGCGCATGCACGCGCTCCGCCGACACGCTGCCGTAATCGTTCGCTACGTACCCTTCACACTCGGCGTGATACAGCCGCGAATACGGCACGTTCTCTGACGTTGCGCGGGGGCGCGATAGGTCGAAAATCCCGCGCTCCATCGCTGCTTCCCATTGCCCTCCCAATGCGACGTCAGGATGTGGCAAGCCGTAAGCCGCAGCATCACGCATGATACGCTCGGCCGTATCGGCGCGAAGCGTATCCAAATAAGCCGATTCCGCTTTGTACGCGGCAATTTGCCGCGTTTCACTCCGCGCTAGTCTTGTCCGCTGCTGGCCGGCCGTTCGGGCGGCCGCCATGCGGCCGGCCAGGTCCGCAGCAGTCTCCGCCACTCTGGCCACGTCCGATTCTAGCGTCGTTAGTAATTTTGCCATGATGGTCTTCCCCTTCGGTTTCGCGCACCGCGACATGCGAGGCGAGAACACGTCTATCAGCCCCATACTGGGCAAGTCAAGCGTTTAGCTTAAAATTAACGTGTTATTTCCTTAGTGTTGTTCAATACTTGCGCCGATTCGCCTGCACAAACGACTAAGGTTAGACGGATCGACCGACGGCTCGACCGACGGATCGAAACGACCGACGGCTCGACCGACGGATCGAAAGTCGTGCAAGGTTCAATACTTGCGCCGATTCGCCTGCACAAACGACTAAGGTTAGACGGATCGACCGACGGCTCGACCGACGGCTCGACAAGAAACGTAGTAAAATTCAGTACTTAGCACGATTGCTCGCGGGATCGGCTAAGTATGTAAGACTCGCCGATCGACGCGATAGCGCGATAGCGCGATAGCTCGACGGCTCGACAAGAAACGTAGTAAAATTCAATAGTTAGCACGATTGCTCGCGGGATCGGCTAAGTATGTAAGGCTCGCCGATCGACGCGATAGCGCGATAGCTCGACGGCTCGACGGCTCGACAAGAAACGTAGTAAAATTCAGTACTTAGCACGATTGCTCGCGGGATCGGCTAAGTATGTAAGGCTCGCCGATCGACGCGATAGCGCGATAGCTCGACGGCTCGACAAGAAACGTAGTAAGGTTCAATAGTTAGCACGATCCGCTAGTGAGACCGGCTAAGTGTGTACGCATTGATAGCGCTATCTAGCGCCAACGATGCTTTTAGGTCAAAGTAAGGGGGAGGATGGAACATGAGAATGTTTGAGGAGTACGACGCTCACCCAGTCGAGTTCGAGGGTTCGTGCGAAACTCCAGGCTGCGATGGAGGGGCAGAATTTTGGTCGGGGGACCGGGTAGTCTGTTGCGGATGTGCAGATGTGCAGCAGGTCGCGAGCGACCTGCTCGGCTTCGTAGAGACGTTGCGCGTCGCAATGGAATCGCTCACTGCAGATTTTGGGCAGTTGCCTAAAGAGGAGGCAATCTGGCGCGCTTGCCACATCTATAGCGTGCTGCCGGTATACGACGCCTTTTCTCGCCGCGAGTATCCGGGCAGATTTTGGGCAGTTGCCTAAAGAGGAGGCAATCTGGCGCGCTTGCCACATCTATAGCGTGCTGCCGGTATACGACGCCTTTTCTCGCCGCGAGTATCCGGCATGAGCCCGCTGGTCTCGATTGGAGCACTAGTGCCGGCAAAAGGAATGGCAGGTAGAGTCCGGACGGTCAGGCTTGCGCCCACGGCGAGCCTTTCCGCCTGCGCGCGCTAGTCGCGACATACGGAGAATAACATGAGAAAAGCAAAGCTGTATCGCGTCCTGGCCGGTATGTGCGACGCAAGGCGTACCTGCGAGGATCGCCTCGCCCGCGATGTTAGCAATGTTCTCGCGGCGCAATGGGCGATTGATCACGGCATAGCCGCTCGCGCGCTAACTCGCGAGTACATGCCTAGCGGGGGTGGGTTCGACGACGGAACCACCCTTATGCCCGACGCCAGCACCGGGGAACTTCTGGTCTTCCGTGTGTCGTTCCATCACATGGACGATAATGGGAGCTATGATGGATGGACCTCTCACGAGGTCAAAGTCAAGGCTTCGCTTGCGGCCGAAATTGATGTTTCGATATCCGGAGAAAACCGGAACGAGATCAAGGATCACATTAGCGAGTGCTTCCAAGAAGCACTGAGAACCGAAATTGATGTTTGACCATACGATCGGTCCCGCGTAGAGCCTAGACGGTCAGGTTCGCGCCCATGGCGAGCCTTTCCGCCTGCGCTTTCGCAGGATGGGCGCTCTGGAACGAGCGCCAGGGGAGAAAGAGACCATGATCAACATCACGAAGAATGACCTAGCAACGAACGTGGCCAGCACTGACCCTAAGCGCGGAACGTATCGGCGGGTCTGCCTGAATCGCGACGGACTTGTCTCGACCGATGGGCACCGACTGCTTGTTATCCCGCTTGATGGCGCGGCCGAGCTGGGGGATGCGGAGATTCTCTTTTCCGCGACCGAGGCAGCGCAGGTGGCCAAGGGCGTAGGCAAGGGGGTCAAGCTTGAGATAAACCTTGCCGAAACGCTGGCTAATGGGCATGTCGCCATTTGCTCGGCGGATGGTACGAAGCTCGTGCTCAAGCGCGAGACCGATGGCGACAAGTTTTTCGACTACCGGAGTGTCTTGAATGACGCAACGGCGCACCCGATTTTCGCGACAGTGCGCTTCTCGGCGCGCTACATCGCGGAGCTAGCCAAGGCACTGGCGGGAGACGAGGGCGGTGCCCGAAACGGCCACGGCGTAGCCATCACGCTTACGCTCCGCGGTGACAATGCGGCAGAGGTCGGGGATCATCCTATCGAACTTGCGTGCCCTAATACCGGGCGCAAGGCGCTGCTTATGCCCATGCGTACCTGAGAGTCCGGACGGTCAGGCTTGCGCCCATGGCGAGCCTTTCCGCCTGCGCTTTCGCAGGATGGGCGCTCAGGAACGAGTGCCAGGGGGAAGAGACCATGATTCGCAAAGACGATCAAGCTGACGCAGCAACAGAGGTGACGTCATGAGCATCGAGAAGTGCGACGGCTGTGGCGAGGCGATCACGGCCGAGGCTGCCGCGCAGGGCTGGCCGATCCCCCGCTTGAAGGACGGCACGAGCATCGGCCCGTGCTGCTACGGCAAGGCCTGGTGCCCGGCTGCACACGTCATGGACGCGCACAGCGAGGACGCCACGTGCGCGGTCTGCGAGGAGACAACCAAGTACAATATTAGCTTCGCGACGATCAGCGCGCTGCGCCATGCGTCATACGAGCACGGGGACGACTTCCTGGGCGCGGTCTGCGACCTGGCGCTAGATGGCAAGATCAATACATACGACTACTCGACCCTCAATCGAGCAGCCCTAATCAGGCTAGGGGATATGTCGCGCGATGAGGCTTACGCCGCTTGCGCCGCAGCGGTCAACGAGCTGGTGGGCGACGACCCAGCCCCGCAGCCCGGGTGCTCGTGCGCAGTCTGCGAGGAGGAAGAGCAGGAAGAGAGACGAGCCGACGTTCTCCTCGAAGCCAGCTACGCCGTCGTTCGCGCCGCCTATTTGTGGAGTGACAACGACGGGGCCAAGCAGGCCGAAGACCTCCGCCTGGCCGTCAGGGCCAGGAGACGGGCTGCCCTGAGCTACCACAGGGGCGCCGAAATTGATGTTTGACCATACGATCGGTCCCGCGTAGAGCCTAGACGGTCAGGCTTGCGCCCATGGCGAGCCTTTCCGCCTGCACTTTCGCAGGATGGGCGCTCTGGAGAGTGCCAGGGGGAAGGACCAATGACGAGCAGCGAAGAGGCCTGCCTTCGGTGCCGCACACCACGAGTCGTGGGCGCAGACGGATACTGGGCACCATGCCAGGTGTGCGCGGAGCGGGACTGCGCCGCTACCGCCGCGTATCGCGAGCGGTACCCTGCCCCGCCCGCAGTAGCCACGCGCCACGCGGGTGGCGTCTGCTCCGATTGCGGCGACCGCCGCGCGGCTTGCGGGTGCAGGTCGTGACGGACACCGGCGCTCGGGAGAAGCGCCAAGGAGATAGGAGAATGACGACTGTTCGCCTCGGTGATCGAGTCAAGCTCAAGGTGCAGGCGGCGGTATATCTTTACCGCAACACGCGGAACGACCTTTGCGAAATGCAAATGGGTCGAACCGCGCTAGTCGACCTCGACGACGAGGTTAGCCTGTCCGGATACGTAATTGACGTTATACCCGGAACGCCGGAGGGCCCCGCCACGAAGTTTCTTGTCCAGCGGGAATTTGCCGCTGGCCGACCGTACGGCTATAGCTGGGTACACGATTACGAGCTAGTCCCCTGTAACTAGAAGGCGACAGGACAACGCAGAAAGGCTTTCGCAATGAAAACACCTACTCCGAGAGTAAGTAAATGACCATAATCGAACAACTCAACGGGGAGAACATCCCCGGTGGGTGGCCGCAGGAGATTCTGGATAAATGGGCACCCGTCGCTCAGGAAATTCTGGATCGCGACCCGAAGGCCGTCGTCACTCACGCTAACTACTTCACGCCACGCCCCTACCAGGACGAATACTGTCGAGGGTCCCGAAATGAAGGATTTACTTATACGATCGCCAATCGCCATGTGTGGCAAGTTATCCTCGGACGACAACAAGTACCACAGGGGCAGGGATTAGGCTCACTATGAGTAACTACTGCCAACATTCCCGCGACGAGTCGTGGGAGGAATTTGACGCGCAGGGGGTTTACCTTTGTCGCGTGTGTGACAAGTGCGAAAAGGAAAAGCTCGGACAATTTCGTCCGGAAATTCTGTCCGGCTACAATCAGTCCGACGTAGACGAACCGATCGACGCCGAGGATTATTGAGGGACCCATGGACGACGTAAGGGGCGGATATGCCAACAGTAATTGAACAATCCGCCGATGAATTTGTCGGAATTGATCGCACTTGGGATTGAGATTAAAACTGACGAATAGGGGGACCCGTGCCGCGCATAAGAGCTTACCGACTGTCATGTGACCAGTGCGAGCTTCTCTCAATCTGTGGCGTGCCGTGCCATGAGCGCGGATGCCCGAACACAAACGCCCGTTTCGACCGTGATCTTGACCGATGGGTCAAGCAATACGACTGCGACGAATGTGGGCAAACGCTCGACGTAGGGGACCCATGCTGCGGGTTCGACGACGAAGAAATCGAGGTTGAATATGACGCGGGGTGATCGGGTGAAGCTACAGGACGGAAGGCTTGGCACCGTGAATTACGTCATTAACGACACGCCAAAATTTTATAAACGCTCGTGGTATGCAGGTTCCACGACCGCCAAGCCATTCAGGGTGTCAGTAATCCTTGACGACTGCCGGGATAAGCCCGGATACATAGGGAGTGTGTTTCTAGCCGAAAAGGTCGAGGTTATCCATGAGTAATCTGTCCTTTCGAACCAATGCGCCACAAGTCACGTCGGCCGGCGAGATTCTCACTTACGTCGGGAAGTGTGCAAGGTGTCGCGCCAGGGTGTACCGAGTAGACGGCGGCGACCCGGACCCGCGCGGCCCGTGCGGGACCCATAATTCTGCGAATACGGCCATGGCCATAGAATACGACATGGCAGGACCCGACGTGATCTTCTGCTACGGATGTTTGTCGAACGACGGGGAGCTTTATTCCTCGTCTCTCAATATCGCAAAACAGCAATGGGGGAAAGGGTAATGCGTACAGTCGAAATCAACCTCTATCAATTCGACGAGTTGGGGGATAAGGCGAAAGAGAAGGCGCGGGACTGGTATCGCGAGGGGGCAAATGAATCCCCGCTAAATGCCTGCAGTGACGATTTCGAGACGGTCTGTGCGATTCTCGGAATCAAGCTCAAGACTTTCGCCGTCAAGCTAATGTCCGGCAACACGCGGCAGGACTCTTGTATCTTTTTCAGCGGATTCTACTCACAGGGTGACGGCGCATGTTTCGAGGCCACCTACACTTTCGCGGCCCATGCGCAAAAATTGATCCGGCAGCACGCACCGGGGGACTCGGAACTCGCCAGAATCGCCGACGTACTCGCCGACGAGCAGGCGCGTAACGGTAATGTATTGTCGGCCGTGATTGCAAAAAGTAGTTATTTCTACAGTCACGAGTACACGGTGAGTGTAGTCGTTGAGCTTCCCGACGACACGGGAGCAGCCGACGTTGTAGACTCCGAAGTCCTGCCGGAAGCATTCCGGGACCTCATGCGCTGGATGTACCGTCAGCTTAAAGCTGGCTACGAGTATTCACAGTCGGACGAAATAGTAGACGACAATATCCGGATGAACGAATACGAATATGACGTGCTCGGCAACCGAGCGTAAGGAGGGAGCCATGAATGACTACATGCAGCAGCGAATCAACCTCGTAAAGGCGAACGCCGCAACGGCGCGCGAAATCGCAACGTACCTTCCGGGCTTCGTCCCGGTAGCCAAATGGGTTGATACGGAGGACTTCGTCGGGAACGACAAGACTTGCGACATCACAAACGGCCGCACTACTCTCTACATCAGGCGGGACCGCGAGAGGTATGGCGTGTCGGCACGTCCGGGGGACTTGCGCAATCGGCTGGAATTCCAGCGATACCACAGGGCATATTTCAGCGGCACCACGCAACGCGAGCAGGACCAGTTGACGCTTTCTATCTTTTGCTCGGCAAAGAAATCCGCCGAGCAAGTCGCAAAAGACATCGCGCGTCGTCTCTTAGACAGCGCCGAAAAAGCATACGGCCTAGCAAAGGCGCGTGTCGACGCAGACGACGCCGGCACCGCCAGCGTGGCCCAACTAGTAGAGAGGTTCAAATCGAACCTTCCGGCCGGCATCCGCGTGTCGGATGACTCCCGCAACGAGGACACCGCGACCTATCTTTGGAAGGGCTCCGTCAAGATCGGGGACATCTGGCACGATGTCGAAATTAGTCCGAACAACCGCTCATGCATTAGCTGCGTCAGGATCTCGGAAAGTACACTTCCCGCCATTATCCGATTACTGGTAGCCGACGCAGAGGGATAGCGAAAAACCCGCCTCCGAAATCGCCACCGCTTTCCGGGACCCGTTTTCGGCGCTAACAGCACTTGGAAAACAGTTCTGAACTAAGAAAGGACAACCTAAATGAGGGGCAAAACTTCCGACAAGTCATTAGTCGAGCTTTGTCGGTTCGATCAACTGAAACTCGACGATGCCGAGAAGATCGTTGACTGCTTAGGTTTCCTCGACTTTGCCAGCTTGGCATCACTGGCGGCCGCATGTGGGGGCGGGGTAAGGGTTCTCGTTCGGTGCCACAGCTTCCGATTCATGGTCCCCGCCGATCAAGCTGCGGACGCCATCGCAGCACTCCGGGGTCCTTACGAAGTCCGCGACGTAAGCATTCTCGCCGACGACTTCCCGGAGCTTGAGCGCAGCTTGGCCAAGCTCAAACGAAGGGGCTAACCATCCTGCGAAACGCTGGCGATTCTAGACGCACTCGAAGCTATCGAGGCGGCAAGAGGACAATAGGGTAAATAAGGAGAAATTCTGATGCTCGAATTTAATTACGGCCGAGCCTGGCATGAGTGTGTCAAGCCACAGTTCGACACACTTATGAAGTCAGCACAAATCTCGCACCTGTACGCCCGCCTCAAGACCGATGCACTCGGGCAGGACAGAAGCACGCTTGACTGTATCTGGCCCACGTCCACCGACGTAGACAGGTACATACGCATTGACCAGTCTAACGACTGGACGGGTTCACTCCGGGAGCTATTCGAGGAAGTCATTTCGTACTCGCTGGCTCGCGCCGCTAATATTATCTACTTTTACGGCCACCTCATGCCCGGCGGCGTCCCGGAACGGGGCGTAAAGTCTGGTGGCGCATCCTGGGAATTCGCGAATTACGCGGACCAGATCCTCCGGGAGCGGTGCGGGGTCCGGCGCGCAGACTACCGGCCAGGGACGAAACTGACGATCCAACAGGGGGTTCTTGCTGTTCGTCACGACAGCAATGACAATACTTTCCAGGCCACCGTTGGTTTTGCAACACCGGAGTTGGTCGCGCGGACCAGAAATGCCCTTGCCTGGAGTCAACCCCTGGACCAGTATTTCTGGGGTGACATTCTCGACCTCTTGATTCCGGACGACGGCAGTCCGGAAGGGAACTTGTTCAGGCTGTCCGCGAAGTACACGGAACGGAAGGTAGTCCAATGTCCGCACTGCAAGTCTTGCCGAGATGTCAAGCCTGATTCGGTTTCTGTGACCGACAAGTACAACGCAGTATACGAGTCAGAGGCCGTGGGGTAGCCAACCCAACCAAGTCCCAAAATCCGTCGCGCACAACGCGGCGATTCCGTTTTGATTTTGTTCGATAAAGAGTAAACAGAAGGGGGCATAGGGTATGAGTACCGAGACAACCAAGCACAATATCAGCTTCGGTCAGATCAGCACACTGCGCCACGCAGCATACGAGCACGGGGACGACTTCCTGGGCGCGGTCTGCGACCTGGCGCTAGATGGCCAGATCAATACATACGACTACTCGACCCTCAATCGAGCAGCCCTAATCAGGCTAGGGGACATGTCGCGCGATGAGGCTTTCGCCGCTTGCGCCGCAGCGATTAACGATGCACGCGCGCAGGAGGACAGACGGTGACGACCAACGACAGCAAGGCACTGCAGGTGTGGGGACAATGGCCACAGGCCGATGGCGGTACGAGGTACGCGCTTTCGGCTCCGGCGGACGCACGCCGGAACGCACGCGCCCTCCGGGACAACCCTGTGTTGGCCGACGCACTGAGGGCGGACGTTGTGGTTGAGCGCTCGACGGACGGACGACTGACGGCGCTCGACTGGCCTTGCCGTAGTGAGGGCCGGGACGCCCCATGGGCAGCCATACTGGACGCGGTGCCGTCACGATGACGCCAGGAAATCACACTGCAAGTAGCGATTCTATCGCCTACATCTCGAAGAGCGGCAAGCGCCGCTATAAGCCGACTTTTTCCGCCCTGGTTCAAGCCCTCGAAATAGACGATAACTACGGGTTCTGTCTAGGTTGCGGCATTCAGGTCGGCGGAGTCGAGCCAGATGCCGAGCGTTACAAGTGCGAGAACTGCGGGAATCTACTGGTGTTCGGCGCAGAGCAGTTACTAATTCGCGGCCTGCACGGGCTTGCTGAGAGCTAGGTCTTTCTGAATTTGACGAGAATTAAATAAAGAAAAGAAGTTGACTAGAGTCCCTACCTCGCCTAGAAGGGCGTAAGGCAATTAACCCGGAAGCACGGCTTCCCGAACAGCAAGGGGGAAAAAGATGAGCAAGCAGAACAGAAAGCCCGGCGAGCGGGTAGCGGTCGGTCGAGTCAAGACGGCGCGCGAGAACGAGGCATTGGCACAGGCGGTCGGCGCACTTGAGTCCGGACTTAAGCGGGCGGACATCAGCAAGTCAGCACTAGCGCGCCGGCTCGGAGTGACCCTGCCGGCCGTCAGCACCCTATTTGACCCGCAGCGTAACCTGACGATTCGGACCTTCGCGAGGACGGCGGACGCACTAGGGTTCGACTTGCGGGTCCGCCTAATCCCGCGTGTCACCGCCTAAGCCGTAGGCGTCGTCACCTACTGAAATGGAGAGATTGATGAGAGTAATTGTCTTTTTACTTTTACTCGTAACTTCTGGGTGTGCAGCAAGGGTAACTAGTGATACTGACAGCTACGCTCTTACTGAACCAGTCCCGTCTGCTTGGGGCGGACTTGGGTACGTTGAGGGCGAGGACTACCATGTTATCAAGACTGCCGGTCGTGTCGTGCTAACTGCCGTCGTCGTTCCGTTCCTCTTCCTTGGGGCCGTCATTGACAGTGCTGCTAATGCCGAGGGAACAAGCAGTAGTGGCACTAACTATAGTAGTGGCACGTCAACCACGACAGTTGTTGTCCCCGGCAAGAATAATAATCGTACGTACAAGACTCGTTGGACTTCCCGCTCCCGATGATCGAACATGCAATCGAACATGGACCATTAAGAAAGAGGAGAGTAAGATGAGAGTCGTCAATCTACCGGAATTCATGGAACTGGTACACGAGCGGCGCGGCGCGCAACCCGTCACGCTTTGTACCGAGACGGTCCCCAGCATGAACAAGACGGACAATCCGTTCTACGACAAAATCAAGAAATGCTTCCGGGTCAAGAAGCGGTCGTGGGTCAACGGGATGATCGGCTGGTCTTACCAGAACTCGGTCAATAACCAGCGCGAACGCGAAGGCCACACCGAGACGTTCGCCGCGCAGCCGCGCAAGTGGGGTGAGCGCATTCCGGGGTCGCCACTGGTACGGAACAAGGAACTGTACTACCTCGAACTAAAAGTAGAGCGTTCTGTCGAGGCCCCGCTTTACTACCTGGACGGCGAGTTGGTCGAGAACGAAGAAAGGCTCGACGAGATCAAGTCTTACCTTGTCAAAAAGAAACAGGCCCTGACACAGGAGACGGACAAGGAAATTATCCTGCGGGACTACGCGCTCACTAGCCTGCTTTCAATCAAGCTAGGTGGCGAGGAATACCGGGTTAGTATCCAATGAACGAACGAACGGTATCGATACCTCGATACCGCAAACGCAATACGGCCAGCGCCGGAGTTGCGTCGCGGTGGCATGTCACGCACTACCGTCACGGCAAGATCGCCGCCGCCAAAGAAGTGTTCGTGGTAACACCCGTTGCGGCGATACGAACCTTGATCGGGGCATGGAGGCGCGTCACGGCTCGGCAGATGAAAGTAGCACCGGACGGGACGGTCCTGTTCGAAAACCAAAAAGGCGACCGAGTAGAGGTACGCTTCGTAAGCCAGCTTCCGCTCTCGACCGGGCTAGTAATACACCCGGAAGGAGGCGGATTGTCAGGGATTTCTCGGCCCCAAAAGGCCCCAGCCGGGGGGAAGAAAGACCCCTTGACCCTATAGCCTTATCGGTGATAGGAGGAGAGGAACATGCACAAGCTGACATTCGGAAAGGGTAATGCCAAGCTGGACAAGCGGACCTACACCTTCTCCCTTCCGGCTGGGCATAGTTGCCCAGGTGCGCTGGAATGTCTTGCCAAGGCAGATCCGGACACTGGCAAGATTACGGACGGGACATCGCAAACCTATCGCTGCTTTGCTGCCTCGGCGGAAATGTACCCTTCCGTCAGAAACTCACGATGGAACAATTTCAACTTACTCCGCTCAGCCAAGACTACCGATGCGATGACGGGACTTATCTTGGCCTCTATTCCGAACAAAACAACGCGCATTCGCCTACACGTCTCGGGCGATTTCTTCTCGCCTGCCTATCTTGCGGCCTGGATTGCCGTCGCCCATGCTAGGCCGACCGTCACGTTCTATGCGTACACCAAATCAGTACATCTGCTGCCCGAGCGAGCAAAATTACCCGATAACCTCCGCATCACCGTGTCGGACGGCACGCGCTACGGAACGGACCGCGCACGTAAGCTCGGCTATAGCATCGCATGGGTGGTACTCGACACGAAATCCGCCCTACCGATCGACCACGACGACACGCACGCCGCCGCAGCGGACCACGATTTTGCCCTGCTTATTCACGGGGGACAAAAGGCAGGCAGCGCTGCGGGACGTGCATTTGCCTTGCTCAAGAAAGCAGGCTGGGGTGGCTATACCCGCGACCACAACGGCAAGGGACGACGCGACTAATTCGAGTACGCGTCAATCTAAGTTCGTAACTAGAAGATTGAGTAAGACTCAATCAAGAAAGGAAAACGCAATGGAACTGATGCAAGCCAACAAGAACTGGGCGAACCGCCCGGACGACGAGTGCTACGCGACGCTCGACGCACTCAAGTCGGCCGTCACCTCCCGCCGTGCGATCTCCCGCGAGAGCGTTCGTTCCTTCGGGAACCTCTCGGTGGTCCCCGAGCACGGCGGACTGACTATCGCCAACAAGGCCGGACACGCCGTGCCGACGTTCAGCGCCTTCGGACAACTCTGCACTCAGGTGGGAGCCCCGGCCAGTTACTTGCGGAAGCTCCCCCCAGAACTGGCCGCACGGAACCTTAATTACTCTCTTCGAACCAATGAAATTGTCGAACAGGACGTGCAGGTTCTTTCCTGCGCGTACGACGACCACACCGAGATCCGTTCGTTCAACGGCCCGAACTACGGACGTATCTGGGATGCCGAGGTAGTCGAGCTTGCCGAGACGGCCGTCAAGCGATCGGACGGAAAGTTCTACAATCCAAAGTCATACGACGACAACCGTAACGGCCTTTACGCTTCCGACCACGACGTGTTCATCTTCATGATCGACGGTGGGTCCCAACTTGATGTCGGCCCACGTGCCGAACTGAATCGCGGTTTCTTCACCTGGAACTCCGAGACGGGGGCACGCATGTTCGGCTGTACTATCTTCTACTTCAACTCGGTGTGCGGGAACCACATTGTCTGGGGGGCACAGCATGTCCAGTCCGTCTTGATCCGTCATTCGAAGTACGGCCCCAAGCGCTTCCAGCGGGAAGCGCTAGACGGGCTACTGCGGATCGCCGAGCAACAGGACTCTACGATGGCGGATACCGTCAGGCGGGCGCAGCAGTACGTACTGCCGAAGGCCGACGACTCCGACGCCGTACTTATGTTCTTGAACGAACACGGCAAGTTCACGAAAGGGGAATCGCGAGAGGCCGTCACTTACGCGCTGAACGAAGAAGGCAAGTGCGCCACTCTCTGGGATCTCATCCAGGGGCTCACGGCATCGGCACGAGACTACGTTCACCTCGACTCACGTAACAACCTAGAAGAGCGCGCCGGGAAGCTCCTGGCGATCGTCGCTAACTAGGACCACCCAAGCCAGGAAAGGTTCGACAATGGCAGACATCATCAGGGTCCACCCGCCGGACAGACGGGAGGAATTCTGTTCGCTCCTACTCCGGGCGGACCAGTATACACGCGGGGCAAGCCCGCGCATTCGTAACCCCGTCGCTTTCCAACTCGGAGTAGACTTGACGACGGAAGGGCGGCTACTCAAGCGCATGGACAAGTACCTTGCGGACCGCACGGACGACCCGGCGCTGGATCTGGTATACTACCTAGACACGGACATCGAGACCGTAACGGGGGCAAGTGACCCGGTGTCAAGGGATCTACTGAGGCAACTCACGGACACGCCGGTGTTGATTCATTCCGACATGTATCCGATGATGACATGCGAGCCTGACCAGGTGATTGTCTCGATCGGTACGGACGGGGTAACCTGGATTGCACGGATGGGGGCTGATACGTACCAGACACCAGTTCTCCCGCACGGCACGTTCGTGCGGCCTAAGTACTCGTCGATCGTAACTGACATAGGTGACCCCCGTGCCTAACTCGGACAAACTAGAGTCGCTACGTCACGACTTTCCTGTCAGACAGCGCCACTCGGACGAACCGATACGGGAGATACCCGAGCACGCAAGGAAATACCTGTGCCAAAAGTGTCTAGCCTATGTCACGGGCTGTCACTCGCTTTGGCAACATAACAAGTTCTGTAAGGGGGGAACGTGAACCAGGAACGGTTCGAAAAGATACTGAATGGATTCTGTTACGGCGCGATTGCCGTAGCACTCGTGCTACTGCTGGTCTCACTGTTACCGTGATGAATCCAGCATGGCTCGGACCCGGTGACGACGATGGCAAGGGTACCCCCTGGCTGTCGTTTGTCGTCATAGTTCTCTTTCTCGCATGGCTGTTCTCGTAATCCCGAGCAAAGGAGAGGGTGTGTTTTCAAAAATCAAGGCCGCGTTCACTGGCTTGCTCGACCGTGAGCATATCAAGCAATGGCGAGCGCCGGAATTCGAGTTCGTCCATCTTCCGCAGTGTATCGGCTCACTCCCGACAGCACTTGTCGAGGCGACACTAGCAGAGCTACGACTACCGTGTACCGTCACGTCAGTCAGTAACGGCCCGGTGACTACTAGCTATAAGCTGAGCCCTCTCGGCAGCACGCGAATTAGCCTGCTTCCGTCTCGCGCAACGGACATTGCCGTGCGACTCGGAGTGCCGTTCAACGTACTGGTAGACAACGACGAACTAATCATCCCGAACAAGGAACGCACATCCGTAGACTTCGCGGCATGCCTGCCGGCGCTGGAAGCCGCATACAGCAAGCTCCAGGTGCCGTACATCGTTGGACTGGATTCACACGGACAGGTACGAATTGCCGACTTGACTAAGCACCCGCACATCTTGGTTGCAGGCCAAACGGGCAGCGGCAAGTCGGTCTGGGTAAATAACATGATTGCCTGCCTCATGGCAGCGCATAACCCGAGCGTGACGAAGTTAGTAATGATCGATCCGAAACGAGTGGAGTACGGCCAGTACAAGAAGCTGCCGTTCTTGCTTCATCCGGTAGTGGACGAAATCCCACAGGCCGTCGCCGTACTTGAGGGCATGTGTAAGCTCATGGACCATCGGTACGCCTGGCTACAGAAAGCTGGCTACCAGTCGGTCGAGCAGTGGAACCAGGCGAAGGCACCGTCAGTAGTTGACGTGTCGCCACAGCAAGCAAGGGAACGCATTTACCCTATCGTCGTGTTCATCGACGAGTACGCCGACCTAGTCGCGCAAGACAAGCGTGCGAAGGTACACGTCGCACGGCTAGGCCAGAAGGCGAGAGCAGCCGGGATTCACCTGGTGCTATGCACACAGCACCCGAAGGCGGAAGTGATCAGCACCACGATCACGTCGAACTTCCCGGCGCAGATCGCTTTCAGAGTACGAACCACATCTGCAAGTGGGGTCATCCTGGACAGGACCGGCGCGGAAAACCTCATGGGTAAGGGAGACTTGATGTTCCAGGACGGCGAGCAGGAGTTCCGCGCACAGGGACCCTTCGTAACGCCAGAGCTAACGAGCCGACTAGTCAACCACTGGGTTAATCAGTAATCTGGTCTAAGGTAATCGAGGCCGCTCCGAATCACCGGAGCAAAAGGAGAAAACATGAAGATCACGAAGAGCCAGAAGGACGAAGCGCAAAACCTCAAAGACGCACTCCGCACTGCCATTAGTGCGGCGAACAAGTTCTGTACAGCCCTGGCTGAAGACTTACAGTCGCAGCACGACGACAAGTCGGAAACATGGCAAGAGGGTGACGCCGGCCAGGCCGTACTTGAATTGATTGACTCACTGAGTGAAGAAATAGACATTGACTACGTCAACCTCGACGCCGCCCTGGAAGCATAGGGACAAACGCAATGGAAGAAATTAAGCGACCAGTGATTGACCGCACCGGATGGCCGTCCGGACAGTGGGACAAGGAGCCAGACTACGAGGTATGGCGTAGCCCGACTGGCTACCCTTGTATCGCACGCCGGAATGGCATCGGGGCGTGGTGTGGGTACGTCGGGGTCCCCCCGCTGCACCCCTGGCACGGGCGCGGCGCGTACGGCGAAGACGAACAGGACAGTCTTGACGCAAGTGTCCATGGAGGGGTCACGTACACCGATAAGTGTCGGCCCGACATCGGCGTCTGTCACGTCCCCGAACCTGGCGAGTCCGACGATTTTTGGTGGCTAGGGTTCGACACAGCCCATGGCGGAGATTTTGCACCGGGCATGCCCGCCCTGAGCGTGTTTCCGGAGGCCGGTTACAAGGACCTGGCGTACGTCCACCGGAGCTGCGAACGACTCGCCGAACAAGCCCGGAGTGCCAGTGACGTTCGATTTAAGTAAACACGAGCAGGCCGTCTTCGTTGAATGGAACAAGAGACACCTCAAGGACCACCACGACGGCGAGGAGTCTTACGGTAATGGAATCGCGTACGAAGTCCGCACAACCCTAATCGGTACGGGCGTAAGTGCGATTTGCCTGAGATGCAGGTCCAGGGGTACGCATCACGACCTGTTTAGCCAGTACCTTACTGACCATTCTCTACGGAGATAGTCCGCGAGACAGGGGGCTAAGCTGTTCACTCAATTCGATTCACTCATCCGCGACCTTGAGGTATTCCTCCGTCTCAAGGTATACGTAGTCGGCGGCGCGGTCCGGGATACTGTCCGGGCACTTAACGGCGAAGAAGTTGGTTCGATAAAAGACATTGACACTGTGGTTGTCGGAGGACTGGACCATCTACTGGCTGCCGGGTGTACGCCGATCAAGGCGGATTTCCCCGTATTCGAACACCCTCGCTTCCCTGGCGTCCAGATCGCACTTGCGCGGGGGGAGAAGAAGCAGGGCCAAGGCTATCACGGCTTTGCGTGGTATCCGGCGGCGGATCTCGGAACCGATCTCTTCCGACGCGACCTGACCATAAACTCGGCGGCATATCACCCGAGTGACGGACTGATTGACCCACACAATGCGGAGCTTGACATCAAGGCTCGACTAATCCGGCATACGTCGGACGCATTCGCGGAGGACCCACTCCGGACCATTCGCGCCGCCAGGTTCGCTGCGTCGTTCGGCTACCGGATTCACCCGGATACTGTCCGGATGATGCGCCGGACATCGCCGGAGTTGCCGCTGTTGTCGCACGAACGAGTGCGTGAAGAATTCCACCGGGCGATGACGGCGCGTGGGGCAAGTGAATTCTTCTTGTCCCTTCATGACGCCGACTGTCTGAGTTGGTGGTTTCCGGAAGTTACTCATGGGGCACTGCCGCTCCTGGCCGTCGCCGCAGCAGCACTGGTACCGCTCGACGTACGTATCGGTTGCCTCTTGTCTCTCCTGGATCGGGCGGCAATCGAGGCGTTCGGTACTAGGCTGGGGTATTCTAAGTCGGACATCGGGCGCTACAAGACTATTGCCGAATGGGTCCAGCACGCCGAGAACTTCACTGAAGTCGATTTATTGTCATGCTGGAAACAAACCAGGACGTACACGGATATGTTTCTCGCCGTACACGAATATGTACTCGACAATCAATTGACATCCTTTCTTCGAACCGCCCTGCCTAGACTGTCGGCCGTCAAGTTCGAAGGACACCCTATCCGCGAAGATGTCGAGGTGAGGTACCAAGCAGAGCTAAGGAGTATCTTCCGTTCGGAGTAGGTAAAGATCGGAGATATCTTAAGTTCAAGGAGTATGTAGATAGACTTGAGATACCAGGAGTCAAAAAACTAGATTTTTACTATGATAATCCAGACCATTTTTCGGCTCATTAATACCATAGCTCAGAGGGTAAGTGGTTGGTTCTTTTGGACGATCTTAGAGATGTAAACCGTAATAAAACTAAGAAAGCTGCTTCTAAGAATATTCTTAATGAAGCAGGTGGTTCGCCAGAGAACGTCCTCCGTAATTTGTATGGTATTGAGCCTTTGACTGAACCACTTAAGGAGAATCTTAGTGGCTAAAATTGATGCTCACAAGTGCGATAGTTGCGGTAGAACTGAGACAGATAATCAACTTGTTTCATGGTTTGCCCTCAGGAAGTATTTGAATGGACCAATGATCGTTGGTAAACTAGCTGACATTGAATCACTGTACTTCTCTAACTATGACTGTGATGTTACTATTTGTGTCGCGTATGGCGAGTCGCCATTCATTGAAGATACTGAATTCAAGTCTGATCGACTACTTGTTGATACTGGTAAGGTCTCTGAACTTTGTACTTTCGATTGCCTAATTAAAGAGATGCGGACGAACCATTATTCCCGCCAGTAATGAGTTCTATATTCAATAATAATGCTCGCGATGCTCTAGGAGCTTGACGTACACGGATATGTTTCTCGCCGTACACGAAAAGGATGGACACCTTGATTTGTGACGGTAAGCGAATTTTCCTCACGCGTGACGACGCGCACGTACTTGCGATGCGACTCAAGCGTAGCCAGACCGGCGAGACAAACGTCCGAGCATACCACTGCCGGGAATGCGGGCGCTTCCATGTCGGCCACGGGCGCGGCGGGAAGATGTCTAAATTCGCGTCCGGCGCGCCGGGACGACCTGTCCACCGGCGACCACGCCGCCGGGGTTCGCGGCGTTAGTCGTACACAGGGGTCGCCAGAACAGGCAGTCCATTTTCCGACCGGCGTAAGTCCATGTCTTTACAGAAAAAACAGATTCTCCTTGACTGTTTTCATGGGGGGGTATAGGGTATGCTGAGCCAATTAGCTAGGGGTGCGTACTTGCTACTGGGACAACGGGTGAAGGTCCGCCGTAAGGGTGAGTTGTGGGTACTCACCGACTACGTTAAGGACGAGTTACTGGGCAGTGTTCCGGTCGTCCTCTTACGTGACGCCAAGCTACGTCCGCGTAATGGACGCGTACTGGTTGAAGGAACATTTCTAGAACACGAGCCGGCCAAGGGTGAGGTGTCGATGCTTCGATACCGTGTCGGTGCTTCGATACCGAACTATAAGTGGACACCGGCGCAGGTGTCTCAATCTCTACGTGTCGAGTACTTACGTCTCGGCATAGACGGCTCAATAGAGCAATGGGGGAACTGCCGCAATGTCTGAACCTATTGTTGTGTCCGAGGACTTGCTGAAAGCATTCTCACTCCTCGCCCGGAATGCGACTGTTCTAACAAGCGCACTACACCACGCCCTGTCAGGGACTCACACGGCGGCCGACCGTTTAATCATCGAGAACACGATCACCACGTGCGAGGAGGCGTCCGTGGCGATACGGAAGATATACTGGCGAGACAACAACGAGGCCGGGTAGTGCAACGCCTTACGCATCGGAGCAGGTGCAAACCATGGTTCAAGGAGATACTTACGGGCAACGGAATCGAGTCCCCATTTTACACGGACCACCTATTCTCGCAAGCAACCATCACTATCTTGGACATCTTTCGATACCTAAGATGGGGCAGGTGCCACCATGAATAGACTATCTGCCGTAGAGAACTTTCCGGATTTTCCCCTTGAAATACGTCATAAACTCACCGAAGCAACGTCATTAGTAGCGCCCGCCTATCTATATGAATTTAATCGGCAGTTACGACACCCGCGTTTTTTTACAAGGTTATCCTTTGCGGGGTTATCCGAATTGAATGCGACGGCTCATCACTCCAGCTATCTCGGTTAGTAGAAAAATGTCCGTACAGTACGGCCACTACCAATTGACGGCAAGGGTGTATCTAGAAGTCTATAACCATCTAGCAAAGGGACTAGGTGTCTACACCGCATCTTTTATAACCACTTGAGCTACCGCGACATTACCGACCTATACGGTGGTCACTTGATAAAGTGTCGTACTTCGATACATGTAATGAAGGCAGGGCATGAAGTAAGTAACGCCGAACCACCACTATTGGCCTAGACAGGTTCCCTAAAGGAGAGTAAAATGGAAGTTTACGCACGACAGGGCGACTGTGTCGTTGAGCGTCGTAGGATCACGGGCGATCTAACGCCGGCCGTTGACCTGGTGGTCGCCGGTCATCTTTCTGCGCCGCATACGGTCGTTGGGGCCTGTGAGTTCCGGAAGGACAGCGAGGTTACTTCCTTCCGCGTCGCGGTACCAACCTCCCTCGCGCACGCCGGTAGGCACGACGCCGTTCCGCTGGAGCCCGGCGATTACGCCGTCCGCCCGTTACGAGAGCGCGGCGATGGCCAGGACCGCGCAGTCGAAGACTGAATAGACGGAGAGAGGATCAAAAAATGACTGACGAGCACAAGGCCCTCATAGGCGAGATGGTACAGGAATACCACCATTTCATTCGCAACCCTAACCCCTTCGACATGGATACTGTCAAGGCGTGGCTAGTGTCCGCGTATTCGCTGTACGGCGCTACTTGCCCTGAGCGTATCGAGGTAGTGCCGTCCACTCAGGTCGCGCTAGACCTAGCGACCGAATTGACCGGCGCGAAACAGGTCAGCATAGACTGGTGTGGTATCCCCGATTCGGGGTGGGTCGCCTGCTACGACTTCCTTGAACGCATCGGCACTGACCTGGGACCCAATGTCGAACACGTCCGGAACCTACGTGAATTCATCCGGTGTGCGTGGGGCATGATCCTGCTGGACGAGGCGGCGATCGTGATCAAGATGCCCAAGTTAAGCATGGACGACGAAGGCCGCGCGCACGCCGCCGGGGGTCCCGCCGTGCTCTGGGAGAACGGGGAAATGGCCTACGCTTGGCACGGCACCTGGATCTCGAAGCGTATGGCGGAAGACGCCAAGTCGTATACCAAGGAGGACTACGCCGCGATCACCGACACAGAAGTCCGCCGCGCCTTCGGCGAGATCGTCGGCTGGGACCACGTTGTCAACCTTCTGGGCGCTGTCACCGTCAATGTCTGGACTGATCCTTCGACTTCCCTCACCTACGAACTTCTGAAGTCGGCAATAGCCGGGGTTGACCTAAAATGGCTACGGAAGCAGTCCCCAAAGCTCCAGACCGGGGAACAGCCACTCTATATCGAGCCGGTCCACGAGGACTTACGGACCGCCCAGGCGGCTCGGAAGTGGCAGGCCGTACTTAACACTCCGGCGGAATGCGAGGCGGACCCCGTTCTTTCCTACTGGTACGAAGCCTAACTATTCGCTCAAACATGAAGGGCCTATGGAGTCCGAGTGGTAAACTATGCAGAAAACTAAGGAAATCACCATTCTCTTAAGAGAGGACTGTAACGAATTCCTCAGGGGTCAGGAGTTAATCCAGGAAGGGTGCGTCTGTCAAGAACTAGGCGAACTCGTCGATCACTGTCGGCGTACGTTCTGGCGTAATTATACTGACCAGCGAACGTGGCCTGACGAATGAAACGGCTGCGTGATGTCCGTTTAGATATTCGTTTCGAAATCCTTAGCTGGCTGGCCGATCGCTGGCCTCTGCCTTCGAATTCTTGCCTATGTCAGTTAATAAAGGACTATGCCGTTAATATCGGCGACACAGCAAGCGCGCTGAGTACCCAGTTAGATACGAGTTTCAGTCCGCCATTGTTACCTGAGGCAACGGCAGATGTTTCGCGAAGGATGCCCAGGTAACGTCTTCCCCGGCCTAAAGGCTGGGGCTTTCCGTCAAGTGGAGGACAACGTTCTGCCCCGAGAACAGGATATTTCGAGCGGCATTGACGTCGCGGTCGTGGACCGCAGCGCAGTGCTCGCACACCCATTCCCTTACTGCGAGACCCTCCAGCCCTCTCGGGCCGCCGAGGCTTCCGCACTCGGAACAGGTCTGCGTCGAAAATCGCTCGTCAGCCTCTACGTAGGTCACGCCGTGCCTGTTGGCTTTGTAGCGGAGCATCCCACGGAACATCGACCAGCCAGCGTCGAGCACGCTCTTTGCGAGCGGAGTCCTGGCGAGACTGGCGGCGTTCACGTTGCCGACAACGATAGTGGCGAAGCGATCGACCAGTCGCCGCGAGGCGACATGCAGGTCGTGCTTCCTTCGATTGGAAATCTTGGCGTTGATCGCCTTCGCTCGCTGCTTGTGACCAGCCCGCTGCGCGATGGCGAGTGCGGCTTCCTCGCGACGGTAGTGTCGGGGGTTCTCGATCGTCTCGCCGTTGGACATCGTGGCGAACGTCTTCAGCCCGAGGTCGATGCCGACACTTTCGCCAGCGCGCGCGGCAGCGGGCTCGACTTCGCACTGCAGGTTCAGGTACCACCGACCGCGCGCATCTTCACTGAACGACCCAGAGAGCACGCGGCCCTCGACTGGGCGATGCATCCAGAGTCGGTAGCGAGTCCCGAGGTAGGTCACGCCGCTTTGGTCGAGATGGATGGCACGCGCGGACTGGAAGGGAACCCAGCCGAGCGCACGCTTAGACCCCTGCGAGGCGCGCCATCGTGGCCGACGGCGCTTCGTGTCGCGCGAGCGAGCGAAGTGCCTGGCGATGTCCTGCACGGTGTCGGAGTGCAGTTCGAGCAGTCGCGTCGATCCAGCGGCGAGCTTGCAGAGGTCAAAGCCGCTGGGCCAGCGTCGCGCCCAGCGTCGTGCCTGATTCTGCACGTCGCCGCAGTAGTTCCAGACGAAGTTGACGGCGCGCGCTTTCGCGGGGAGCACACCGGGCTTCTTGACACGGTAGCGAAACGTAAGTACCACGACAGGCCGAGGGTACTTGGTCTATGCGGAAGAGTCAAGAGTTACGCACTGGGCGACACGTCGTCTATCAACTGCACGTCCATCTGGCCCGTTAGAAAATACGTGGACCTCTGACCCCTGTCTTTACGACGCCGTTCGGACGGGGACAGGTCTATGGAAACATCTGTGTAGATTGCCGTCGCGAAGTAGCTTCACTGTTAAGGCAGCATAACCATCGGCTGGTAAAATCAGGCAAGCGGGGCCTTGCTTATACCGACCCGTGTTATGCCAGAACTGGCCCCGTGATCAGACCGAGACACAGCCAAGCGTTACGGAGAAAACGATGACGCGAATCTTCTGGGTTCCTTTGCGCGTGGGGCCGGGATGGAGAGAGACCGTCACGCACCCCGGCTACCTCGGTATAGTTCAAGGCTGGGGTACCGGGCTCCCCGTCCCATGGCACCTTGTGACTGCCGGGCTAACCGAGCGGCTGGGGTGCCTCAGGTTCGACTCCTCGGACTCCCCGCTTTGGTCGGTTGAGCCCTAGAATAAGGGGAGAGCAAAGTTACCACACTACCTTGCAAGAGGGGAATGCAAGAGAGTGTGGTAACTAAGCTCGCACCCGTAAACACTAGGCTTTTTGCGCTGTCCGGGACCGACGATACCCGACGGTGGGGTGGAAGTCGGGCAGGAAGCGGCTGGTCCCCCTCTCGGGAGGGGTAAGATCTTGGTTCTGGCGTCCCTGTAAATGCAAGAGAGTGTGGTAACTTGCACCGTGCCCGAAACAGTAGGCTTTTCGGGCCTGCCTTGGTCGGTGCCCGGCAACGGCCGGGGTGGGGTGGGGGAACCCGGACGTAAGGTCCCCCCACCCTAAGACGAGCGGCGTCGCCGCGCTCTGTCCTGTCCCTAGGCTAGCCAGCCTGGCTACGTTTTGACATCCTCCCCGCCCTGAAGGGACGAGGATTCCTCGGAAGTTACGCGGCACGGCGTACCTCCCGAGTAGGTTCGCGCTTCAACGGCACCCGTGTGCCTCCACGCGCATTGACGGCATGTCCTGCCGCAAGGATATTCTTCGCCGCGTTGATGTCCGCGTTCGCTTCGTGGCCGCACGACACGCAACGAAATTCCGCTTGGTTCTCGCGATTCGATGCGCACGTGTGGCCACAGGAGTAGCAGCGTTGCGACGTGTACGCCGGGTTGACTTCGATCAGCTCAACACCGGCTAGTTCCGACTTGAACGAATAGCCCGCCTGGACTCGTCGTTGAAGTAAAAGGAAAAAGTATAGAGCATTGACGACGAAGGAACTGGCTTACTTTGCCTTCTTGCCCTTCTTACCGGACTTGTCCTTCGGCTCTTCCTTCTTCGCCTGCTTGATTTTCGTGGCAACCTCACGGACGGCCACGCCTGGCCCGGACTTGCCGCAGACGGTACACAGTGACCCCTTGGCCTTGTCGAACTTGAGATTGAACAGCCGCTTCCCGCGACCATAAAGGCCGTCCTGGTACGCATTCTGACAGAGACACGAAGCGACTAAAATTGCGCCCACACCACACCCCGATTCAGTTATAGTCCAGAAAAGGAGACGACCGGGCGTGCGAGTGAGCAGCCCGGCCGTACCACGCCAGCATAATTACGGACGCAGCGACCTCCCGATCGATCCAGGAGACCCGGCTCGTTGACCGAGCCGCAGTCCCACGGAACGTCTCATGCTATCACCTTTTCGAACCTCCAGCAAGGAGGAATGCGTGGCTAAGCGCAGGAGTTCGGGACCGTTCGGGACCGTTTGAAGGTCGGGAGTGTTGAGCGACCAAGGATCGGGGCGACGCTCGGCTTGAAGGTTCGCTCAAGGAATTTCCGCACTTTAGGTTCGAAGCGCAGGAAGCTCGTACAGTTCAAGCAGTCAGCATGGCTCCTGTACCCCGACAGCCGCCAATTATTGGTATGGCAGGTGCACTTACAACCAAGTCTACGTTTAGAAATCGCCACAGTTAAGTCCTTCGTTAATAGGTAGGTGGTCCCAGTACGACTTGAACGTACGTCAAGCTCTTATAAGGAGCCCGTTTTAACCTGTTAAACTATGGGACCAAGTTGGACGCGGCTAATCTGGCCGACTCTGGCTTAAAGGACCAGCGAAACTGCGTTACGTCACACTCCCTAATTACTTCTTTCGAACCTTCCCGGACTTCTTCCCGAAGTTCCTTGTCGCCTCAGACACGAGTGTCGCCGGATCGTCTTCGAAGCAGCCTCGGTCTATCCATGAAGCCGGGAATGTACGACCGAGCCGTACCCGGACACCCCCCTTGAGTTCATAGACAGTTGCCTGTGCCGGGTAGTGAGGTTGGCTGTCTACGGTAGCCGGGGCGTAAAATCCCGACCCTCGGTAAACACAGTACTCGACAATAAAGAAGCGCTTCCCTAGTTCAACTGACCGCACCTGTAGTTCTGGGCATACCGCACTGACTACGGCCGGTGGATTCGGTGGTAACGCATCCATGGACTATCTCCCTTCAGTCCGCTGACTCTGTTGACTTCTTATTGCGAGACAACGGCGACAGGTAACGTACTCTACGCACGCACCAAATACGGGCGAGGCACGCGGCATAGGAATACACACCGGGCATATTCGAATTTACCCTACCTTCCTGGCTGACTTCCGCGTGCCCTGGTTCTAACTTTTGGTTCCCAGCAAACAGGGATTCCGCGTGCGTCACAGCAAGATTGGAAGCATTCGGGGCAAAGTACCCCGCCAGATTTCCCGTTAATCTCAAGCCATAGATTATTTGGAGCAGTCCAGACCAACGGTTGTTTCCGACCACACTTCTTACAGAACTCAACCAAGCTGCCTGCGAGTTGCAGTGACTGCAACGCGTACTTCGCATATTTCCTTACGAACCAGTATGGATTTTTCATCCGTTCATTGATAGCTAGCCCCGTGTGCCAACCTAAACTTAGTAACTCCTAGCCTGGCTAGTTTTCGCAGACTCCGAATTACTTTCCGCCTACTCGTTAGTTCCCCACCTCCGAACAGGAAGTAAGCTTCCATTTCTGGGATGTCGAACAACCTCCCGGCTGCGGCGAATTCGTGGAGCTTACGGTAACTCATGTCCATTCTCCAGCGATATCCTGGACTTCCCTTCCGACCCATTTTGCGCCAGCCGGCCTTTAGCCCAAGTCGGCGGAAGTAAGGGCTTGTTGTTGCCCAACCAAGAGCACATGCCGACGTGCCGCAGTAGTTGTACTTCTTGGGGTGGTGTGGGCCGACATGTTTCCCGAAGGTGTCCATGTCGAACTTCCCCTTACGTTTCTTCTCGGGGAGCTTTTCAAGGAAGTCGGCCAGCTTCAGGAGCCTTTTTGCTTTCATCCTCACCTACCTCGCAAGTTGCGGTCGCCGCCTGCGGCGAACCTATCACTGATTCAACAGTCGGTCAAGGGGTCGTTTATCCATCTGGGGTCGTGCTATAATATGTTCGATGAAAAAAGAAATAGACAATGCGATCGAGAACCTCTTGGAACTACAAGTCAACCACTACGACTGCGACATTCACCCCGGAACTAAGCTACATTGCCCGAGTTGCAACGGACTAAAGGGCGGCGCGTCAGGTGGAGTGGCACGCTCAATCAAAAAGCTACAGTCATGCCGCGAGAATGTTCGGAAGGCCCGTGCGGTACGCAGTGCTAATGCGCTCTGTAACGACTAACCTAAAGCAATGACACCAGCCAGTCCTGAAGTAAGGCAAATTAGATTATGCTCAGTGAGTACCTGACTCAACACTTCAGCTCTCTTGATCGGACGGTCCGTTATTATCACGAGCCTGAATGCAGTCGAATTCCAAGTATGGACATCGTTATTGTGGTACTGAACTACGAGACTAGGCCCCTTCTGAAAATCAGCGGTGCAAATTCTAATCATTTGAGATAGCTCGGTCAGTTTCTTTATCCAGGCACAAGTCGTGCCTTCGCCTTCCGTTACTAGTAATTCGGGCTTGAAGCTACTCATGCGACAGCCACGCATAACGGCGCTTAGCCTTGAGGGTTGCGTCAGTCTGTACTCCGTTAGTGGCCTTGATAGCCCATCCGAGGAGCGTATGCGACCCTCACGTATTCTTATGTAGAAGACGTAGTGATTCTCACTGGTGTACTTAACGGCAAGCTCGTAGCTATTGAGTAGCTGCGTGTAGTCAAGCGACCAGGGGTGCTTAAAGACGTGGATCACAATTTTAGCGGGCTAACTATCTTCTTTATCCAAGCCACCAGTCTTGAACATGAACAATTCCTTCTGTCGCTCATCGTACTTGTCAGACTTGACGTGGACAAGTAACTGAAGCATGTACTCTCGCCTGGCGAAGGTCCAGACTTCCATGAATGCCTCCCCGACTGTCCGATACGGAAGTTTGTCTCGCACCTCGTCCAGGAATTGCGAACCCGCTTTCGGGCTAAGGCCCCAGCGTTCCGTCAGCCACCGATAAATCGCTGCGCCTTCTTCCTTCGTAAGCTTACGCCGGTCGTGTTCTTTCTTGTCCTTTACCACTACTTCACTCGCCAATTACGCGTCGCCGTTGAAGTCGTTCTGGTTGCGGGACTTGATACTGGCAATTAGTGGGGCCACTTCCGTCCGCATGCAGAATGGGCGATATAGTCCCTTGTCGTCAAGGGTATTGGTTGCGATCGAACGACTGTCAACCCCGGCATCCATTGCCTTGCCGTCAGTAACCGACTGTGGCCAAGAAAGCCGATACTTACCATGCGAATTACCAGTAAGATGAACCTTGCCATTGCGACGCATTATGAAATTCTGATTCTTACATTTTATACACCAAAATAACTCTCCATATACTCTTTCGACCTTGAGTTTACTACGAATCGACTGCACGCGACTTATTGCATTAGGATAAACTGATAATTGATGTCGTAATCCACCAGAGAACCCATGTCTCCTTGTGAATTTAGTTGCGCTAAAACCAGAGATTACAGCAAGTTCCTGGAGAAGGTCTATCTCTGCTTCTTTTGCGGAATAGATAATAACGCCATTACCATTTACTGAACCATCCGAATTTGCATAGGCCCCTAGTATGACCTTAAATTGATCGGGGCTACAACTCATTAATTTTCTATCTAGTCCCTTTATAGTAAATGACAACAGCTCTGGTGGAATATAAAAATTAAACGACCAAGAGGCATCCTTTTGCTTGTATTTACTATATTGCAATTGTAAGTTACATAAAACCTGCTTAATATAAGCAATCTTATGTGGGCGCTTAACCTTGATCCGTGCAAGTTGCGTTTCTGTTTTAATTGAACCATCGGCAGCAATAAGAATAAGTAGGGCAAGTAGATCGTCGGATAAATTCAGTCGAGTTCCGCTACGCACTCCAGCCTTAAGTAGCCTCATGGTATTTTGCTTTAGCAGCACACTAGCTGGGGATTCCAAAAACTTACCACCCCGACTAAAATGTACCATGGTATGCTCACTAGTAACGCGAAACGATATGTTCCTAGTGTCTAATTCATACACGTCACCATGGTAGTTTTGTTTCACAATCTGACTGATAGTATCTAGTACAAATTCGCACCTACTTGGATCGAATGAATATATTCCGTCACCAATTGCAATATTACGAATACCCCTCCATCCGCTCGTTGTCATGATCTCTGTTTCTTCATCAACGCAGTGTCCGTGGATCATCGCACTTCCGTAGAGCGACCGATGCCAGGCCCCCAACGGGAAGTGTACGTAGTGAAACCAGCGTCCGGCGAGTTTGATCTCACACATCGACTTGATTGAAATGATCTTCCCGGTTTTGATCAATTCCTGGATCTGTGGCGCCAGGTCGGCGTAGTTCTTTGGCGTGCCGTCCTTTTCGGTAAGCAAGTGGTCGTGGTTTCCGACGACGATCTGCTGCTTGCCGTTCAGTCGGTTGACGATTCCTACCCAAGCGTCGGGGTCCTTGGTCCAAATGAAGTCGCCGAGATTCATGACGACGTGGTCTTTGCCGACTACTCTATTCCAGTTCTCTATCAAGTACTCAGTTTGTTCTTCGACACTACTGAACGGCCGGTTACAGTACTTGATGATGTTCGCATGTAGAAAGTGAACGTCTGAGGTTACGAAATCAACTGACATATAAGCCCGTACTAATCGAACGCGAGCTTGATTTCTGTCGTACCACACCTGACCGTAACTTCGAGTTTGCCACCTAATGCCTCCACGTATTCTTTGATCGTCGAAATGCGCGGGTCGTCGTTTGCCTCCGTCCGGGATACCTGTCCCTGACTCTTGCCGAGCTTGGCCGCTAGCGACGCCTGATTCAGCCCTAGCTTCTCGCGTAACATCCGTAGCGTAGCGACCTCCACCTCAAGCTCGCTCTAGTTTTAAATACACGTACGGACACGCAAACGCAGCAGTCACCCGCAATGCGTTCAACAAGAACATCCGGCCACTAGGCACTTTTTCTCCATTCGAACAAATACGGGGTCCCTTTCGTTGGATCGGGGACCCCGTATTCGTACTAGCTTGCGATGGTATTGATCTGCCCAGTCTGCTTGTCCTGGATATAGACATACGAAGACGGCGGGATGACGAGATCTCTAATAGCGCGATCGTCGGCCATGGCGTATCTCCTTCTTACTTTTCGAGGTTCGAGTGAAGTCTCTCTCTGACCTCACTGAAACTGTGCTTCCGAACTAGCATCGAATTTTCGAACACTACTTCCAGTAGCCCCCCTTCCTCTTCTTCCGGAGTGCAGCACTCCTTCAGTGTGTAGTCTTCGTTCACGCGCAGGTACCCGCGTGCTGAACGCTTAGTTCCGTCGTCTGTCTTGGGGTCCTTGAAGAGATCTACCGGAACGCCGTCGATAACTCCGTGCGTGGTCTTGATAGCGAAGCCGAATGTGTCACGAGTGACATGCTGTAATGCAAACGAACCGACACCGGCGACCCAGTTGACTGATGCGAAACGCTTCTGCCAGAGGCGTTCGTTGATCTCCTTCTGGCGCTCGCGAGTAATGCTGTCACCGTATATTACTCCGATGTGTGGGTCAAGCTCCTTGCAGTTCACGTTATTTAGTGAACCACCGAACGAATCATACAGAGCCTCGATAGTGCCCTTGTGTGCCGACGACCCCGCCGACTGCTCTTCGTCTCCACAAAGTATCTTGACGGGACTGCCGGAATCTGGCCTGACCACGACCCGCCCGTCGCGTGCCATGATAACGTCCTTGAGTGCTGGGAGGATATTGTCGATTACGTTCCAGTAGTCCCATGTATCTGAAACGATCGATATGATACCACTTGGCGCTACGTCAGAGATCAGTCGTCGGTACGTCTCCAGCTCAGTATCTTTACCACCCATCTGCATCACCATGTGCTCCGACGCACGCACACTTACGCCGGTAATCTTGTCGTCCGGGCCGTAGTGCTCTTCCAGGTAGTCCAGCGCCGGAACCGTGTCGGTACCAATGAACGAAAGGAGGTGCGCAGCACTAGCCGCCGTTGCTGATTCCAGGGAAGTTTGCCCGCGCATAGAGAAGTCGTGCCCCTGGACTGAGGCGAAGTCCAGCTTGTCAGGGGCCGACCGCTTCGCCGATCGGTAGAATTCCTTATAAAACTCCCAGCATGTGGTCGCCGACGTTATCGGGTGCCAGATTGAGCACGACATGTGAGTCTCGATGTAGTTCGTAACCCACGCGAAGTCCTGGTGCGTGTTCCGCCAAGTCATAAACGGCACACGCATCGGACAAAGCGAACCTTCCGGCAGTGCCTTGATCCGCACCGGCAGATATCCCAGCTTATGTAGTGCCGCGATGTGGCCTACGGTGATCGTACCCGGACCAATCATGCGGTCCATGCGGGCCTGGTAGCGAGCCAGGATCTTATCGAGGGGCTTGCCGAAGAACTCGTCGTCCCAGGCGTCGATTAGGTCGCGCACAAAGAACGGCTGCAGGCCCCAGACGACAACCTTATCAACGCCAGGCAAGCGCGATGCGCGCGGGGTGAAGTTCGAATAAACCTCAGTTGTCCCCGGAGGCATCTGAAAAAGATGTCCGGCCTTGTAGATGTCTATCTTGAATTCTGGTGGAATGACTAGCATACCTTGAATCCTTCTGGGTTAGCGAGCAGGCTGTTCGTATAGAAGAGTTCAATCCCGGCATTCGTTAGAAGCGTCTTCCCTTTCGAGAATACCCCGTGTGTCACCGCAAGACTTACGTCCGCACCCTGACACCTCCGGTCGAGATCGTTCTTGATCGAAAGAAACGTCGCGCCGCCGTCACATAGGTCGTCTACAATCAAAAAACGTGTCTTCGGTGCTAACTGAACATGGGCCGGGCTGATCATGGCCAGTTGGCCCTCTAGGCCGTGTCCGGTAATTTCGCCAGTCAGTGGATTGCGTGTCTTCTCGTAGACGTACTGGACGTACGGAAGCTCAACCAAATATGGATAACGTAACCTGGCCCCCTTGTCCGGAAAGACGACGACGTTCGGCTCGGTCGCGTCCAAAACAAATCGGTGGAAGTCTGACACTTCGCGATTGAAGATGTAGATAGATTCCTTGTCGAACCCGGAATGAACATCTACGGTCGTGATTAGCCGACATCCTAGTGTTTTGAGCAGCCCGAGAATAACAGAGCGACTGAACGTCTCGTTGTTCGATACTGGCTTGTCCTGTCTGGCGTAAGGGAAGTAAGGAATGGACAGTAGCCAGTCCTGGGTGTCGAGGAGCTTCCGCAGACTGAGCAGGTCAATGACCTCTCGTTCCTCTTCGAACCTCCAGACCACCTCGCACGTCCGAGCTTGCGTAAGTTCCGGCGGGAGTTTCCAGACTTGCGAAGTCTTGTCTGGGAAGATGTCCGCACGGACTGGTGTACCATTGACGGTTATCATTTGACGGTTATCCTTCAGACACGCACTAAATCAGGTAAAGCCGTTTGCTTTTGCGGGGCCTAGGGTTGGTAATGGTGGTGACATATTTTTCTCCGTCCCGGAAATTTATGCCAACAATCCGCCACGCAGGATCTGCGCCGTAAATATTTACAGTAATGGAAGAGACCTCAGCGAAAAAATAACTCAAGTGGTCGCCAATAGTCAACAAAGATCACCAAACAACGAACCCTTTAACGAACCAGCCCGTACGCACTAGATCTCGGACCACTTCTGCTTTATGTAGCCATCTATCTTGGACTGGAACCGACCGAACAGATACGAACAGGCCGCGACTAGCAGGAGCGCCATTGTGTCCCCTTCTTGATTAGCAAGACGCAACTCAGGTCACGCCCCACAGTAGCACAAACCAGGCGGACCGTCCAGGACTAATCGTCCTTCAGGGTAACGGTCTTCGTCAGGCCGGACGACATCATGATCACGACCTCTTCCGTGAGGTTCGAGTAAAGATATTCCATCAAGTCATCTATTAATATCCTGTCCTTGATCCGAACCGCAACTTCCGTCCGGCACTTAAAGGGCCAGATCTTACCTTCAGTTAGTAGTTGAGCCACGAACCACAACGGGACCCCGCGCGCCCTGGTCGTTATCGGAAACCCCCTTAGTGGGGTCCGCAACTTAACTACGCCCGTTTCGTCAAACTCAATCACCGCATAGTTTAATATGTCACCCGGACATGCTTCCACTATATCCGCAAAGCTACTGGCGACGACAGCGAACAAAATCCTCGGGTGATCTAAGAGAATACCCTGCTCAGCCATGTTCTTGCTACCTGATAGATGCCGGGACGTTCGGTTTCGGTATTACCCATAACTGCTATAATTGCTCCGTAATTAGAATAATCCTTATAGCTCCCCCACGGCACTGTTCTGATCGGAGACAGAAGCCCGCCGTGTTCCTCGCCAGTTTCGATCGACATGTCGCACTTGAACACGACGCGGCGCCCCTTTCTTGCCGTATTGTACAACAGGTCAAGATCCGAGGTGAGTTGGCCAATATAGGGAATAAGTAGTAGGTTTGACCTGGAGAGTATTGAACGGTGTACGTCCTCACGGGTATTCCCGTGCCATACCTTCCGTACATGCATACTTGCGGGGATCAATCCAAAATCAACCCGGTAGGTAGCAATTACAATCCCCGCACAAGTCAAGCCAGCCATACGGCAGTGATCCTGGACTGCCTGGCCGACTCCGGAATATAGGTCAGTTTCGATTGAGTAGTTCTTCAAGTGACGCTCATTCGAGAAAGATGGACTCATAAAGTTTGTTGTGGACTGCGTAGATGTCCGTCATCGTACACTTCTCCATGAAGTGATACGCCTCTTTCACGACCTCCCCCGCGGAGGTCCACCTTACCTCGACGACGAACGCATCTATCTTGTCGATCCCAAATGTACCTAATTCCGAGTACATTCGCGTGTAGAACTCTTCTTGTTTGACCTTATCAAGCGACCCGTACCCGTCAATGATCAGCACGCTACGTCGGCCGAAGTGAAGGATAATGATCCCCTCGACTACCTCTTCGCCTGCGGTGATGTCAGCGAGCCCCGTGCTACTCACGGTTCCCACCTTCTACGTGCCGATTCAGTGCTCGGAGGGGTTTCGTTTACCATTTCGTGCTCCTATTTAAACAGCGTATAATGGGTAGCTAAGCTCGACGCGCACATGATGACCGCTTCTTCGTTCATCTTGTCGACAGCCAAGGACGCCTTGTCGTAGATCCGATTGAAAAAACTACTTTGCCCACTCCTGTAGCACTGTTCGATAAAGAATTCTTCATCAAAGAATACTACGAACCGAAGGACAACAATGATGCGCTTTTCGATCATTCCGCCGAGATTGATACTACGACAGAATGCCTCAAACCTATCAGTGATAGGTTTGAGTAAGCCGGGGTTTTCAAGGACACCGTACACCGAGCGCTCTAGGCATAGCCTAGAGCTTGCCGTACCGGACCTAATGTCGTAGGTAAATACAACTTCTCGCGCGTTGAGGTGAGGGACATCCCTGGCGTCCCTTACGAACAGCGTTGCTGTGCGCTGGGTATAACCCATCAAATCTCAAGTACACGCCCGAATGGGGCACTACCACCGGAGACAGTTACCCAGAATACCGGGTGGCTCGGTGGATCTACCGGAAACCTAGTCTGGAGATCCGTGAAGAAGATCGAGACACACGGGTCTATTCCCTGCTCCACCATCCAAGTAAAGCAAGGGACGTGGTCGGTTCCACCGCCGCCGTCCCCCTTGAATTCGATCGGACCGTCAAGCGGCGTCCATTCCTGTACCGTCCGAACGTGGGTATCGTGATATACGATCCATACCTTCGACGGATAGTTTTCGAGAATGGCAGTCATCTCGGTTGCGCAACGTGCTAGGTCATCTCCGCCCATCATCGAACCAGACAGATCAACGAACATACAGATTTCGCCAAGGCGCTGGGAGCGTAGTGATGGCAGATAAACCCCGGACGCGACATGGCGCCGATTAGGTGATGCCCATGAATAGTCATCCCTGGCCGTGACTGTAAAGAATTGACGCAGTTCGGAGTACCAGGGAATTTTAGGTGGCTTCAGGAGTTTCTCTAGTAGCTTCGAGAAGTAACCAGGCATAGTCCCGCGACTGCGTTCCTGTGTATCCTTCGCCACTTGCGCAGCCTGCTTGATCGCAACGTCCCAGTCCAGTGACAGCTTCGTGCGTTCGGCCTCTCCTGGTGAGTTATCGAAGATTACGCCACAACCACCTGGGTCAGTGTTCGGACCGCCGGGGTCTTGACTGCCCTTGCCCTTGCCCTTGCCCTTGCCCTTCCCTTTTTGACCAAAGAAGCCCGTCTTCTTGTGCTGTTGTTCGAGCAAGAGTCCGTAGTATGTCTCGGAAATCTGATTGCCAGCCGTGCCGACGAACGCGCCCTTTCCCGGAAGACAAGCGTCCTTCGGGAACTCCATCTTCGCTTCTTCGAGAATATAATTTATTTCGAGGTCGCAGTTGTGTACTAAGACACTTTCGGCAACATAAGTATGATCTGGCGTATTAGTTAAGTTATAGACATTACCAGAGTACGGGTAATGCTCAGTGCTCTTTACTGGATACCAAACACCATGTTCGTCAGTGCGATACCGCGCATTAGTGGACACTACTACATTACCATTTAATTCCCTCATTGACCTGGAGGGGCCATCGGGATTCCATGTTACGTTATGTATAACTGTCCGAACAGTAGTATACATTTTACCAATCCAGCGCGGCTTGAGTGTCTGGGTGGAGACGCGAGCACCAAGTCCGTCCTGCGCTAAGAGAAGTATTATGTCCCGAATAAGGGACGGGGAACAAACACCCACCACGATCCAGGTCTTTCCATTACGAACTTGGGTACACCCGTCACCATCAACGACACCCTTAAGGAATGCTTGCCGAATCAAGGGGTCGCTATGGCGAAGAATAACATCGGGAATATGCTTATTCTTTGCTACGGTTCCGACATTTGCCTTTAGCCATCGCCCAAGAACGGTCGTCCCTAAGTTTACGGCCATGCTGCTCCCATTAACCGAAACACTCGCCGAATAACCAATCGATGATACGATCGCCTTAATTCGATCTGCTAAATGAGTCTCGTGTGAGCCAAGAGAGAAGCTAACGCTAGGGCTAGCGCTACCCTCGGCTACATAGAGGCCAATTAGCCACGCGGTGTCTTGATTGAGGGGAATGGACTTAACCGCTCTATTGCCATTTGCTCGGCTAGATATTCCATTCCTAATATAGGAATGGAGATTGATTACCGCATCATCTCGTAGTCCATAGCGTTCCAGTCGCGGGACGCAGACGTAATCGCCTATACGAATATTTTCCGCCTTGACCCACTCCGGCGCAAGTAAGCGAACCGGAGTAAGGCCAACTTTGTTTTTTCTTTTTCGAACAAAGAATGGATGCTCAGGGGTGGCACTTATTTTTCCCCCTTGGTGCGCAACTTCAATTAACTCACCGTCTAGATGGGAAACCATACTGGCTACAGATTCAATCAGGACATTGCCAGGCAAGAGTGTCCCCGCCGGAAAACATGCGATATTGAATATGTATGGGTCGCGATGCTGGCGTCGTTCAGTGTGTTTCTCGACACAGTGCATGACTTCGTGTGCTAGTACGGTCCGGCGCTGTGCTGGGGTTAAGTCGAGCCAGAACTGTGGATTGAGATAGATCTGCCGACCGTCAGTGGCGGCGGTCGGAATCCACGTCACGACACTGTACCGCATTCGCATAACGAGCGCGGCGAAGAAGCGCATCTGCGCTCCGGTGCCGAGCACGAGTGACACGACTGACTTCTCGTAAGCCTCCAGTGTTGCCCTTTCGATATCGGGGTCAACACGGGTCGGATCAGCCGGAATGATTACCCCTGACATTACGCGATCGTCCCACGATGCTTGCGTACCCACTCGCGACTACCGGGTAGGTTCATCGTGATAGGAGCAACGAGTGACACGTCACGGAAGAACACGGTCGCAAACGCTGCCGGGAGTCGGCAAATGAACTCCACGACTGCGTTCAGGACTTCCTTATTCTTAGGACGCCGCCCGCATGCGTCGGTAAGTGCGCCGACCAGTGCAAAGTTTGTTGCCGGGTCGTTATTTACGCTGACCTTCTGGGGGTCCTTGACTATCTGCTCAAGCGTCGGAATCCGCATATACACGTCACGGAACGCAACGTACTCGGCTGCACATCCGGCCCCGACCGTACCGGAAAGAACTTGCAGGTGCATCCCCTCCGGGATGTTAGCGATAAGATCACTGGCAAATTTCCAGGATCTTGGAGTTGAAAATGCGGGCTCGTCGGAGTTCGGATTAAACTGTGACAGCAGTGCCGGCTTGAAGTTAAGGAACGAACGAATGTCCGGGGCGATGCCGGCCTCTATTGCCCAGGTATTCCAGTCTTCGTGGTCAACCTCCATGTTGATGTGGCACGCAAAGCGATTCGCCAGTGACGAAATGATCTTATGGCTACCCGCGCGGTCGCCGACGCGATTAGACGCGGCGACAAAACGCCAGCCCGGCGGCTTTGTATACTCGCCGACCTTGCCGTCGAGAATAAGTTGAAGGAGTGCTGACTGCACCATCGGAGGCGCATTCGCGATCTCGTCCAGGAACATGATGCCCTCGCCGTCGCGGGGGAGGAACGAAGGCGACGCCCAGTGAGCGACCCCGTCACGAACGTACGGGATGCCCCGAAGATCAACGGGGTCGAGCAGGACTGCGCGGATGTCAATGACCGGCAGTTCTAGCTCCTTGGCTACCCGCTTGACGATATCGCTCTTGCCGCAGTTATGTACGACGAAACTTGCTGCAACAAAATTATGGTATGGCCCAGCCATCTTGAGATCGTAAGTTTCCTTGACACCTACCGGCTGAATCCAGTCAACTTCGTCCCGTGTAGTGACGTAACGTAACGATTGATACCTTAGTCCGTGGCGTCGCGCGTGCTCTGTGTGACTAATAACCTCAAGATTTTCGATCACATCATTCGTGCAATCCTCGTCGCGGTGGTGAACGTCGTCAGACTTCTTAAGGAACTGAAGCCCTCTAAGGTCGCCACTATTGAGCCTTGCCTGATACTCGGCAATAGAGAGCGAATTCATGTCAGCTTCCACTATTGCTCTGGCCAACGGAAGAGCCTTATAGGTGTACTTCTTTTCAATCACATGCGTACTGGCATACGGATGGTGAGGTACGGAGAGGCTGGCGCGACTGCGCTTGGGCCTTCGTGTTGACGTATTGATGATCTTGTTAGTATGTACGTCCACGACCGAACCGGGCCGTAAGTCTCGAAGTGCCGCAAACTCCCCGTCGGACATAAACTCGTGGTCGTCGGTCGCCTCGATTTCAAGGCCGGACTTAGTCCGGAGTCGGAGACACTTCCTCTGGCCACTCTGGACTACGTCCAGTACGCGGTTCTTGAAGATTCGCCCTTCGTCGTCTACGGACGAAACCCAAAATTGCGAATCAACTGGGGCTACCTGATAGCGCCCCTTTCCTGGTCCGGTCAGACCATGGAACACCTGGTAGAGTCGTTCAATTGAACCACCCTTAGTGGAACGTGTCTTGCCGTCAGGGCCACGCGATACATAACTTAGCTTAGTCTGGGCAGCGATACATCCTGGCTGTCCCCACAGGTAAACCGGAGAACTCATCTTGACCGTGGCCCGGAGTACTTCGATACATGCGCTAGGCTTCAATCTCAACTCTCCTTCCGAGTTAGGTCGGTCATGAAAGCAGCACGAAGGGCGGGTCCTAGTCCTCTTACCGCCTTCCGGGAGGAAGGCCACTCCGTGTGCCCGACTTGATTGTCGGAGAGATTAGATCGAAAGGAACAGAAAGGCTAGCGATTTTACGACACCGAGTCAGTAATTCAACTTGTCCCTAGACTTCTACCTAACTAGTGGCATGCAATGTCCTATCGAGGTTGTCTCAATGACCTGGTCCTCGTCGCTGGATTGATCATCTTCCGGCTCGACTACCCGTCCGTCAAGTAACTCGACGACCAGCTTGACAACGTCAAGATAAGATTTCAGATTTGCTTCCACACCTTCACCGTCCGCTGTGGCGACCAGACCCCTCTATCGTGGTACTCCAGGTCGGGTGGATGGCCGGGGATCTCCTGTTTTACACAGCAAGGCATCGACACGACCGCCCGCTGCTCGAATCCGGTGATCGCTTCCAGTGCGAGTGGGATCTTGACGTGGGGGTGGACCATGACGACAACCACCTTCCGTGCCGAGAACTGGCACTGCTCGATCTTCTTTGCGAACATCAAGAGCCGTCGGAAGTTCGTTACCCAAAACGGGAAGCGCCCGGTGTTGAGATTTGGATCAACCGAGATACAGGTCCAGGCCGAACGGAGCCCGAACGTCAGTGCTGTCCGTGGCGTCCGGCCGTCCGCGACGCAAATACAGAGCACCTCGTCGTCGTCCGGCTTGAAGTCGCGCCAGAGGTGCCTCCGGACAGCGTCGTACGCCCCGAAGCTCTCGGTGACTTCCTTGGCGTTCGGGAAGACGCCCGACCGCAGCAAGTCGGCCGCGCTGGACATGCGCAACATCTCATCAAAGTATTTCGCGCTAGGCTTCTGTATCTGTACGGTGAGTAACTCTTGGTTTTCTGACTGATTGATCTTGAGAGACATCTACGCACCTCGAACACAGCTCGCGTTGAATGAAGAGTGTGAGATCCCGTGAGTTCCCAATCGCCAGGAGATACGCGGTAACGGCCTTCTCTACCGCTTGATCGAACAGCCTACTGGCAATCGGAACTCGGCCGTCTCTCCCGGTCGCACTTGCGGCCAGTGACTCTAGGTACCTGGCGTTCTTGTTGACATCCTCCCCGCCCTGAAGGGACGGGGATTCCTCGGAAGTTACGCGGCACGGCGTACATCCCGAGTAGGTTCGCGCTTCAGCGGCACCGTTGTGCCTCCACGCGCATTGACGGCACGCCCTGCCGCAAGGATATTCTTCGCCGCGTTGGTGTCTGCGTTCGCTGAGCGGCCACACGATTGGCATCTGAATTTCGCTTGGCTCTCGCGATTTTCCGGTGCCGTGTGGCCGCACGCATAGCACTGCTGCGACGTGTACGCCGGGTTGACTTCGATCAGCTCAACACCGGCTAGTTCCGACTTCTCTCGTAGGCGCCTGGCAAACAAGCCCCAGCGCTGCGCCAGGATCACACGGCTCAGGCCCGCCTTCTGGCGGACGTTCTTGCCGGGCTCCTCGATGGAGCCCTTGACGCTACGCACCATGTTCCGAATCTGAAGCTTCTCGATCACCACGAGACGCGACGCGCGGACGATCCGCGTCGTCTGCTTCTCGACCCAGTCTTTTGCGCGGTCCGACTCGCGCGCCCGCAGCCGAGCGATGGCGAGCTTGACCCGGCCACGACGGACACTGCCCTTCACCCGCCGCGCGAGTTTGCGCTGTAGGCGCAACAGGTGGCGCCGTTCGGGCAACGACAGCGACGGTGTCTGACTAAACGTCCCGTCGGAGAATGCTAGCGACTGTGCGACGCCACGGTCGATACCGACCTCGCCTTCGCCTCTCGTGAGCGCCTGCGGCTTGACCGCGAACGCCAGCCACCAGCGACCCGCCGCGTCCCGTCGGATGCGATACGACTTGATGCCGAGCGGCACCGGTCGTGTGATTCGAAAGCGTACTCGACCAACCTTGGGAACGAAGACGGTGGCCGCCCTCCGGTGCAGAATCTCGACTGACCTCTCGGTGACGTTCACGACGCGGAAGCCTTCGTGCTGCCCACGCTTTCGCCAAGTCGGACGCCCAAAGTGGCCCGGACGTTTCCACCAGTTAATAAACGCCTGCGCCAGGTCTTTGAGCGCCTGCTGCTGAATGCTTGACGATCCCGTACCAATCCAGTTGTGCTCCGCCCGAAGTTGCACGAGTTGGCGGCATTGCGCAGCCCATCCTGGCGTCGGACCACGATCGTGGCGGTACTGGTTCGCCTGCTCAAGGGCGAGATTCCAGACGAAGCGTGCCTGAGCAGCATGCTCCAGAAGTGCTTCGGCTTCGTCCGTCGTGGGCTGTAGGCGTTGACGCATTTATGGCTCGCTTACCCCACCCTAAAGGACGGGGCCTGCGCTCGCTGTTGGTAAGAGTTTCGGATTCCTGCCGGAGTCTCCCGGCGGCTTCATGTGCGTCCATAACACCTCACGTCCCACAAACAGGAATGGGGAGCCTGCTTATATCAGACTCCCCATTCCCCGTCGAGGACGAGTTTGTCGGCCGACGGCTTACCGGGTGGCGTTCTTGCGGATACGCCCGTCGCCCAGCTTCTTCACTAGCCCCTTCTCTGCCCAGCGGTTGACAGCCTGGTGGCATGCCTGGCGACCGCGTTCGGCGGTCGCCTTGTCGGTCATCAAGTCGTCGATGGTGAAGTGGGCTTCCTGCGCGGACAGCTTCTCGTCCCAGTTCAGCCGGTCGGACCCGATCGGAACCTGACGGCGGGCTGCGGCCCGGCGAGTACCCTGCTTCGGGCGCGAACCGCGCGCCCCGTACAGAACCTCCAGTTGGGCCTCAAGATCGGAGATTGCTGTGTCCATCTCGGCATCGATCGATGCCGACGCCGCAATGGCCTCTTCGCGCCGCCTGATGAACTGTTCCACCATGACCGTGGTGTGTACGTCCGTGGTGTGTACGTCCATGGTCGGTGACGCCATGGTCGAGGTCGTCTCGTCCGTTGCGTCTCCGGTTGCGTCCGTCGGCGCGTCGGTGTCGCCCGTATCGGAGGTCGCCAGCTTCATCACGTTATTCTTCGGTGCCATGTCTCTCCCTTTCGGATTGTTCGACCAATCGAACAATCTCTTGCTCGACCAATCGAGCACTTCTTGACATCCTCCCCGCCCTGAAGGGGCGGGGATTCCTCGGGAAGTATACGGCACCTCCCGAGTAGGTTCGCGCATTAACGGCACGCCCTACCGCCAGATTTTAGAAAAATACTCATTAAGGGACGGCATGTCAAGCCTATTCTGTCTCAATCTCCCAACAATCTTCGCCCGAACAAGCAAGCATCCTGTCCAAGTAGGCCTCTAGGCTCTGGACAGTCTTGCTCCTGCTCAACAGCTCGTACGGGTCCTCGCCAAGGTGAAATAGCTCCCGACCACCTCCACTAAATCGAACCAGCTTCCGAACCTCCGTCCGGATCGCACGCCAGCCGTGTTCGGCCAAAACGCGCTTGCGCCAGGGCTGCAGGTGGTTCGATAAAAGAGGGATTAATGTATGCGTGTCCATTTCGCGTGGACTCGCCTCACAGAGCGAGGTGACGGTCGGCGCGATGTCCCCGGCGTACACTAACGCCGGCGAGGTACCCGGCGTGACCCCTGCGCCAACAACGAACATCGGCACCCGGATCGCCTCTTCGTACGGCAAGCCCTTCCCCTGGAAGATTCGGTGCTGGCCCTCGAAAAAACCGTTGTCGGACACGAAGAAAACGTAAAGCGGCCGGCCGGACAGTGCCTCTGTCAGCCGCCGAATCCCGTCCACCAGCGACAACGACATCTCCACGCGCCGCCGGAAACGCTTCTCTAGGTCAACTAGCTGAGTCTCGCTAAACAGCGGCAATAGCGAGACGGAGGACACCTTGTCACTTACGTCCGCCTCATTAAAGCTCGGCCCCTTTGGTAGGGTTAGTCCTGCCATGACCCCGGCGTAGGCGTTACTCGGAATCAGGGGGCCGTGGGGGATCGTGCTACTGTACCAGACGACCGTAGGCTGGTCCGGGTGCGCCTCAATGTCCAGGACAACCCGATCTACCATCACGTCGTGCCAGAATGGGCCAACCTGGCGCTCGCCGCGCCCCTCGGGCGGAATCCAGGAATCCCAGCCAGTCGTGTCGAGCTGGTCGAATGGATTCGCGTACTTACCGGCCATCACCGTCCGGTACCCTTCACCCTGGCAGTAGTCAGCAAAAGTCTTGCCAAGTACGTTGGCGTACCAGGCCGCGTTATGGGCGCTCCGCTCATTGCCCAGAACACGGTGATTGTGCGCGGCCCGGCCGGTCAAGATCGAGGCCCTGGAAGGCCCGCAGAGCGGCGTGCTCGTGACCGCATTGAACAACACCCCCTGACTGGCGATCTCGGCCAGGCCCGGCGTCGCGTTGAACGTAACCCAGTCCATGTCGTCCGCGATTACGACCAGGATGTTCGGTTTTCCCCAGCAAAAATCGGGAGTTAGCAGTAGGCCAAGCAGTGCTACGACGAGAATCTTTTTCACGTATTCCTCCTCCTGATTGCTCGACCGAGCAACCTGATTGCTCGACCGAGCAACCTGATTGAATCGGACATTGACTCAACGGGGGCACTGTAGCACCACGGCCTGGACCCTACAACAGTAAATATCGCATGCTTACGGCGATGAGGCCGACCAGGAGCAACACGAAGATCCGCGCTAGTGCCCCGTCATCTTTGCCGAATGGGGGCGAACAAACGGTGAACAGGATTTTTCCTTGTAGGCCGACCCCGACACAGAACGGGAAGAAGTTGGCCAGTGGTACCTGCCATAACGGCATGACTAGTACAGTCACGAAATAGCCGACCGACAAGAGTATGCTAAAACCAACCGTCGAGGCTACGACGGCCACTAGTAATACTACTAGCGCCCCGAAGAATTCAAAAATACTACTCGATGACTTCATCTATTTCCCCCAGTAGACTAGTACAGTCGTCAATCGCGTGCCAGAAGGACCCTCGAATTGGCGAAGTGCGTGCCTTCTCTCTCTGTGCACGTAGCTCTATGAGTCCTTTTTTCAGCTTAACGAGAACGAACTTACGTTCCCCGGCTATGTTCTCCTGTTCGAACTTAGCCCTTTCGGCGGACTCAAGGGCGTCGATGAGATTCCGAATCTCAGCCAGGATTGTTTTCAGTTGAGACACTGGCCCCTTCTTTCCTTGGCTTCGTAGGCTTCGTCGTCACTGGTTTCGTAGTCACGGGCTTCCCTGTCACTGGCTTTGCCGGGTCCGAACCTTCGCCGCGTAGGCGTTGGGCCTCGATTAGCCGACCGATGTGTGGCGGCTGCCAACCTTCCGGCTTTACGATCTTTCTGTCTTCACGAGTCGAACCACCCTCTTTGCGCATGTTAGCCTCGTGCAATTCTGAAAAATAGCTCGCTATGTCCTCGACCCCGAATGCAACAAGTGCTCCGATCGTCACGTAAAGAATGTCAAGTAGCTCTCGGATTGATCCGTCAAAATCTCCCCATTCGACTGCGTGAATAAACTCGTCTACCTCTTGCAGCAGTAAGTTCTTACGAAGGGCCGACTCATTAAGTCCGGGGTTGCGGGCGTCCCCGACAGTTGCGCCAAAGTGGGCATGGAACTCACGTACTTGCTTCTCAAATTGGTTCATTCCCTAGTCCTTTATTAGGCTGCAGTAAATAGTAGTACCGAGCAGAAGATCACGCGCGGTGCAAGTCAGCGTCTCGAATGCGACTCGCTGCCCGACGATCACGACCACTCTGATACTGGTTCGATAAAAAATACTTGGTACATTGACAGCACGGAAGGTCAGGGTTTCCCCGTACGTCTGGACGTTCTGAATATTCTGATTACTCAGGACACTGCCGCCTAGTTCACTGGCGAACAAAACAGTCGGCCGGTCCTTCGGGAGTTTCTCGGTTGTGACGAGCTTGAACGTGAGTGTCCCCGAACGCCCCCTCCGGGCAGAACCTTTAATCAGGAGTTGCCGGACCTCAAGGAATCGACCGGCCGGTGAGCCAGTCGGGCCGGGCGTCGTCGTGGCTGTCGGGACCGGAGTAGGGATAGGTGTCGGAGTCGCCGTTGGGACTACTGTCGCAGTTGGTACTGGCGTCCTGGTTGGGACTGGCGTCGGTACAGGCGAGGCCCTGACTGAACCATAAAGGGACTGAATGGCCCCCTTGTCGTACGCACGCAGACCGGTACGTCGCCCGTCGAAATGGGCCGTCCAGTACATCGTTGCGTCTGCCAGGTGTGGCGTCGAGGTCTGGCCACTCTCGGCGGAATGAGCAAGTCCTACCGCATGGCCGAACTCGTGAGTCATGACTTCGGCGATATTGTCTGCGCTCCAGAACGAACAGCCCTCCCAGCCATTATTAAAAACTACGGCCCCTGATGCAATGCGGTACTTGCCGCTCACTAGGCCACTAGTACAGAAACCACCTATAGCCAAAACGCCCGAGCAGTTACTGGGGTCCTCGATGTCGTTCTTGACATCCCGGAACTGCACGAGTAGCTTGTCCGGGACACATGCGTACCCAACTGCTGGCGTGTCCCCGGCGTAGGCGAAGATTACGTTCGCCTCGCTTGACCATGAAGCCGCCGCGTCAGCCACGGCACGTCTTGACTCGACTGGTCCAATCTTGGCGTCACCAGCGGGGTCGCCGTAGACCATGACTGGCCTGTTCAGCCAGAGCGACGGAGGATCGGTCATGAAACGAAATTCTGCCTGGCTCTCGGCAGGACCGGAAAGGGGCGCTGGCTGAACCATAAAGGTCGCGCTGGCCGCTCTCGCCGAACGGGACTGTAATTCCTGCTTACGCTGCAGGACTCGACTTGTGAGTCTCGACTTGAAGGTGTCCAGCGTGTCCCCAGACATACTCCGCGCAACTCCGTCAGGAAGAACCGGAACACGACCGGCATCAAGGAGCTTGGTTCGATAAGTCCCGTCCTCCCGCTGGTCAAGGAATACCATCACACGTTCGCCAACCCGGTAAGTCGGGGAACCCGGAATCCAGAAGACATTTTCTCCGACCTTGCCGCCAAGTTCACGGACAGCCAGTCCCGGCGGCGGGGTTCCCTTCAGTACCTCACTGACTGCGAAGTCTACTAGTGTCCGTATGCCCACGTCGGTGTCGTAAGAAGTAATGCTTGTCACCTTCGCGACGGCGACAACGTCGCTTGCGTCGATCATGTCGTCCTCTGTCGGAAGGATAACCGTCGAGGCGAACGCAAAGGCACACCAAAGGACGACGATCAATGCAAGGAAGAAGCAACCAATAAGTCGGCCGCGTCGGCTTGTTTCAAATTCATTCGAACAGTCACTCATAAACCAATTCACCGGCTGTAAAAAGTACGGCCGCTCCTATTAAGACCTGCAGGTCGTGGTAGTGTAAAGCGACCCCGTTATTGGCGTCGCGGACACGCATGACGTGTGCACCAGAAGTAGATAACTCCAGGTCAACACAGAAACTACGTGATAGAATGTAGTTCAACATCGAACCAACTAATGTCTGGTCTGTAGTATAGTGAGGAACATCACTGTATGGTTCGTTCAGGAACTGATAGCGCTTGTCCATCCGAACAACTTCCTTGGCTTCCATTACCCGCGAGATCGCCGCATCTTTCTCGCGATGAGTCAGGAAAACAAACAATTTCCACGTAACTACCCCGCGACCAGGCGCCCGTGGCTGCCCCGTCACGTGAAGTCTCTTCGGTTGGTTCGAAAAAAGGCAACTATATCGTTGCGGCACAACCGAACTGCTTGACATCCTCCCCGCCCTAAAGGGCGGGGGATTCCTCGGGGAGTATACGGCACCTCCCGAGTAGGTTCGCGCTTCAACAGCACCCGTTGTGCCTCTACGCGCAGTGACGGCATGCCCTGCCGCCATTCATGGCTCACTTACCCCGCCCTAAGGGACGGGGCCTGCGCTCGCTGTCGGTCATTTCTTCTTAAATACCTTGTAGTAGTTCTGCCGGTACTCCTTACTTGAGCCAATCTTGCCCGGAGTGGCCGCCGGGTCCTTGTTGTTCTTTATGCTAAACGAATTAAACGTGTCCTTGCCACGCTTGTCCCGTATAGTTGGATTCTTGGAGTGAATATTCACAGACACTACTGTCCTCGTTTCTTCCTGGTACTAAGGAACCGCAGTCCGTTATTATAGAGTGTCGGGAAGATGCGAATCTCTAGATTCTTGACATTCTTTTCCGTCAAGTTAGGCAGGCAAGCGTGAATAATCTCGTGTAGAATCGTACTTTCCTTTTCTCTTTCGGTTAGCTTCTCAGTAATGAGGATCAAGTCTTTCTTGGGGTGCAGGAGACCTATGGTATCCTTGAATGGCCTTGAGTAATTCAGAGCAATCAAGTCCGGGACGGACTCCGAAATATTCTCGACCTGCCGGATTTCGTATCTTTTATTTCGAACCTTTATTTTGCGAGTTTTGCCCATAACACCCACGTCCGTATTGAGAGACATATCTCATCCTCACGTCGTGGGTCGTTTGCCGAAACACAGACACCAGCCTTGGGCTATAACTAATGGCCAGACGGTCATGGGGTAGCCGTCTTCGTCTATCGTTGCTACTACGGGTGGCTTCAGCCTACATTCGCCTCCAAGCTCGCCTTCGGCGTCCTGGGGGCCGTCCAACAGCTTAAATGCAATACAATTATAGCAAATACTGGCGTCACAATCAACCTCTGGCGTAACCCGTAAGGTTGTTACAGATTTCAATGTACTCCCCACCTAACTCCTCTTTCGTGTAGCGGTGGATGCATGATTGACATCCTACCTGGCCTAAATAGGCCCGCCCTTATTGACATCCTCCCCGCCCTAAGGGGACGGGGATTCCTCGGGGAGTATACGGCACCTCCCGAGTGGGTTCGCGCTTCAACGGCACCGTTGTGCCTCCACGCGCAGTGACGGCATGCCCTGCCGCCATTCATGGCTCGCTTACCCCGCCCTAAGGGACGGGGCCTGCGCTCGCTGTCGGTCACCGTAAAGCGACCGTCCCGGAATCGACTCAAGAATCCCAGTTGTCCTCATCGTCGTACCCCCCGTCCGTGTCGTAAAACTCACATTGCTGGCAGTCCGTACAGGCCCCTAGTGTAAGTTCCCCGTATCGCTCGGAGAGAAATTGATCCACCGGGTGTGACTCTTGTCTACACCCACAGCCCTCACAACGTAACGCCTCAATGGTTCTTGTCTTCATAAATCTCTCGCTGCCTAGCAAAAATTGACTCGGTTATTCGTTTCTGGAGATCGCAGAGCGTCATGATCAAGCCGTAACGAATCTCTTCTGTTGTCCTATCGAATCCTAATTCTTTCAGAATAAATTCCTGGTGGTAAGCAAATAACGAAAGCTGGAGTAGAATCGCACCCTTGAGAACTAATGCCTCTGGGATGCTTATCCCAATGGGAATGACCTGCTCTTGCGCCCGGAGGCGCAACTCCTCGGAGTTGTAGTCGCGCAAGCCGAGCTTTTCTCGTACCGCGCGAAGTGCGTCTTCGTCTATAGGCACCTTAGCCATACCACCGGAGGCTTTTGACATCTACATCAATATGGCTATAGTTACTGTTGAACGTAATGATCGGGGACCCTACCGCACTCGGGGCATAGGCCCGCCCACGGGCGTACTCGGCATACTTCAGATACGTACCGGTACGCACTTCGTGCACAACCCGGATATATTCCGTGCCGTCCTCGTTGAGGTTCAATGAAGTCATTTCCCGAGTACAGAAGTTATGGTCGTGCCCCGCGCCAACCAGGTCCGCCGACGGGTAAAGGCCCATGAGCCTGTCCAGTTCTTTCCAGGTATTAACGCCACCGCCGCCGCCGTGGTGTAACGCAAGCGTATACGGCTGACTACCGGCCCGGACACGAATATATCCACCAAGGCCGAGATAAGGGACGCCTAGTGAGTGGGCCAGCAGGTCCGAGATATCAACCAGTGACTCCCGACGCGACCGCGCCTCGTGATTGCCGCGCGTCATTCCAATGATATTCTTCGCGAGCGGCTTGAATAGATCCGTTGCGTACTTGATCTGATCCGTAGGGATCAGCTTCTGCTCTAGTAACTTCTCGCCAGGACTTGACCCCTGTATGATCGCATTTTCGATAATGTCGCCGTTAAGGAAAATCTTACACTTGGTGATCTTACAATAGTCTACTGTCTCAAGAAAGTGGACTTCGTCGAATGTGTCCGCACCAATATGTACGTCACTTACGACAACTAACTCCCCAGTCTTCCCGAGACAGTGAACCTTCTGTTCAATGCCCATTACTCCGTGTCCCCTAACGCTTCTGTACGGACTCGTCCCATGACGTAGTAACGTTAGGCACAGTCCATACTTCAAACGGAACAGGCGCCTCGCTCACTTCCGCTCCACGGGTAAGTGTCAGGCAATTAAATCCGAGCCAGTGCTGGAACACCGCAACTGGTTCGTCCGTGTCGTGCACATAGAAAGCTAGGGCGCCGTTCTCCTGGGTGCGACAGGAGTCAGCGTTTACTACGAGCCTAACGCTGTCAAGATATACTTCGTACCTTTTTCTCATTCTTCCTTCTCCGTCTTGTCTATGACCTTCTGTTGTTGGCGCGATACTCTGTTCTTCGAGTCCATCGCCCTGGATGGCTTTACGGAACCTTGGTACTTGCGCCCAAGGTAGTGCATGTCTTTAATGAAGCGCCTTAGTCCCGCCTTTTCTTTTTTCTTTTGAGTAGACAATATCGAGCACCATGCTTCTGAATAGCTCTTCCAGTTCACTCATAGTTAAGTTGGCATCACATGCGACCTTATCTAGTCGTGTACCGTCGAGCCATGCGTCTAGCAACCCCCAGTAACGAACCGGAGCAAGCGAGCCACTTGCCTGCTTGAGGATGACCGCATCCTTTGGAATATAGATTCTTCTCTTTGCGTTTCGTCCCATTTATTTGTCCAACCTGGTGGGGCGGAGCTTCCTGGGGGAAGGTGAAGAAATGACGAAAAAACCCAACGTCGGCTTACGACCGTGCCGTCCCCTACCGTTACATAGTAGTATCCAGGCCAGCCAGGTGGCGTGAAGCAGCCGACTTCGTCTATATAGAAAGTAACCAGGTGATAGAGCACCCCGCCGTCGGTTGATTCCTCCTTCACGCCGGGAGCTTGACAGTTCCGCAACAGAAAGGAAAGAAGTTAATTCAGCGAGCGCTTTTTTCTTGCCTGGCGAAACTGCTTGGTCTTCTTCCGCTTGTCCCCGAAACGCTCGGGTTCTGCGCCCCGATCGCGCGTCCTCTGGGGTGACCTAGACGTTGACTCGGACGTATCCAAGTCAACGTCCTGATCTATCTGCTTGTACTTAGGCAATGCGTTATTACTTCGGAGGGAGGATATGTGCCGAATCGTGAGTAAATAGACGAACTGCGATATTCAGAATGGCCACGATTGCTATTTCTAGCTCCTCTGGCGCAAGTTGAATTCCGGCATATTGCTGCAGCACCGCTGCGAGTACCAGGGCGATATTGAGATAAAAAGTCTTTGATTGAAAGATTGATTTACTGTCCATTTTGTTATACCTTTGATTTGTTGTAATCTCTCCTGTTTACTTCTTAAGCACACCGAGCATGTTCCAGCCACTCACAATTAAATCCACCCCCAGCAACGCCACAGGCGCGACCGCCCCCCAGGGGACCCCGTTGATTTCCCGGATGCTTCCGGTGGACTGGACCGCCTCGTATGCCTGCTGGAGCTGCGCGGCGACCACCTTCTTCTTGTCCTCTCCGGGGGCAGCCGACTGCTCGGCGCTTTTAACCAGCGCTTCAATCAACGGGATTACAAACGCAATGATCTGGAACAGGTTCATCTAAATATTAGCTTTCCGAGCGCTTTAAATAACGGCGCCAAGTCTAACCAAAACTTCGGCTTCGGCAGCTCCTGGCTTTCACGCTCCAGTTTTTCAAGCTTACTCACTGTCTTCCGCGACTAGGTAGTTCCCGCCGGACTTGGCCACGGCCCGCTGCTAGGTCCATTACTAATTCCTCGACGAACTTTGCGTGCTCCGTTGCGGCGGCCTCACGACGCTCCATTGCGTCTATCCTCTCCGAAAGGCGACTTGTTGTGGATTCGAGTCGAGCCACGTCACCCAGAACAGTTGCGCGGGAGCGGACCGCTACATCTAGTTTTTCGAAGCCGTCCTTGAGGGTTGTCAGTTGCAGATTGATTGGCGCGACAAGGATAAACCAAATCGTAATGACAACACCAGCCAGACTGCTCCCGATAGTCACGAGAGTCTTGGTGTCCGTCCGTCCTACGTTCGTAAGCGAACGCTCGATATGCTTAATCGAAACGGACACCTCATTCATGGTGCCAGCAAGAGTCTCGACGGCGGATTCCATTCGCGTAACGCGAGTGCTTAAGTCGAATTCGTACGACTGTGGGTGTTCGTTAGACATATTAGGGTCATGCTCCGGTAGTTGAATTCGTTATTCGAACACCCTTCCATCAACAAGCTTCTGCCGATGCGCCAGGACGTGTGCTGGGTATTCGAGATCGCCGCCGCCGTTATATCGCAAAAGCGCCCTACTCATACTATGTCCACTCAATCTTAAATTCTTTGACATTATCTTACATATCAAGTTAATGTTCGTATCTGGGTCACACAACTCAGTCGGGAAGATACAGGTAAGGCCATTCTCGAACGCGGTCTGTAGCATGATCTGACCAAGGCCGTAACTACATGCGTATATGTCCGGATACTTCGCCCACCTGTCGTCATGCGGGGTCTTCGTGCTTCTTACGTAACGCATGATTCCAGTAAGATAGTTTCGCCAGAATCCTTTTTCTACCCTTATGGCATAATTATTACAGCTACCGTCAGGCAATAGGTATTGCCCGCCACTTTCTTGTGTAATAATGGCAGCTATAACATACGGATCAATCTCGTACTTGTCTGCGTGTGCCTGTATGGCCGGAAGCCAGCGCTGTGCGGGAAAATCGTACTTCATAGTATAATTTGCCTATGGGTGCATGTGGTAACTCTATTACTATATTTTGACAGGCTACCCCGTGAAGAATCAAACAAGGCCGACGTCCTCCAGGTATTTCTCAATCCCGGCGACGCCGAGCACCATCTGGCCCAAGACTGGGTCCAGGAGGCACGGGACTTCTGGAATTTCGTGCTCGTCTACCAGTAGCGGCAACCCCTCCAGGCGCTGCCCGAACGGCCGGATCTCTACTTTTCCCTCTATCCTGGATTGAAATACTTGGTAGTGGACAATCTTAACTAACGTGACCTCGTCACAAAGCGACATGGCTTCCGAGCAGAACTCACAGTCTGTTCGAAAAAATAATATAAGTATTTTTCGATTGGGCGGCGTGTAGTCGAATAATGACTGGTCGTCCGTCGTGCCCGAATCGGTGTTATCCATAAAGTGACCAAGGGCGCAATTTTTGATCAGGAGGTTCGAAATAAAAAATACTCAAGCCACGCCACCTACGACCACGTCACGATAGACCCTTATGAGGAGCGTCTCGACATGTTGATTTGGGTTAAGTTGGTTCGTGGACGTGATGTACTTAGCCTCCAGCCCGGACATAAATGCCGCGACCTTGGCGACAGCCGCACTCCTGGCTTGTCCTTCGACACAATGTACGTGCAGGTCGTGGCGTACGCGCGTGTCTATCAACTCAGACAAATATCGAACCACCTGCAGCGCCTGCTCGGCGCTCATCGGCAGTTGCGGGTCCGCACCTGGCAGACAGTCGTCGAAGACAAGCAGTAACTTGTGGCTGTCCGAACTGAACAGCGGAGCAAGGAAGTTGCCGGTGTCGGCACAACCGACTATCTTGGCGTCCTCCGCAAGGAACGGCAAGGCATCCCTCATTTCGAGATAGCTATAGACGTTTATTCTCTGGATCATTTTTAACCGGAATTGAGTCGAGTTCAGTCCTCAAGGACTGCCTCGATTTGCTTGCGCTCGGCTTTCGTCAATTCACCTCCAGTATGGCACGGTCCGGACAGAAAGTTCAACGATTCAAGCCTCGCCTTCTACCCGTAGGAATCCATAGATACTGCGGTCCCCGACGTAAAGTGTCTGGGCAGCCTGGTCGTAAAGTGCTGGCACGGCCGGGATAGTTTCGGAATCGACAACTTCCGGGCCGTCCGGAAGGTGAATAACGCTCTTACCGGGTATATGTGATTTACTATAGCGTATTTTACGGTACTGTTTAGGGAGCCAGCTTTCCAGGACGGATTCGACTTCGGAGCAAACCAAGCAGCCGTGTTCGTAATAAAAAATATAACGCATGTGTTAATCCTTCTTACATAAAAGGAGCTTCTTGTGTAGTGGTATCTTGACATTCGCCGCACTGGTGGCCACTAGTGTTTTTGCATCCAGGGTGGGGGCGGTTGTCGCGACGGTCGCGGTTACGTCGTGGCTGTGGCCAAATGGGGAAACGTTCGCATGTGTAGTGTCCTCCACAACGCTACCAGTTTGTGCGTCACTCAGGTCCAGCATTGGATCAGTACTTAGCGTCATCGCGCCACCGTGATTGTGTGAGAACGTATGCGAGTTTGCCGTGAAGGTATGCGTGTGTCCACCGACAGTGGCGGCAGCGGTACTTCCACTAGTCCCGTAAATCAAGAGATCGTCGGCAGCGGCGAAGTGCGTATAGCCGGCCGGACAGGCGGCTCCGTCGAAGAAGATAATAGCACCCGTCGGAATAAGACGGTTCGTTGCCGGAGACTGCATGAAGATCAAACCATAGCCGTCCGGCTGGGACTGTGTATCGGTGAACGTTCCGCCTGTCGCATTACCGATACTACCACCGGTAGTGTTCGGGGTCTGGCCTTCAGTGACGGTATGTTGGTGAGTGGTGTTCGCCAGAAGATTCTGCGGTCCGTCGATAATGTCAACTGAAGGAGTAGGTCCATCCGATAAGAAATTCGCCGTCATGTCGTGTTGATGTGGGGCGGCATGGGTGTGCGACGCGACACTGTCGCCGTGGTCATGGGTAGGTGCGGCACCCCCGCCAGTTGGGAACGTGGTCCCGGCAATCTCCGTATCGGCTGCAACTGTAGTGTTGGCAGTAAGAACTGCCACGTTAGCGGTATCGCCGGACTCGTGCAGTGGGTAAACTATTACGCTTGACGTAGCCTCATCGACGAATTCTACGACTACGTTGAACTTCTTCGTCCCCGAAGTCGTGTTCGTCACGGTCAACCGCTTGCCACGATTCATCTTCTGGATATCGGCCAGGGTCGAAAGGCTCAAGGTACTGCCGGTGTCAGTCGGCGTGAAGGTCGCGCTGGTCGCGCTCGCAACGATGGCGGTCTCCGTGGTCGCGCCGCGCAAGTAATATCCGTTGAATTCAGCTTTCCTTGTCCATCCTGTCGGAAGAGTGCCTGACTCGAACATACAGTAGATTGTCGTCGGAAGATAAGTTGTCGAAAGCCCCGCGTCGTAATTATGTCGCATAAAACGAGCACGAATAAACGCCGGAAGGATCGTTCCGGGGATAGACGTCAAGGTAGTCGTAGCGAGTCCACTGTTGCCGCTAGCCAGGTCGGTGCTGTACCCAGAACCGGAGCCGGAATGCGTATGGCTACCGGAATCTAATCCTCGCGCAGCAGACGCAGCAAGCCCGAATAGGTTACGCGCGTCGTAATCTCCCCATAGGACCGATTCGGTGCCGACTGAGTCGATTGTAAATGTATGTAAATGGCTCGCGATATTATGGCTGTGCGAAAGCGTATGTGTATGGAAAAGGTCCCCGCGCTCCGTTATCATGTCAGTCGCCGAGTCCCCCATGACGAATCTGTCACTAAGTTCAAGGATTTCTTGAAACTGTAAACTCGTAACGTAAGTAGGCGTGGCCAGCGTGTCCAGCGTAACGAAGACGGCCCCTAGCGGCAGGCTGTCCTGGACAATATTACCCCTGTCCATGATGGGGTCCACTTGTGCCTCGACTTCCAGCCCTAACTGGACGGCATTCTCTTCGTTGTAGTCTACCATTGTGATCGAAAACAACGGATAGCCGTCGTTCGTGGTAGGCAGTCGCGTCATCCCGATGTCAAGTAGCTTCATCCCAACGTCCGGAATGAAGTCATAGGGACAGATCGTCTTGATTTTGATAAAATACCGGAGACGCCCGAAGTAGGCGACCAGCGCGGCCCCAACGCCACCGGCGGACGCCGAATCGACAAGGGTAGGCGTGCCAAGATCAAGTTGAGCGGAGGTCAGTATGGCGTTTTTTCCTTCACTTACGGCAGTCGTTAACCCCTTTGCGGAAGTATCCGAGACGAAAGTCGCAATGGCCCGCCCAGTATCTTGTAGATTAACGTCGAACGTTACCCGAACTTCCGGGTAGATCTCGTCACGGAATTCCAGTGGCAGTGAGTCTGCGTTAATGTCGTCGATCACTCCGGCAATCGGAGTTACCTCGACGTTGTCGATGTAAATAGACGCCGCGTCTATGCCGTATTTCTGTTTTAAATAGGACTCAACGGCTCGCCTGTTCGCCGCGCTGAGCGCCTTGTTGTAAATCATTAATTCACAGACGACACCGTTGAGCCCGCTTGCGGAGTTACCTATCTGCATCACAATGTCCAGGACGGGCGTCTGAGTCTGCGTCCCGGCCGAGACTCCATTCAGCCAGTACTGAAGACCAGTCGCCGAGACCCTGACGGTATGCACCTTCAGGATATTAACATTTGCCGTGATCGTATCGCTGGTAGTCGTGCTGGCGGTCCCGTCAGTTACTTCAAGCGTGTAGTTCGGAACTCCGCTCTTTACGCCAAGGTAGAGATCATTAGCGCCGGCCCCAATCCCACCGAAGGCTACCCGGCGCGCATCTGAGTAGGTATCACTCAAGGAATATACCAAAAATAGTGTATACTGGGAGGTTGGCCCAGTCGTATACTGAAGCATCGTATCGATGACCGAATCGAACCTAATGCCCGGACGGCCAAGGCAGTAGTCGAGAACATAACGTGGGGCACTGCCTGTGCCCTTCACGAAACTTCCGCCGACGCTGCCCTTGTTGTACCAATTATCCATAATGGCGTTATCTTTAGGCAGTTCGAATGTAGAATTAGGCTCGTCTGCCTTAAGCCAATGAGTTAATGTAACCCCCTGGATCGTCGGTGGCGCAATCGGGGCCGGATTATAGACGTAAGCGCGGATGACCCCAGTCCCGGCATTCCCTCGCCCGGTATCGATGTACGTCGTGACTCGACGCCATTCTTCGGATACGGCCTGGACCGGGGCTGACACTGCTACGTTTCGGCTGTCTCCCGGCCCAGAGATGCCCAGCCTTACTGCCTGGCCGTTCCCGGTATCCAGCGCAACTAATGCCGTTACGGCATACAGGCCACTACGTGGCATCGAGACGGGAGCTAGGTGCCGTGCGTTTGGATTAGCCTCGAAGTTGCCCGTTTTATTTTCGAGCTTGAGTGAAAACAGTCCTTCGAACTTCTTGTTTGCCGTAAGCGTCAAGATACCCTGCGCAGTGCGGCCGTCTATGTTATTCAGGCCCCTGAACGGGTGAGTCGAGACACTCGGGAAGTCCTCAAATCCCGGATTCTCTATTTCGTTCGACGCGTCAAAATCCGAGACGCCCATTGCAACACGCCCCAGTCGATTGACGTACCAGTACGAAAACGTATAGCTGGCGATCTTGTTCAGCGCCGCCGAGACGGACTCACTGTCGGTCAGGAATGCCCCAATTAGGGGAGGGGACCGGCGGACAAGAAATCCAGCCGAAAGCTTCTTGCGCCACTTCCGGTCCAGGAGCCGGAACGATTCGGTATGGAGCATCGTACTCGCCATCCCGCCGGACTTCTCAACGAGATCTACGTCGGCCGCCGTCGTATACGCCGTCCCCACGGCGGCGTCATCGGTATAATACAAAGTTGCTACACTAATTGATACACCGCTGGGCTTGGCGTAAACATAGCACCGATTGGAGTTCGCACCCTCACGAATCTTTATGACGTCCCCAATCGAGAACGCCGCGCTGCTAGCTACGTTGATATTGAACACTGCGGCCGTTATGGTAGGACCGGAAGTGATAACGTCCGTAGTTGCAAATCCGCCAACCTGGTCGGACTTGACACGGGGGTAGTTCTGCAGGAGGTGCTTGGCGATGTCTCCGGGGTTCTGCATGAGCGTTCCGGTATATACATTATCGGATGTATGGCCAGTCACATCAACGTATACAACGTCGGCGTTCCAACCGTTGTCCGTAGCCCCCGAATCATATAAGACACCAGTAAAGGCGGCGCTAGCTGGATAGGTGTTCGTCATCGTCGTCGCCGTAGAGGTTGTGCCGTTCAGGTACATTGCATCTATACTTTTCAGGTAATGCGACGCTATCTTATATGTATTCTTGGTAATGCCATTAACGGGCGTGCCGAAATGCGTTACCCGGAATGCCGGGACGCGCTTCAGAGTTCCGTAGATGACCGGCAGTGCCTGGCCTACCGTCTGTACGGCTCCGCGATAGACAGAGATCGTCGTATCGTCCAGTGCCCGATTTAGAATTACGCCGGTATCGTAGAGTTTTAGCTCTAGCCTGCTCGTGTCCATCCTGGGCATCCCCATGATGCCTTTCGCGATTACATGGAACCCGTCGAGACTCTTGGACAGCGAAGAGTACCCACGTCGGACAGTTACTCGCAGGCCCTCGTAGATGCGGCTAGTAATTCTCTTATCGAACTTTCTGTCAGCCGCCGAAATAACAATAGATCCGAGAGTACTGGAGGTCTGACTCTGCGTCCCGCGCGCCTGAACGTCCTGCTGTAGGCCCGGAATCCTCTGGAGCCTGGATTCATAAGGAATCAACGTTCCGTCCGTGTCGTAAAGGATTTCTGACGTACGGCCGTAGGTGTCCAGCGCCACGACAATCAATGTTTGATCGTCATTTGCCGGAGACGAGGCGACCTTGACGTATATCGTCATCTCGCCGAGATCCCAATACCAAGAGTCAGTGGCGGTACTACTCCAGGCTGCTGCATCAACCGGCTTCGTTGCCAGCTCCGTCAGCTCGGCCGTGTTCCGGAGGACGCGCGAGACCAACGCTATGTCCGCAATAATCCGCTTATAAACGCTCGTGGTATGCAGGTTCCACGACTTGAACTGCAGGCCGGACTCTACGTCGGCAATGATCGTCGTCGGCGTTAGCTCGTCTGGAATTAGTTCGCCATATTCCGGCAGGAATAGGAAAAATGTATTCGTTAATTTAACATTGTTACCGTCGTCTACGGCCGCACGAGTTTCGATTGCATTAGTCGTGGTTCCGGCCAGGTAAGGATTTGTTCGTGCAAACCAGAACCCCTTCCATTGCGCTATGCCTGGACCAACATATCCACGGTCGGCGACGCCCGTAGATAGTCCGTCTCGGAAAACAGGACGAGCAAACGCCCGATTGTCACCGGCAGCCTTACGTACGTTCGTATTAATAACTTCGATATATTTACGATTAACGGGGGTATGTGTGCCGGAAGCAATCCCCTCATTCCATATCAGCGTACTCGTGGAGTTCGTATCTGTAAAATTATGAGATGACAAGAACCCACTAGAGGAATAGTCAAACCCGTACCCAGTTTGTCCGGACATCGGAATAGCAACCAGATACATCCTGTCCATAGTCGCAGTATCACTTCCGGCGTTATTAACGGAGAGATCCAAGACCGTACCAGACGCAAGGGCCGGTCGCCAAATCCAGGCGCCAAACGAGATAAGTGAATTCGTTGCTGGTGGTAGAAAGGTAACTTCTTGCCAGGTAACGCCGCCGATGGTCAGTCTCATCTGACAACCACCGACGGCAATGGAGCCGTGTCCGCCGGCAGCACATGCCAGGATCATGTAGTCGTCAGTCGAACTCAACGTGATTGTCGATCCGACTACCCAGCCACCAGACGAACTGACCCCGGTAGTGTCAAGACTTCCATCTACTTCTTGCTTTGCCCCGACACGGAACGCCGCAAGTCGGCCTTGACGCAACCAGCACGACCCCACCGAGGTCGATGTGGCTTCGGCCGCGATATGGAATTCAGTTACGCTGCCAGCAGCAAGCGTGACCGAATGGGCGATATTATAGAGGTAAGTGTCCTCAAGCGTCTCGCGGGACGCGACGTACGAGCCGTTATTGAAGTGATAGCGCCCCAGGAAGCGCGGTTCGTCGTTAGAAAAGATATCCCCCGGCTTGCAATTCCGTAAGAAGGACGGCCTGACAACACCGCCACTTCCAGACTTCGAACTAGCTATCGAGCACGACCCGGCGATGACGTACGTATACGTGCCGTCCGGCGCGTCCGACAGGTCTATACTGAGCGTGACGTGCGGTTGTTTCTCGCTAGTGACGGTGGTGGGGCTTGCGTATGCCTGGAATATATTCCCGGTATCTGCGCTTGACTGAATAGGGACTACGTACAGATGTGTTGCGTCTACTTGGTGCGTTACTACGCCGTACCAAGTAGGTAGGCCGGACTTTGCGACGACCACGTACTGCCCGGCGTAATTCCCTGTCGGGATGCTCGTAATTTCTATACTTACCCCCTGTGGTTCGGGGGTAAACGACTCAGCCGACGAAAGGCTAAACCTAAAACATTCAGTATGAATGCTGTCCTGAGATGAATAGAAGACGTTGTATTTTTGAGACATTTACTCGGTGGATTCTTTTACTTTGATCTTGATGTTGTCCGTCTGGGCGGCTCGTAGGTCTATACTGAAGTAACCGGACTTATCTAGGTGTCCGTAAATTGTTCCTGTCTGGACGTCTTCATTATTCCCTGAATTCGCCATTAAGTCAAGTATAATCGGCCTGTGATTGCCGACACTCTTTGCCATTGTCCGCAAGGCTGTCAATTCAGCCTTAGTGGCATCTTCGATGGCGAAATCACAGTCGCGCGAGATTGGCATAATGTCGCAGTATTCTACACCCGCTCTTGTCTCGAAAACGTTACTTTCATCACTGTATGTAACAGTAGCCCCCGGCTCTGGCCTGATATCGACATAGTCACCCAAGAAGAAATAGCCAACCTTGCCGTGTGCCGGACTTGAATTAGTTGTCCCGATGTTCAACTGCCAATAACGACGCCCGGCGTTCGGCCCGTCGGCCGCGAACGTAGAGTCCAGTGATCCGTCAGAGTTGAATCGTGCGACGAATACGCTGTTACTTACATCCAGGTAGCTCTCGAATACCCCCGTGCACAGTATTTTACCGGTAGAAAGAATATGTATCGCCTCAATATATGCATTAGCTGCCCCAGCCGACAATGTCGCTACTCCATTATCACCAAATGACGTGTCGATGAGGCCGGAAGATTTTAGTTTGATCAAAGCAATACACGGGACGCCGTTAAGGACACCCGACCCGCCTATGAGGATCGATCCGTCACTCAGTATTACGACGCACTTAGCCTGACCCCCCGTTCCCCAGTTGTAGACAAACTCCCCGTTCGTAGCAAAGGAAGTATCCAGAACTCCGGCCGACGTAAGTCTAATGACCCCCCAAGCAAGAGAGATACTCCCATCCGTGACGTTGTCTACTAAAGTGCTCCCTACTGCTACGATTTTACCATCACTCTGGATTGCTAGGGCCTCGCCGATAGTTATATTAAGGACGGAAAGATTGAATTGATGTTCGTATTTTCCGTCTCCACTGAACGTAGTGTCCAGCGCCGTTATGTTACTAAGCGCGCGAGCGATCGCCATCTTCGCCGAGGTAAACAGGCCTCCGCTTGTTCCAATGATGAGCGGCTTATCGTTGGAATCTACCGCCCCACCGGTAGCGGTAAACGGAGTCAACGAAAATGACAGGTCCGCCAGATTGGTCTCAGTCCCGCCAGTGGAGGTACAGCGATAGAAAAAGAAATACGAACTAGAGGAACTACTGCCGTGCGAGCCGGTCACTACGTAGTGACCGGTAGTTTGCTGGACGCCGTGTTTTGCGTACACGAATGCGTCGGCGGAAACGGTGAAGGTATTCTGTCCGTCAACATGAAATGCGGTATCGAGAGTGCCGTCGTTACTAAAAACGCCAATCAAACCCTTAGTGCCGGCCGACGCAGCCGTTTCTCCGGCACTTGCCGAGTATGTCACGAAACCAGTGCTCGCACCTGCCGACGAAACGATTCTAACAGAGAACTTGTCACCTGCGGCAAAGGCAATTGATCCAGTGTAGCTCGACGAAGTCCCCGAACTAGAGATGGTTGCCGCCATTGCCGTCGCGTCCGCATTCTTGTAGACCGTAAAGACGTATGTTTCGCCCGTCCCCGGCGCCAGGCTCGACGCGACATAAAACTGTGTTATCGAGACGCTAGGCAGGGGAATCCATACCGCCTCGCGTGTTGGGTCAACAGTCGCCCCCATATAGAGGTCGCTGCCGCCGTCTATCTCGACTCCAGTTCCGCCGAACATTAGATTTAGTCCAGCGTCGCTCACGACAGTATCGTCAACCACACTACTGCCGACGGCGACGCGCCTGCCGGCAGAATCCTTAAATTCGTAATACATCAGCTCGGTAGTCCCGGTCATGGCCGTATCTACGTAGCCGTTGCCACTGCCGAATGATGTATCTAGCTCCCCGTCCGAAAGGAACCTGATCTCACGGAAGAACCCGGACACACGACTCCCTATGATTATCCTACCTACACTGTCCGTGTTAATTCCGACCCCTATGTCGTTGCCGGTCGAGAACGTGCTATACCCAGCGAGCGTGTCTGGTCCAATATAAAAACGTGTTACGTCATTACTGTAAAGAGAAAATTGCCACGAGACAACATTCGCCGACATACCACTGTCGTCGGCCCCTACCAGTGACCACTGATTAGCACTCGACACCCCGGAAATAACGGCGTTATTGTCAACGAAGGCTACGGCCCTGGGGCGACGAGCATATCCAAGATCGAACACAAACGACCCGCCAGCGTTACTGGTCAAGAGGACGACGGATGCACGATTCTGGACTAGGAGGTTCTTTTTAGGCGTCAGTGTCGATAGATTTGACGGAGACGAGATTACGGACACTCCGGTATCGGCCAGGAAGTTGTCCCACAGAATCGCCCCAGAGACCGGGTTGACGAACCCCGCCATTAAGCTAGCGCCTCATTGAATGTAACGAACATGTCAGCATGACCAGAGAATTGAATCGAACTTTTAATGGAGTTACCTAGCTTCCCGTAGTAAGCGTTGTGTCCGCCAACTAAGGACGTTACGTCATTCACGTATGGTTCGAAATCTAATAGAATATGTGAACTTTTCCGGTATGTCTTGAATCCCGCGACTACGTCGTTACGAACCAGGCGCGGTACCAGCGACATACTTAGCGAGACTTTATGGCCAAGTCGATTTTCGTCCACGTAAGTGGCCCCACCGAACGAAAGGGATTTCATTGACGTATCGGACTGCGAAATGCTACTGCCGTAGTTATGTTTGATCTCTACGTAATCCCCTAGCCATATATTCCCGAACTCGAAATAGCTGTCCCCCGTGAAGCTATTCCCCCAGTCGTTCGGATACATCCGAAAGCCCCAGTATCGCTTGGCAACGCCCGGAGGGTTCGTTGACGGAGTATCCAGGTACCACCGCAACACGCCGGTATGCGTCTGGTAAAGCGGAAAAGCATCGTAGACAATAGTACTGGTGGTCAGGGCCTGGTTGGTTGCCCCTATGAGGTACGCGCCGCTGCCGGTTATTTTCGTTATGTTCGAATTGACAATTGCCAAAACTGTCGGGAGCCTGGCTGACCCCAAGTCGAAAACTATCTGAAAATATCCGTTACGTTCGTTGAAGACGCTCGTGGTTCGGTACGTATTAGACTTGATGGGGTCCAGTAGGTTTTTCGCCGGATGTAGTTTATTTTCGTTCGTAACTGAAATTATATTCGAACTAAGAATGAAATTCTCGAAGGAGGCCGCACTTGGAATGTCAAGAAACTTATATACGGCCATTAAAACACGCTCCGTCCCGCCTTCGTCGTGGAGCGTGACGCCTTCCGTAACCCGCGCATGAACTTCTCGTCGCCAAGCTCGACGGTGATTTCCCCGGAATTTGCCTTCATCGCGGCAATTAACTCGCGTAGCAGCTTGTTCGTTTCCTTTACGTCATCATTCGATGTCGAACCAGGAGCAATCAGTCCGATGCTTCCGGCCGCCCGGATGAAGTCGCCGACACCGTTCACGGGGCTGGTAATTCCGAGCTGTCCGATTAAGGCATTCGCAATATCACGCTGAGCCCCCTTGTTACTAAGCGGAATGACGGCCTCCGGACCACCTTCACCGACAAGTGCCGTAGTCGGACCAGTAACGAGACCCCCCGCTGCCATTTTATAGTACCCTGGTGGGTAATAATATGGGTCATCGAATGGACTGTTTCCACACTTTACCCTGTCCTTCTTGTTCTCTGCATTTGCTAAACATTCTTGATTAGCTTTACGCCACTCTTGGCGCCGTGTCTTATAAAACTTCCAGTGATCGTCGTCCATGCCGGTCCAGAATCCACCTCTGTGTTTACCTGGATCAATGGGTCGGTCGTCCGGACGACCATTGGGCCTATTATTACCGGAACCGGGACCGGTGGGGGCGCCCCTATTCCCTCCATCGCCCCCGTCACCGCCACTACCCCCATTTCCACCATCACTACCGTCGCCACCGTCAGGTACAGGGACGTATACTTCGGCCTTGATAGAGCCAGGGCGACCTAGCTGGTTCAGTTGCGTAATGCCGAGATCAAGGACCTGCTTGCGCCTCTCTAGGTCACATGCCCCTTTGCAGGAATCCTTTACGGCGTCCCCGGTACGCTCGTTTGATTCCTCCAGTGCCTCGACAGGCACGGCGAAGACACTGGCAAGTTCCGACATCATCTTGGCCCATTCTTGAAAGACTGGCGCAAGATCCTTGAATATGCCTACTAGCTTCGCACTTCTTGCGGCGATCCTAGCCAGAATCTTCTCACGCTGTTCGGCACTGGCCGTGATGTAACGGTCGATCAGTCCCATGATCTTCGACATCATCAGTCCAATGACACCACCAGTCAGAACTGATTCAATGAACGCCTTGATGAGTGCCTGCCGAATGTTGTCGTATACGGCAATCTTTAGTTCGCGTAGAAAAACACTGAAGTCCGACTTGTCCGGAATGAGGTTCCCCTCGTTGTCTCTCTGATCGAACGCATTTTTCGGCCCCTTCTGGAAGCCCGCGTCGGCCGCACGACCTAACGCCGACTCGAATTCCTCAACCCCCTTTAGCGCCTGATCGCCTAGCGTGATTCCTAGCTCTTCGAAGAATGGACGGAGCAGTTCCATGATTACTTCCATCTCGACACCGAACGACTCGGCGAGACCCGCCATCATTTCTACTTCTGACGCATCGAGCACGCCGTCCGCCATCGCGCCCTTCATCGCGGCTGACATGTCCTTGTTGAACTTGTCGATTGCGTCTTTCATCGGACCAGAGGCGAGGAGTGCACCGATCACGGCATCAAGGATTGAATCGTAAACGACAGCATTAAGCGACGCCCCAAACGCCTCCATGTCGCCTGACTGAGCCGCTTCCTTTATTGCAGAAGAGAAATCCATGTCGATCGTTAGAGCTTGGTCCACCGCAAGCTTCTCGAAGATCGGACCTAGCTTCTCGGCCGCTGCCCGGACCTTCTCGACTTCGGCGTTAGCCTTGTTCGCAAGCTCTTCGATCTTCTTTGCCGCCTCGTCCGGTGTCAGCTTGCCGGCCAGCAAATTCAAGGTAACTTTATTGGCCTCATCAAGAATGCCGTCTACGGCCTTGTTCATCGCCTTGACGACGGCCGAATTCTCGAATGCGTCCTGCACCGCGTCGGCGAGTCCGCCGGGGAGTTCTTCCTGTAGATTCTTGATAATCTCGTCGGCGAACGCCTTCGCGCCGCCGCCGGTGCCGCCGAATAGCTTGACGGGATTAGGAGTCCACGGGACCGGGCCATGTGGGTCAGGCCCAACGAACCCGCCGTGCTCCATTCCGAGCACGCCACTGCCGAGCATGGAGTTCGCCTGGTCCCACGACAGTGGAGTAACCTTAAAGCCGCCACCCGGCAATGCCTCAACCAGTTCGGGCTGGCCGGCTTCGCCGACTACTGCACGGCCGGTAGCTCCGAACGCCCCGCCGTGTGCTGCCTTCTTGGGGGCCGCAAAACAGTTCGGGGAGCGCCAGGACTTAGTGTCGTAGTCTTCAGGCCCGACACACCAGTTCATAATCGGGCAGCCAGTGTTCGGATCTACCATACTACTTCCGTTGATCTTGTCCTCGCAGTCCCAGTCGTACGTACACGGACTCCACGAGACGCCACAGCGCCCCCCGGCCGTACTAGTACTCGGCGGCGAATCCTTACCTGGCTTTTTCGTCGAACCACCGCCGCCGCCGCCGCCGCCGCCGCCGCCGCCGTCAGAGGCGTCCTTCGCGCGCTCTGCTGGGTTTCGGTAGTATCCGGCAACTTTAATTCCGTATACCCTCTCGACCGCCCGCGAGAACGAATCCGAGAATACTCCGCCGAACATAGATTCCTGGGCGTCCGCTGCGGCCTGGTCGCGTGGATCGACGTAGTCCGGATGACGCGGGTCGTTTGCGTCCTTAATTATCGGCCCGTTCGGCCCCCACCCCTTTGGCGGTACCCCGGGACGAATACCCCCGTGACCCTCCCCGACAGTTCCGCCGTGAGCCAATCCAGGCGTCCGGCCACACGCACCGCCCTTTGCCATACAGCCGCCGGCCTTCATTCCGGGGACCTTACAGTTGCCGGTACACGCGGGATTGCCGCTCATGAGGCTCGCCGCCTCACCGTAACCCAGTGGAGTGACCCGGAATCCACCGCCGGAGAGTGCCTCGACTAGTTCCGGCTTACCGGCCTCTCCGACGACTGCTCGACCACCCCGGCCAAACGTGCCGCCAGTGGCGGCACCGTCCGTCTTGCCGGGGGCTAGTCCGCTGAGACGTACGGCCGCGCCGTAAGCCGCACCGGCCATTCCGCCGATCGCCGCCGTCGCCGTCAGCGCCGAGCCACCAAGGTCCTCGGCCGCAGCACCGGCCGCATTCATTTTACCGGTCGCAAGATCAGTATCGGCACCAAAGTCCGCAATCGCCTTATTGAAGTCACCACCGGACTCTTCGATTATACGAACCTGGTCCTTACGTATCTCCTCCTCAGTTGCCCCCTGTGCACGTAGGTTATTTGCGCGCTCGGTCATCGCGTCGTCAAGCGCGTTGCTCTGCGCGTCGGTAGCACCAAGGCCGTTAGCCCACTGCACGAGCGTCTGCTGCTGCTGTTCCGTCCTTGACTGCTCGTCGGCGACGGCGGCGTCACGGGCCTCGTTGGCCTGCTGCTGTGATTCCGCAGAGCGCCTGGCCGACTCACCACCGGAAGCTACTGACGCGATGTAGTAGTCGGTCGCTGCGGCGAGAGACAGGCCCTTCTCCTTCATGATCTGGACGATACGCTCGGTCGCCGTCTCCCAGGAGATACCGACCTTCTCAAGAATGAATTCAAGTCGCGCTGCCTGTTCGAGGTCCCGTGAGCCTACCAGGCCCGGAACAAAGCCACGTGATTCCGCTAGCTGCCCGGCGGCGATCTGGCCCTCGCTGGACAGGTCCGACATCTGCGTCCCTCGCATATCCGGAATGAACGCGTTGACCTGCATAAAGCGCTTTTGCGCCTCGTCCAGCGTGATGCCCTGATTCTTCGCTGACTCCATCAAGCCAAGCAGAACTCCGTCAACGTCGTACCCGCGCTTCACTAAGCCCTCAGAGAACGCAACGATCAGCTCTCCGGCCGTAGCGATGTTTACACCAAGCTCTGACATCAGGAGCGTAAACGCGCCTACCTGCGCCTCACTTAGTTGTTCGAATTGGTCCTGAAATGGATGACCCTTCATGGTCTTGAAGTCGGTTGGGGCGGTCTGATCGAGAATGTCCGGGATGATTACTCCGAGCTTCTCCAGTAATGGGGCAAGGAACCGCAGAGCGTCATCGAGGGCAATCCCAATTCCTCCAATCGAACCACGGATAGCCGACTCCTCTTCTGGAGTGATCCGGCCGTCCTTGAAGGCTTCCTTGACTAACTGACCGAATGCGTCCATCAGCGGAGCAAGCGCTCCGTTGATAACAGCAGCCTGCACAAATGCATCGACGATCGCCGCCAGGAGTGACGCCCGGACAGTCTCGTAAAGATTGTCGGCAAACGCCTGGCCTGGATCAATCTTTGACTCTTCATTGGCCAGCTCGGCAGCGAATGCCTGCGCAGCCGAGACCAAGCCTGCGCGCAGGCTGTCGCCGATTGCCTTTACTCGAACCTCGATGCTGTTGATGCCGGCGTTCGTAAGATCGAAAATCTCTTCTACTAGTGGAATAAACTGGGCGGTTGCCGCGTTGATGCCACTGTCGAGTTCGGTCATTAACTTTGCTAAGTTCGCCCGCTCGACTGCGTCGATAATTCCGTCTTCGAATGCCAGAGCAATCCCCTGCGAGATCTCGGCAAGGAGCGGGGCTAGTGCACCGGTAGTAACTGCCGCCGCCGTGAATGCTTCCGTCAACGCACTAATTACGGCCGCCTTTACGGAGGCCCCGAAGCTTTGCCGGAACGCATTGATCCCCGCCTCCCCACCCC